CCCGTCGTCGTCGGGACAGTGCCGAGCTGGACCGTCGAGCCACCCGACTGGCCAGTGCCCAGGCCACCGCGGGCCAGCACGTCCATCACGATGCCCTCCGTGGAGAAGTCATCCGTGTAGTTGAAGGGCTGCATGCCGTTCACCTCCGCGATGAACGTCTGCTGGGGCGTGCAGTCCACGAACGAGTCGCGCTGGACGACCCACACCAGCTCCTTGACCGGGTGGTTGAAGTTCAGCTGGATCTTGTTGGACGACGACGTGATCGACTCGGCACCCGTGAACTGGAGCTGCTCAATCAGGTACTCGTGCGTCTGCTGGGCGAAACGGCGGCGCTCCTCCGTGTCCAGGTAGATGTAGTCGATGTACAGCGAGGCGGCCGTCAGCGACTGGATGCTCGTCGGCGCCGTCTGCGAGCCCACCAGCTCGTAGTAGCAGCAGTTGATCCACTGCTCAAACTCCACGTTGATGCGCACCTCGTGGTACTGGAGCGCGATCAGCGGGATGGCCAGGCCGGGGTTGCGGCAGAACCAGAACTGGAGCGGGATGTACAGCGTGCGGGCCGGCGTGCCGGCGCGGGGGGCGCACGTGTTCGTCAGCTCCGAGCCCGCGCACGAGGCATCCAGCGCATAGCCCTTGCGGTCCTTCATCAGGACAAGGTCGTGCGTGTTGCCGATCATGTCGTTGAGCGCCTCGATCGTGCCCACATCCTGGGACAGCTGGGTCCAGATCTGCATCCAGTCGCCGTACTGGCGGTCGATGCGCTGGCCGCCAATCTCGAGCTCCACCGTCTTGACGAGGCGGTGGCCGATGTAGTTGAGCCAGCGGAAGCGGTTGAGCTGGCTGACCGAGTTGAAGTCCACCGCCGGGAGAACCACCTGGAGGTACGTACGGTACATCAGGTCGGCGTTACGGTTGATGACGGCCGTCACGCGCTTGTTGAAGTCGGCCTGGCCGTTGAACGTCACCTCAATGGACTCCATCGCGAAGTTGGTATGACGCTTGTACAGGACCTTCCAGAACGTGATCTGGGGGGAGCCCGAGATGTAGATATCCTGCGCACCATAGCTGACGAGCTGAAGAAGACCACCACCCATATCGTTTGTTTGATAGAGCGCAATATTATTTTTATCGGCTAGGGCGACGCGGCTGTCCTCAACTTGTAGAATGCAGCCAGGTATGTCTGGTACTTTGGAGGGAGATACGGATTGTCTTCAATGGCGACCTTGAGATTGTGATACGCTATTCCCAGCCCCTCGCGCCCATATAAATTCATCGAACTGTCTAGCTTTGTTTGAATGTAGTTGAGGTCAGTATACTCGGCGGTATTCAGTTCTTGGTGAGAAAATTCGAGGATCTTGTTTTGAATGAAACTGGCATCTCCAAAGTACGACAGGTGCCAGCCGGCTTGGTGGGCGACCGGATACGGAGTGTCGCGCATAGCCTGGCAGGACCCAGAGTAATTGCGATAGGCAAAAATCCGAGCAAGCGTCCATTCCACTGGGCTCCGCGTATTAAGATTGTAACAGTGATACACTTGTCCCATTGCATAGCATGTAATCTGAACTTGATCGGAACGAACCTTTTTGAGAAGATCGGGATCTGGAATTTCGTCCAAATCTGAAACCATAACTACATCCTGTGGCCCTAGGTTGAGACGTTCAAATCCCCGGGCGATACAGTTGCGCTGGTAGTATTCGTTCTCCCATTGCTGATTTTTAGAATAGTCGATTGCAGGAGCTACGTAAAGAAAGTCATCAACGACTATATGAATAATCTTGTGAGCCCACTTTGCATACCGACCCTTGTTGTCTTCAAAGAACAGCGGCTTCTTATTCCCTGCAAATGTGTGGGTAGACTCAACGAGAATGAATGTGTCAACAACATCGTCGAGAATAGAAAGTCTATACTCGAGCATATTGAGTTCATTGTAAAAAATAAAGCCATCTATGATCTTCATTTTAGTTGTATATAAGCAGTTTATCTAAGGGGTCTCAACGCCTATGTCTTTGAACTGCGAGGAAGGCTTGCTCGCTTCTTGGCTACGAGGTCCCTGAGGATCCGTACAAGCCGGAATATGAACTCGGGGAACCTCTGGTTATTCGGAGGCTGTGCACTGTCTATGTAATTCCAAGCAAGTTGGAATTCCTCATTCTCCTTGAATTCTATGAGCAGCGGGGTTTCTCCTATGTTGTTCCGTCCGCGCAGTGCTGCAAAAATGTCTTCCCATAATCCCTTTGAATATTTTGGTTCTTGGTCTTCGGGGAGCTGGGCTTCCTCTCGCGCAATCATTTCGTCTTTTGCCTTTCTGGTGTACCTGTAGTCCGGACTGAGGATCTCGTCTAACCTATCAAGCTGCTCTTCCACACCCGCACCACCACGGCGACGGCGGCGACGGCGAGTGCCTGCCGTGCGCATCGGGGGCGTCACGGGAGAGGAAGGCGTGCTCGGGATTAGCCGTCCAAACACATCGCGTTCGGGCAGAGCTTGTGTGGAACGTAGCTTTTCCGAAGCCTTTTTAAGAACACTGGCATCTGTGCCCGGAGGAAGATCGCCACCTCTCTCCACCCGAGCCTTGCGTCTTGACTGCCGACGTCTCCGCGTAGTGTGATGCATTATCTTGTAGGCAGATTTTACACGTCGCCAAAGGCTCCTTGTACCCCTTACGCCTTGCTGAGCAGGTGCGCCTTCTTCGCGCGGGCACGCAGCGTCGCCTTGCGTCCCGAGCTCTTAAGACCGTGGCTCTTGAGAACGCGCTTAAGGGCCTTCGCGGTCGGGCCACGACGGCGGCGGCCACCTCCCATATCATCACCGAGTGCGGGCTTAACTTCGTTTCCGGCGGGGGTCATTTTGTTTTAATGTAGAGACAAACTTTCAGGCTGAACGCAGAAAACTAAAAAATGGAGCCCCTTGCCGTCGGTTGTATTGTTGGGTTTCTCATTGTTGTCGGAGGCTTCGCGTATGCATGCATTAAGGCGAGGCGTCAGACGGGTAAGTTGGCCAAGTCGTCCTCAAATCAGAGTTTGGCAGAGATGGTTCCTGAGGACCCTACTCAAGGATCAGCTTAAAATATCAAAGAAGTACAATGGTTCGTCGCAAGACAAGGCGGCAAAGGGGTAGCGGGAACTGCCAAGATGCGATGGCCTATGCAAGATGTAAGGCCGGAAGCGGGGTTTGGTTCAAGAAGTTCTCATCTCTGATCCGGCCTGTCCTAATAACGTATATCATTGACAATCCGAAGGGGGATATGTGTATGACCAACTCGGGAACACTGTTGAAGCAGTTCGTCCGGGATGAAAAGGCAAAAAGGTCTATGTGGTCTGGTATCGTATGGGAAGCAGCGGAAGATAAACAGGCCAATCTTCAGATCAGGTGGATGATGGATACAATTCGCACAGACAATGAGTTTAGGTCGGCATGTGCGAAGCGGGATAAACAGCAAATGACGCTTATTATGGACGAGTACCTTCAGAGATTTAAGGACCATGCGTGCGATGCCTTTAACGAAGATTACTACTATGGTACTTGGTGTAACCGGAAACCTAGTCCATATGACGCACTATCTAACAGCGCGTGCCAGGATTTAGGATACCGAGTAGCGTGTACGGATCCGCGTGTGCTTCATCAACAACTGAACATTCTTCGCGGGGGACGTCGTCGCTCTACTCTAAGATCAACTTTGGCGTAATGTGCATGGCCTCCAACTCTTGCATCCAGAGCTTCATGGCATACGGAATGGTCTTCATGACAAAGTCCGTCTTGTTGCCACAGGCACCGCACGAGTAGATGCCCTCCACTGGATTGACCACGGCCAGCGTGCCGCATGACTTGCAGAGCCCCGTCTTAAAGGGGTCGGACACATCCATCAGACGCTCCTTGGTAAACACCGAGATGCCGTGTGACAGCATACAATCGCGCTCCATCTCACCCACACGCAGACCGCCATCACGAGAACGGCCCTCGCACGGCTGGCGAGTGAGACTCACAATCGGACCGCGGGCACGCGAGTTTCCAGTCCACGCTGGCTTCCCGTTGCGCCGGACATAGAACACGTGCCCCGGAACCTCTAAGCAGTAGACCTTACCATCGAAAGGAACCATCCGCTCACTTTGCCCGTGCTGTGTCTTATGGTGACCGTGGTTCATCGCAGGCCGATTCTTTGCCCGAATGAATGCAAGTAGCCACAAGTCTTGCGTCGTTACACCCGAGTGATTTCCGATCGTGTAGGGGCTACCGGCTGCAGTATGAAGGCGCTTATTTGCAGACCATCCTGCGTGAAGTGCAAGGCGCTGAATATCATCTGCAAGCTTTGTGGATGCCGTAGAGTACAATAGAGATCCAGATCCCCCAGTGTGTCCATCACTAAGAAGTAGTCCGCTGATAAGTGTCAGAGACTGTTCCTTACTCAGCTCCCATACCCACTCGGGTAGCCGCTTATTCGTTGCACCAACACTCAGAGGACGCATATAGTTACGAAGATTCCTGTCCGAAACGTCCAGCTTGCACGAGTCTGGGTAGTAGTGATAGGCGAGATTGAGGCGGGGCAGACATGCCTCCAGAGCCGCCTTAACACGAGGCTTATTTGCCGCAACTGTCACGCGACTGTCCGTACACCACCCGTCGCCAATCCAGATACCGAAGAATGTTAGCCAGGCATCCATATCAACCGGGCCAACACCCGGGAGTACAAATTGGTACGCCGGAACCGTCCACTCACCGTCCTTCTGATATTTGACGTGCTTTCCCACAATATCCCCAGCCTCGTGGAATCCATACCTCCACTCTTGCTTTCGAGTGTATGACTTGGCAACCCACATCTGATGATTTGGGGTCACCTTTAGGCTGATCTGATCTGCCTCCACTTCATACATCTCGCCCTGATGATCGTACTCAAATGTCTGAAGGGGGTGCTCGTAGATAACACGCCCATTCTGAAGCGTGGCTACCTTGTCCTCCAATGTAACCTCGTTAATAGGCTTCCAACCCGCCACTGTCAAGACATCGTGATCATCAGTCATACAATGCTTCTTGTCGATGACCATGTGCTTCAGACGCTGGTAGAAGGTCGGTCCCATGAAGATCTCGGCCTGCATCATCTCGCCCGTCTGGCCGTTATACAGGATCTCATTTCCGTAAGGATGCATACCCATATCCACCATGTGCTTCTTCAGGTCCTCCACCTTGAGGTGAGAGTACGGCGTGCCATCACCCAGCGTCCCCTTGCGAACACCGATCTTGCCAAAGATGTTCTCCATCAGCTGAGCAATCGTCATGCGGGACGGAACCGCGTGAGGGTTCATGATGATATCCGGACGCAGACCGGTAGAGGTGAAGGGCATATCCTCCTCCTCCATCATCATGCCGATGGTTCCCTTCTGACCGTGACGAGACGACACCTTATCGCCAATCTGCGGAATACGCTCCGACACGGTACGGACCTTGATGAATGGGTAGCCATCCGAGTTCTTGTCCTGCCACACTCCGTCAATACGGCACTGCTCGGAGTTCTTGTGGGTCGTAGAGGCATCGCGAAAGGCGTATCCGGCTGCGTCATTGCGCAGATTGACAACCTTGCCAATGATGACATCGTTCTCATTGATCACCGAGTTGATGATCGGCAGGCCATTGTCGGACACAGCGGCATAGGATGTGTTCTTGTACTTGCGCGTATTATGCTTCTGCGGCTTCATGAACTTCTCCTCTCGACCCGAGGTCACGTTCCGGTGCTCCTCATCCTTGTACATACCATAGTACAGCCCCCGGAAGAAGCCGCGCGCCACTGCCGACTTGTTCATGATCACCGAATCCTCCTGATTGTAACCACCATAACAGGCAATCGCCACAATTGCATTCATTCCAAAGGGCATCTCGTGCATCTTCAGAATGTTCATGGCCCGCGTCTCCACAATCGGACGAGCAATGGAGCACAGTACATAGGCATTCTTGTCCAGGCGCTTGGCAAAGTTGCCGGCATAGACGCACATAGCCTGCTTACCCATGGCCGACTGATAGGTATTACGAGGCGACTGGTTATGGTCGGACAGAGGAATGGTGGATGCCATGTGCCCCACAATCAGAGAGGGATGAATCTCGTAATGCGTGTGAGATGACGTCATTTCGCTGCGGCTCATGGCAATGCGCAGGGTCTCCGTCTCAGACGAATCAATATAGTCAATACTGGACTTGCACCACTCGTTCCAGCTGGTCGTGTCCTCCGGAGGGGACATTCCTGCCCGGAACACTGGTCGGACGCAGCGACCGCCATCCGTTTCCACTGTGATACCATTCATCAGGGTATACCAGGCCACCGAGATGTGAGGGTGAAGACGGCGCGTCTGCTTTGCTGCTCGCAGGGAAACGACCAGATTGTGCGGATCCTTCGTGTAGCCAACAATCACTCCATTCACCGTCACGGATGTTCCTTCGTAGACCTGGGGCGTGGTAATCCACTGAATACCGCCCAGCTCGCGAAGATAGTGAATGACCGTGGTGGACGGCGTGTGCTGCGAGATTGAGGTCAGCAGGCTCATGTTCTTCACAATACCGACCGAATGACCCTCAGGCGTCTCCACCGGACACATGAAGCCCCACGAGGTACCGTGAAGCTTACGAGGCGCCAACAGCTTGCCTGACTTCTCCACCGGCGTCTGAATACGACGCAAATGGCTCAAGGTCGCAGCATAGGACATTCTGGCGAGCACCTGTGAGACACCGACCTTTGTCGCATTGGACATGGCGGCTGCCGAGCCAAGGCCCTGAACCGCAAAGTTGCCCGTGGCCAGAGCCTGCTTCAGCTTGCCCTCAATTGCCGACACCTTCAGGATCTTATACAGGTTGTTCCCATTCAGAACATCCATTGGCCGCGGTCCGCCCTCGCCGCGCTTCCAGGAATCGTTATTGACCTCCTGAACAAACTCATTGCGAGTGTCATTGCAGACCTTCTGAAACAGCTGGCGGAACAGATGGGTCAGCAGGGCTCCCGTCGTAACCACACGCTTGTTCGGATAGGCATCACGATCGTCCAGTGGGATCTGCTTGCAGTAGGTCAGCAGAAGACGGCGAATCATGGATCCCATGAGCATGGCCTTGCGAGCATTGTGAACGGGCGTGGTCGTCAGCTCCTCGGCAAATCGCACGTGAGGGAGCAGCTCGGAGTTCAGAAGCTGACGAACATAGGCGCACTTATCCTCCTGGTTCGTGCCATACTGCAAGTGGTTCGTCAAGTACTGAATCGCCTCCTGCTGCGTAAAGACCCGAAGCTCAGCCGCGTCACGAAACGAGGCTGCCAACAGCTCCACGTGAAGATCATCCTCGGAACCCCACACAATGTTGGTAATGGCACGATCCGTCAGAACACCCAGGGCACGGAAATACACCACCACTGGAATGTCCTCCCGGAACCGAGGCACACACGCCGTCAGCGGGTTACCATAGCCATTGAACTTGGAGCTCAGGCGGATCTCCAGCTTCTTGGGCGGCATCGTAAAGGACTCGTGGAGAGACTTGATCTCTACCGAGTGCGTGTGCTTAGACGCCGACTTCTTGTTCTGAAAGATCATGATGCGATTGTCAGCCACCTTCTCCTGACACAGGATCGTGCGCTCGGAGCCGTGAATGATAAAGTACCCCAGCGGATCGTGGGCGCACTCGCCATACTCGGCCAGGCTCATGGGGTAATCCTTCAGCAGACACAGGCTAGATCCCAGCATCACCGGCAGCTTGCCGAGCGAGATGCCCTCAAACACATGCGATTCCTCATCGTAGGTATCCAGCAGCGGTCCCTTGTAGGTCCGCACAAGAAACCGAATGTCCACATACATCTGGGCTGCGTAGGTGAAGTTACGAATACGCGCCTCCATGGGTAGCATCGGCTTCACACGTCCAGTCGCCTCCTGAATACGGGGCTTGATATAGGAGACATTCTCAAAGGACAGCTTGAACTCATACTTGTACTTCTTGAGCGCCTCATCTTGCTCATGCCAGACCGTGATAGGCGGTGTAGACTGCATGATCAAGGGAATCTTGTGGCGAACAAAGTCCTCATAGGAATCGAGCTGATGATCCACCATGCGGCGGACCCCGTTGCTGAAGTAGGCGCGGACGGCATTCCACTCGTTGACGAGTACCGCGGGAGGAGCGACCGAAGGGAGGGACGTCATGGTAACTATTGGTGGGGTCTTCGCTGTAAATAAACTCATCCGTTTTGAATAAGTGATGTCCGGGGTCAAAATTCAGAAAGTAGATCACGTGGAGCCGGAGGCAAAGCGCCCCGTCCACCACAAGTCAATGAGAACATATCCTCGCGGAGCCATGAAAGGAACTCGGTCTCGTGGCGGGGGTGGAATTGTTCCGGTCAAGGACCCTGCTCGCCCTCCCCCTGTTCGCAAGGGGACGCTGAGGATCCTGACGAAGAAGGGTGCTGAAGCTCGCCGCAAGACGATCAAGAAGACCGTGAGCGAGATGAACGACGGTGTTGTTCGCGCATCCCTGAAAAAGTCCAACATCAACATCAACCCAAAGACACCTGCCAACATTGCACGTGAAATCCTTGAAGGCGGCATGGAAGCAGGAATGATTGTCGTCAAGTAAAGTAATGACGTCCATTTGGGGACCCCTTGGCTGGATGGCCCTCCATTCAGCCGCATCGTGTTATCCCGATACACCACTTCCGGCCGAGAGAACTCTGATCTATACCTGGCTGGATATGTTCCAATCCACAATCACCTGCCCGAGCTGTAGGGAGCACTTTGGCCATTCTCTCAATGGATACCGAAGACTGCACCCGGAGATGCTGAATTCGCGCGCAGAGTTCATGCTTGCTACCTTTCGGCTTCACAATACCGTAAATCGCAGACTGAACAAGCCGATTTACCCCAGCGTGGCTGCCTGTTTTGAACAGCTCCGGACAAATATGAAGACCCGTCCTGCCCGTGAGTATCGTGCTGCGTATCTCAACCACATTCGGCGTTTCTGGAGAACCATGCAGGATGCGTCTGGATTTACGGCCCTCAAGAAAATCAATGAAATGACCAAGATTGAAATTGACTACTTTCAGCGCCACGACAATAACTTTGAGACTGACATTCCTGAAGCCGATGTTCTGCCGATTGGACCCGCACTTGCCGCTGCGCTCCCGGGTGCCGAGCAGCCGCCTCTTATTCGGCTGGATACTCGCAGCGCTCCCCGCATGGGTCTTGTCAATGGTCGGTTTCAGGTGAGGAGATGAGTGCGGACCCGTGTCGGTTCTGCCATTGGGTTCCAAGGCAGAGAGATAAGCGGATCGGTCTCCCACGAATAGGCCTTCATCCACGGATGACGAGAATCACGCCCTTCCTCGTAGAACTCATCCGGGAACTTGCCCCGACCCGGCAGAATGAAATCCAGCTGTTCTTGGATCCCAAATGGCGGGACTGGGTGATCCCACGTAAAGTCGGTGATCCGCGGAGTGTCCGTGATTGCCGACAGTAACGGTGCCTCCGCATACGGATAATACCAGCACCAGTCCAGAACCTCAGAGGTCTTGAAATAATGCAGCGTCCAAGCCAGCGACTTTTGAAATGCATAGACCACCTTGTTCCAATCCACCACCCCGTCCATGAGATGGATCGCCATACGGCTTTCAATCGCATGACCGTCACGAGACACAATGTGCCGATCGGTCTCCTTTGCTCGTTTCGTGAGCACTTTCAACTCGTCATCTGCCGCGGCTTCTACCGTTTGCTTTGTCATGTAATGAACGGCCCGGCCATATCCGTCCTCCCGCAATGAGAACATGACAATGGTCGGCATAAAGTCATTTCCAAAGCACATGACGCACATATCCACCCAATCGTCCGGCTTCATGGGCAGCACCTTGCAAAGTGCGGACACGTCAAAGGTAGAATAACCCGAATCTCGGTTCTCGCGCACCAACTTGATAGGACCCAGATCAGACTGCGCAACGGAAATCAGTACTAGGTCAGCATCCATTCCGTAGATCAAAATATCCTTGCGGTCCTCCGGCGGCATACCTCGCAGCCACGTGAAGATCTTGTGCTCTCCCTCACCCGGCTCATCTGTCCCCGACAGACGACACTCGGGGAAGCAGAACCGCAGAGTATCCTCCAACTCCATCATGAACTCGGTACCGGGTGAGATCTGGTTCTTGTCAAAAAGCGCAGGTTCGGGAATGCGCATGCGACGATAGCGTTGCTGAACGATCTTGGCATACGGCACCAGACCATCAAAGGCAATCAAAACCCTCTTGCCTCGTGCCACATCACGAAGGAAGTTGCGGAGCGCGACCACGACACTGCCGATTGGATTCTCAGGCTTCAAATAGGTGTGAATGAATGCATTGAAATCCAGCCCCAGTGCATCGCATTCCAGAGGGACGTTCCCCGTGTCCCGTTGAATGTGCTTGTGGGTACGCAACAGAGACGCAATATAGTAAGGAATACCCATTGCCCTTGATACGCACGAGACCCTAAAGTCACTTTGACAGGACGCCCAAAATGGATTTGGTTCAGCCAAGAAAAGCCGACTTGGGGCATCATCATCAACTTCAACAATGGCACACATCTGCAACTTCATCAAGAAGGGCGACCTTCGCGCCTGCGCGGCTTTCGTCCACCCCAACACGCTGTGCGGCGTCCACGCACAAATCAAGGCACGTCTTCCGGAGCACGTCGCGGGGACGTGCGAGTTTGTCATGGGTACCGGTCGAAATGAGCACTGGTGCACGGGGCAAGTGGTTGCAGGAGACCGACTGTGCCAGTTGCACGTAGGCCGTCGCGAGGGCGAGGATCGCCTGCGAGTAGCCAGGCGTGCGGCAGAACTAGATGCCAGGCGTGCGCAGATTGCCATGCACATGGAGATGCACGCGCCTGCGCCCGGACCACACCCACCCAATTACGCAGCCTACTATGGTGCAGCAGGACCCCCTGCACGTGTGGGGGACCTGCAACGGCTTGCGAACGATCGGCAGAACGTTCACACCGGCCCCGTGGTCAAGCAGACCAACGAGGGCGAGGAGAAGTTACTGGCTGTCAAGACGAATGGACATTCAGTGGGTCTCGCGATCCTGCGAGACTTTGCGGCACGGCGTGGATCCATGCGGGGGTTCATGATTGTGGCCAATGACGTACATCAATGGTATTCAACATCAACGTGTCGCCGCGTGGGCGATCGTCTGTATGGCCGACTTCTAGAGGGTCTGTGGACTCTGATTGAGGAACAGCCAGCAACGATTCGCAATCAACTCAAGACGCGCCTCTGGGAGGAGGCAACCGAGTCCGTTGGGATGTGTTGCGAGGGACACATCGCGCGCCTGGTGAATGTGATGGCGGGATTTGATGATGCGTTCCGACCGCGCGTGTCCGTTGGGGAGGTCATCCAGTCCAAGATGGCGGACCTTGCGAACATGGACCTTCCCGGGGCAGACAAGGTGGCAAGGGCGCGTGCGTTCCTAACGGAACTGGCCGTGTCAGCTGAGGATCAGGCCCCGTGGCTGGAAGCTCTTGCGTGAACCAGACCAGTCAACCCAAAAAATCTTTTTACATGCGGTAAAACGGATTTAGATTGGGGAGGCACCCTCAATGTAGTGACCATGGCAACTCCCAATTGTCCAATCTGCGATTCGCAAATGCTTTCCCACGCGTCCTACGGTGTCACCAAGACGGCAGGATGTCGCATGTGTGAAGAAATCGTCTGCCCAGAGTGCTACCACGGAATGCGCTATACCTGCAAGATCTTCAAGCTTGAGAAGGAGAAGCACGAATGCGTCTTTTGCAAGAGCCTAGATTACAAGTACTTCATGTACAAGGTAGTCTACGACACGACTGGAGAGTTCATGTGTTCTGACTGTGCCGAAGCTATTCTGGAGAAGTAAGTAAATGGTCGCGCTTGGTCTCGTCCTTCTTGGACTTGTCGTTTTTTTCATGTACATGTGGAAGACGGAACCCACCCCGCGGCAGGGATGCTCTACGTGCCCGAACCGAAACAATATTGTAGATTAATAAATGCAGTCCGGTGAGCGTATGGATGATGTTGAGGTAAATAACACAATCAAGGGCGGTCGCAAGCGCAATGTGATCGGTCCGCTGAAGAAGGGTGAGTTGGTATCCAAGGGATACAAGACGACGAATAAGGCATCCACTCGTCGTCGTGCATTGGCCAAGGCTGTGCATGCGTATGGAAAGCTGTCCACTTTTCGCAAGCTCAACGCAGTTGCCGTTCTGACCAAGCGTAGGTCGCCGGCAAGTTCAAAGACATTCAAGAAGGACCGGGACTGGGTGAAGAAAACCTACTTCTAGAATAAATGAAGACACCCAAGATCAGCTGGTCATTTGTCTTTATGCTTGTCATTGTGGGCATTTTTACCCGCACTCTGTTTATGAGCTATTTTGAGGAGCACTTTACGGCCCCATCAGCGCAGAGGAAGGCTACGGACTGTCCCGACGGAACCCGGACTACTGACGGTCACTGCCTCATGGAGTGAAGGCGCCTGACGCAGCATCAACTTTGACCTAAACTTCTGAGCATCAAAATATTCATAAACCGCTTCCTTGACCACGTCGGGGTCAAAATCCTTGCAGGAGAAGACATCCAGATACATGGTGTTGTTCTCCTCCACAAAGTGCGCGGCAATGTTGGATGTCTCAATCAGCTGAATGAGCGTGTAGCCCTTCTTGTTGCCCGAACCAAACATGACAACCTGCGGGTTGCCATACGGGACCATGTCAATGCGCTTCACCAGATCCTTGGCAAAGCTCGTGATAACGGTAGGGCAGCCAATCATCTTCGGGCTGCAGCCGGCGGCGTCAAGGATCAGGTGCTTGCCCCAAGTGCGGAGAACGGTTGCCATATAGTCTATACTCTTGTCTTCTCTCTAAATAATGAAGAACGTAGGTCTCAACACCATTCCCTCGGTCAAGGGTCATGTTTTCAACCTGACAATCAATCTCGTCTGTATTGCCGTGTTCTACGTGTTCCTCGGTGGGCTGCTGTCGTGGTGCCTGTGGCGTGTCTTTCCTGCGTTTGATGCAGAGTGGGAAAAGCAATCCAACCTCTATCAGCTCCTAGATGTGGCCTCCGAGATCTCCATCATTGTCATTCTCGCATTCTGGACCACGTACATGGTCCATTCCTTCGTCCCCGTCCTGCCTGTCAGCCAGGGACTGGAAGGATACTTGGAGTCGTTTGGTGGGCAGATGATCTTTGTCTACGCCGTCTTTGTTTTCCTGGATACGCTGGATGATAAACTCAAGCACGTATACCACGATTTTTTCGGAACCAAACCCACCTCCTCGTAAAATTTCTCGTGGTAGAGTAAACAAAAATGTTCGCTAAGCTCGCCTTCCTTGCCGCGCTGTTCTATTTCCTGATCCCGGGTGTGCTGGTCCGCCTCCCCCCGGGCGGCTCCACCATGACGGTGAACCTGACGCACGCCGTCGTGTTCGCGCTGGTGTCGTCGTTTGCCTGGAAGGCGCTCAAGGGCAAGCTGGGCAAGTAGAAACCTCCACAACAAGAACCCAATGAAAACTGCTGACGTTTGAGGGACGATAGACTGGCACCCCTGCCCCTGTATCGTCCAAAACGGATCCGTTCACCCCAAATAAATAGAGGGTGGACCCAACATGGCATTCACTACCTCCACCATGGCCAAGCACACCTTCTTCTGCACCGAACCAAACTGCAGCCGCGAGACGGCCCTGTCGCAGAGCAAGTGCCCTATGTGCGCATGCCCGGGATGCGGGGACATTGGGGCCACCATTGTCGGGTCTGACTATTGTCACACCTGCCTGTCGGTGCGCGACCATCCGTGCAACCAGGCCTTCATTGAGGACACGTGCGACGGATGCACGGTCCAGTACCGTTGCACTTGCGACGACAGTGGCCGCATGTGCCCGTCTTGCGACGAAGAGTCCAGTGACCCGTGTCGGGGATGCGGCACCCATTCGCTGTGGGATGACCGCTACTGCCGCGAGTGCTACGAGGTTCGCTACGGCGCGGGGAACGTGCGAGTCTCGGACGAAATCAAGGCGGGGCTTCTCGCCAATCTGCCGGACAAGTGGAGTTTCACGCCCGCGCACCCGCCGCTTCCTCCCTCGCCTGTCCGCTCTCCGGAGGAACTGCGAGAGATCATTGCGGAGATTGAGGCGCGCCTTCTGACCAACATGACCAAGGGACAGAAGGACGACTGGATTTGGATCCTCCAGAACCGCCGCACGGACTTGGCCGAGGCGGAGAAGGAGATGTGGGAGGGCTATGACCAGGATGACCTCAACAAGATGGACCTGGAAAACCGCCGCGGCTGGTGACCGCCAGGCGGAGGACCGGAGGGACGTGAAAACGGAACCGAGCGACCACAAAAAACCACTTTTTAACTGTAAGAATGGAGTGCGCCATGTGCAAAACGTACGTCTACGACACGCTCTGCCGGCCAACCTCCACATGGGGCGTCAATCAAAAGAGAGCCATCCACCACGCAAAGGAGTTTGTGCCGGAATTTGTTCGCATTGCCTTTCATGCCACACCCACGGACTATCTTGCACTCCGGTTCGTTGAAACGGGCGGAGTCAGTCATTCATGCTGCTGCATTCTGCGGCATCCTCCACTGGTCGTGGCCAAGACATGGATTCGCGACAAGTTGGATCAGATCGGCGACCTTGACGAGATTCACTTTGAACACTCGGGCGAACGTGTGCGGCTGCGTATTCGCATTCCAAAGCCGAGGCACCACAAGGACGATCTGTATACGTAATAACAATGAACGAGGCTGCGCAAATTGCCTTCGCCATCAAGTCTGTCGTGTTTGCCATTGAGGCGGCCAGGAAATCAGGTAAGACCCACTTTTTCTATTCAACGGTTGTGGAAGGCGATACGCTGATTGGTCCGGGTGTTCTGAGGAAGCATCTTCTTGATGTTGTGATTGCCCTTCAAAAGGTCTATCGCAACCGACTCGTTGTCAGTCGCACACCTGGAGGCATTGTCGTTCATCCCTGCGAGAGCACGTGCTTTACTAATGGATGACCCTGATGCACAGCAATGTCACGCCACGCAAGGTATTCGCGAAAGGTCCTCTCATTCTTTGAAAAGGGAACCGTCGGGTAGCAGCTTTTCAACTCCTGGAATGCCGCGGCCTGCTCGTGGGCATTCTGCTGGCGCAGGAACATCAGGATCTGATCCAGCTTGCCCTTGCGCTGCTCCTGTGTCAGAGCCTTGAAGTTTGTGTAGAACACCTCCATTGCCTTCTTGGGGATCCAAAGGTTAAAATGGATTTCGTTCCCTCAGCAGAAACAACCTTGGTCAAAATGGAGCAACTCTATATTCTCGAACTCACCTGCGGAAAGTGGCTCGTCGGCAAGTCAAAGAATGTTGATCACACCTACGCCTACTACGCCTGCGGATTTGGACCCCGATGGATCCAGGTCTACAATCCGGTTCGGATCGCGGAAACTCGCCCAATCTCCGGACCGAATGATGTTTACAATGCAACACTCGCCCTCATGAAGAAGCACGGCATTGACGCGGTGCGGCCGTTTGATTGCGAGAGTATGGGACTGGGAGACGAGCAGGAGCGCCTGATCCGCTTCCAGTTGTATGCGCCCGCAGGTGCCTGTGTTCGGTGCCATGCGACGGGGCATGATTACAAGGAGTGTGTTCAGCCTCTGAACACCAGTTGGGCGTGCCAGTGGTGCGTGTCGGATTACCCCAACCGCCATGCGTGCGAGCAACACGAGAAGGGATGCCGCCCGCCCAAGCCGGCAGCGCCCGAGCCGACGGACTGGTGCACGCGCTGCGGCCGGACAGAGCACACGGCCAATCGGTGCTACGAGATCAAGCACACGGAGGGATGGCGTCTGCCTTCGTGAGCATCAGACACAAGTTTCACTTACTCATTTTTCAACTTTCTATTGAATAAGATGTTCACGGTTGTTGCGTCTGTCATGACAAAGCACACGACCACTGAAGACGTTCATGATCTATTCAAGAAACGAGTGGACACGCTTTTGCAGGCAGGATGGGAACCTGTTGGGACACCTGTCTATTACCCTAACGCAATTACGCAATGCATGGCCCTCGGACCCGTGACATCCACATTGCTAGAGACAATCAACGCAGTTCAATCAAAAGGGTCCTTTGTTCCCCTCAATCTCGTGTATAGGTTTGGGGGTCGTGGTCCATTCGGCGAGAAGCACTGGTATGACGAGTGGAGTTGAGTGCCTAAAAAACGGATAGTCATTCGTTCAACAAACCCTTTTTCCATACAAGATGTCTTCCACTATCGACACCGAACTCGCATCTCTCCATGCCCGCATCGCCCAGCTTGAGGAAGCCAAGAAGGTTCCTCCTCCGCCAATCATCACTGCACAAGAACTGCTCATCAAGGCGAAGGAGAATGTCAAGACCAACCTGTCGAGAAAGAACGAAAGTCCCATCGTAACTGCATGTAGGTTCTCATACAAATCTCAGACAGAAATGCTTGAGTCCATCGTGGAGAGTCTGAACCGCATTCACGCGCGCTTAGATGCATTGGAGCAGACCAGTCGTTAAAAATGGATCCTGATTTACACAATGCCAACTTTTTACCGTCAAGATGTCGCAACTCTATGTGCTCAAGCTTGAGGGTGGCAAGTACTACGTCGGCAAGAGCGACAATCCCGCGCAGCGATACAAGCAGCACAAAGATGGGGTCGGTGCTGCGTGGACCAAGAAGTATGCCCCCGTCAAGTTCATGGAGACCCGTGCCTTGAAAGGAGAACACGACGAGACAAACCTCACCAAGGACCTCATGAAGAAATATGGTGTGGACAATGTGCGCGGAGGTGCCTATACGCAGATTGTGTTGGACGACGCGACCAAGTCGGTCTTGGAACGGGAGATACTTGGGAACACCGACAAGTGCTACAAGTGTGGACTAGGGGGACACTTTGCAAATCAATGTCCGCTAGAAAAGGCGGCACCTGCGCTTCTGTGGGAATGCGCCTACTGTCCAAAGCGCTTCGTGACGGAACCTGCATGTGACAGACATATGACAGCCTGTCCAGGACAGGTTGGGTCTAACTGCTACCGATGTGGACGGAATAGCCATTATGCAAATAACTGCTTTGCCAAGACCCACCTGGATGGATCTGAGTTAGAGGAAAATGAGGAGGATGATGAAGAAGAGGAATATGAGGAGGATGATGCGTGTGACAGGTGTGGGCGAACAAGCCACTCTAGCGACAACTGCTACGCGAGGACGAACGCAGATGGAGACGAGATCTGTGATTAATTGTTTGGATCTTCATCGTCACCCATATCCATATAGTCCTCCTCGGTCAGGCCCGTGGCTAGCATGGCTTCGTCAAAGTCAATTCCGACGCTGATGAGAAGGCGGACTAGGCCGGTCTTGACGATCTTTTCTTCGTGTTGTTGGTCGGCGATCGGGGCATTGGTCCGGACGAGGTTTGCGTGACGAGTGACGGCCGCAACCCAGTTGGCAACGAGAATAGGATTGTACTCCATTTTGAACGCTGTCTTGGTTTGTTATGGTACCATCAAATCCATTTTCTCGGTCGTCCAAAACGGATCGGCTGGGTCAAATTGAATAGAACCCAAAATGCCTATCCTTTCCAACTACGATATTGGCGTACTGAATGCAGCTGCTCGCAACACCAACTTCACGGCGAACTTCCGGAAGGCGTGCATGTGGAAGATGCTCGATCAGGTCCTAGGATCTGTCGTTGATTTCAAGGAGCGAATGCTGGAGGCAATTGACACAGCCACGCATCGCAAGCAGATGGCTGTGATGCTGCCTCGGACCTACGAGTGGAATGAGAGCATTGAGGTGGATGAGCGCCAAATCCGAGCCCGCGATGTGGTGAGCAGCACGAACATTCTGAAGGAGATTGAGGCAGGGATCGGAGAGAACATCAGGATCCGGTTCGTGAGCCTCACCCTGCCGGACGGATCGCCTGGGTTCGGGTTTCGGGCAGAGTATTGGCCTCCACCGATGGTGTTTGAGGATCTGCCAACCTACATTCACAACGACATGCCGTATCTGGACTGAGGTATCGCAAAATGAATGAATTCACTCTTTTTAACCATATGTTTCAATGGAGACTCCCCGACCCATTCTTGAAGTAGAGGATCTCAAAGATCACCCGTGGCCAGAGATCATTTGGGATGACTTCAGGTCCTACGCACTTGATTGGACCATCGATATGTACCGACAACTCCAACTGCGTTTGTTACTCAGGCATGGCATTCGGCGATCAGACGACGACTATGACGATCCCGATCCATATGCGAAATACTATATCTTCTACTGCAGGATCTAGCGGCGACGAGTGGGACGTGACCGGCTCCGGCGTTTCTGTTTCCGAGTGCGACGACCGCCAGCCGATCCAAAGACATCGCGTAGCATCTTGAGCTGCTCCTCTCGGCTCAACGCGTCTTCGCCTTCATCTCCGGACACTCCAAAGACAGCAATTGTTTCAAGAACATCGCGGATCTTGGCAACAAATGCAGGATCATCTTTGCGCATACGACTGGCTCTGTCAATGACCTTTCTCAGCTCAGCATCGGGACCCGCAATTGCTCCGGCTTCTATGAACACACGCGCCGGAGGTTCAGGGTTCAGCTTGGAAAGAAGTTTGTCTGGGATCGCCTGGCCATCAAGAGGCAGGAATTGGTGCTTTATCTCTGGATACAAATTGTTTCTTGGGTTCATTTCCTTAGGCGTTTGGTAGCCCCATTTCGTATAGGATGCTGCAGCCTCGGGAGTGAGAGGATACAGGTAGATAAAGGCAGCCCCATCTGCTCGTGCGTCGGCCAACAGTGAAGCATGAAGTGTCCGTCCGATCCCTGCGTGCTGAGGATTGGGAACCCGTGTCACACTGATTTCCGACAGATAGACATACGTGCGACTGAAGCGGCGCCGTGTCTCGGCCACCAGCCACCCTACAATCAGCTCCTCCGGGGTCTTTGCAACATAGTGGCGAACATGCAGGGCCCACTTGTTACTGGGAGCACACCCAAGCGTCCAGGGAAGCACACGAGAGTTGAACAGCTTTTTTGTACCTTGCTGGACGTCGGCCAAGGCTGTCAATCGGGTTATTTCGGCAAGCTGTCCGGGAACCGCGCAGTCGTATTTATTTACACTGTATCCGGGAGGCACAACAGCGGCGGCCATTATTAAACACGTTGAATAAATTGATTGATATGCATAATGGCATACACTACACCAGGCGCAATTCTTTTTCGCTACATACCTGGAGTAGGCCGGGTTGCCGCTGCAATTCCTACACCCGTGGCTGTTGGCCTGGGAAATGTCGCCGTCGTAGATATCGTGTATGGCAACGACAGCACTGCAAAAGTAGGAGGAACAACTCCATTCAAGACAGTCAATGCAGCGGTTTCGGCCGTAACATCAGGACAAACTGTATGGATTCTGCCAGGAACCTACACAATCACCTCACCAATTGTGCTTCCGAATGGCGTCTCATTACGCGGAGTGTCCTTGCAGACGTGTGTTCTCCAGTCAAATGTCACCACTTCGGCTACGATGCTCACAATGGGAGAGGGCTGTCGTGTGGAGGACCTGAGCCTCACACTGAACTGCACAGGGTCAACAAACAACGTCGTTCTCAAGGGCGTCGTCTTTGGAGGAACCAGCTCACAAACTTCGAAGATCCGTGTGTGCGTCGTGACGATCAATAACGCGACTATGGCGAGGACCCTGACTTCAACCGTTACAGGCGTAGAGTTCAATGGAACAGGAGCTCTCACGTCTTCATCGTTCTCGTTTAACAGCATCAAGGGATCAACGATCAACGTCATCTCAAACGGAGCTGGAAACAAGCGTGGTCTGTTGATTTCAAACACGAATCAAGCCAGTACTCGTGATACGAACATCTATGTCGCCACGCCGTCCGATACGGCATCAACGGGTTCTTATGTTGGCGTGGAAACCAATGACTCCAATAACACGGGATCGGTTCAGCTTCGTTCAACAACCATCGGCGTGGGTGCCTACAGCTCGTCGCCATACACGGCCTCTGACATTCTCCAGAGCACACCCGCGACGATTTCTAGCCCGACCTACCTCGCCTCGGCTGGAATCCAGATTGGTCCAGGAACAGATCTGGTTACAAAGTCTGCAGGAGGATCTCCTTTCTCGTCATACGTCTATCCTACCATTATCTACTATGGATTGAAGGGGAACCTCAGTAGCGGAACTGCAGGATACTTATGGCCAGGAACACAGGCGGTTTCGGCAGGGACCTTCCCCGACGCTGGCACTCCGCCAGCGTACTTCCGCGTCCAGCAACCGCTCTTGCTCTCTGGAATGTATGCATCGTTAAACACAGCTCCTGGTGGTGCAAACTCAGTGACCATAACCGTATATCAGAACGGGGTTTCAACGGGTACATACACAACAACAATTTCAGGAACCGCAACGTCCAATACGTTCTATAACGGTTCACTACGATTCAATACAGGCGATTTTATCAGTGTATATATCTCGTATACCGGTGGTGGAGCGAATCTGGCCCACGATTTGACCGTTCAGTTGGACCTCTTCTAAACACTCTGAATAAATTCCCAGCTAAGGTAGTCACAGATCTTCTTCCAGATCTGATCGTGAGCGATCAGGCGGTCACGGGACTTGAGCAAAGGAAAGAACACCTTGTACTCATCTAAGTCCAGCAGCTCAAAGAACTTGTACAGGATATACGAGTACGAAAGAAAGTTCGTGCGGTCATTGGGACAATACAGCAGAAACGGTGCCTGAATTTCTTGGAACATTGCTCGGACCTTTTCCTCTATTTCGGGGGTGATGGTCGGTGGCGGATTTCCATTCAGACGGCTCAGAATGTGAGCGCGGTGCTCGTAATACTTGGACCGTCCCAGCTTCTTCAGGATCTGGCGTGTATCCTCCTCCGACAAGTCGGCTACGTTGTCAATGCGTCGCTTGCGGATCTCCAAAATCACCTCATTCATAACCTCCTCTGGAATAATGGTGGATTCCTTGGCCTGAAACTGATTGAGAATTTCGTTCAGGTGGTTGATCTTCTTGTACGCATAATTGTTGCGCTCCTTGGGCGGATCGCGGAAGCTGGGAAAGTCGGACACAACCAGAGCATACTCCTCGGAGCCACAACTCGGACACACAAGAATTCCCTCTGAGCTAATCTCTTCACGAGCAACATTGCAAGCAGAACAGTGTTCCGTCAGTAACTGTGTTGCATCGGGACCGTTACTCAACTTCATACGGGATACATACTCGTCAAAGATCTGCTTCTTGGACAACCCAGTGTCCGCGGGGGTCGTATTCGCGACAAAGAACTTCAGGAAGGTATTGGCATCTTTAGGCGGAGGCGCAGACGGCGCAGAGGGTAATGCCTCCTTTCCATAGTAATCGAGTAGAATGTCCATATTTTTCATGTAATAGTCTTCTACAGGGTTGATACGCATGAGTTCCTGCTCTATCTCGCGAATCTGAGAATCCACCTGCGAGCACTTGACAATTTCTGTCAGTTCGGTTGAGGTGCTCAGACGTTCGCGCTGACTTCGGAGGTCGGCTAATTTATTCCGAAGATCAGTCTGCTTCCCATCCATATCACGTAACGACTGCACTTGTTCCTGATGAACCGAGTCCAGCGTCCCCATCGAGGATCCACTCGCCGCTGGATCCCTCGTCTTGCGAATTCTGAAGACGTCCATTTGTAAACTCTTCAGTCTGCTTCCTGAAGACCGAATTTGTAAACATGCAAGGACGCTGTCGCTTCAGAGCCAAAAATGTCTTTTCATATGGAAGACCGTATTTTTCAACAATGTAGGTCAGAGTCAGAAAAGCCGAGCGATTAATTCCACATTGGCAATGAACGAATACGGTCCCATTGCCTTCGCGCAGAAAGGTGGTCAGCGTTGACTTGAAGAGAGGATACCAATCTAGAATGTTTGCTTCGGCGGAGTCAAACGCATTGAGACACGCGTAATTGCTTGGATATGCCTTTTTGAACCAAGCGGGAGAATGGTCCGGAAACGCACAGTTTATGACATGAGTAATATTGTGTCTACGCAAAAAGGAGGGTGTGAGCATTTCACCAGCGCCCACTAGGATGCGTGGATAGAACCACGCAGGCTGTTCATACATATACCTCGGGCGAAGGACCAGCATGTTATTGTAGGGCGACATCTGTTTAATCGGGCCTTGGGCGTGGGGACTTACCACGAGGTCTCCTTCTCAAGACGGCGTTGCGCCAGGGCTTCTGCGGCAGTAAGGATTGTTGCCGCCTCAACATCCACGACAAAGTCTAGGTAGACATTGACATTGGTCCCGCTCATCTCATACAGAGACACCACGTTCTTTCCGCAGGCCTGAGCAAGACGCTCCAGCACGTCATACTCATTGAGAATGTCCTCCACATTGTACACTAGGCCTTCGTGGCTCTGCATATTGTGCACCTGAAGCAGGAGAAAGCGAGACGGGCGCCTATCATAGACCGACTCCCAAAACCGCTGCTTGAGGTTGGCGAACCGAGCAGCCGTCTCCAGCGTTGCCAAGAGATGATTGGCATACTTGGTGTCGTTTTCCTTGCGAATATTAGCTGCGCGGAGAATGTCATCAATATCCGAGGAGCGAAGAATAGTGGTCTCAATCATTTTAGATATATTTGAAGGATATGCGAAAGTGAATATTCATTTTTTACCGCGTCTGGTCCGCTTGGTCTTGCGTCTGCCGCCCCTCGGCTGTTCCCACCGAAAGGCAAAGATTTCTCCTCTCCGGCTGGCAATTCGGCTCGTAAGGAGCTGAGTGATTTCCCTGCATTCATCAGCAGTCGCATCAACCCGAAAAGGCTGACCAGGTCCTCCCGCAACAAGGCGAGCAGGAGTGGCACGAAGATCAAGTCCAATCTCTTCAAAGAGTTCCCGAGCGGCACACAGAGAAAGCGCTTCTCCGCCATCGCAGGTGCCACTTACGTCTCTGTATCCCATCTTATTCGGAATGTAGATGTACTGACGCCCTTTGGCGTCTGGTTCTCTCAGCTGTGCCAGAGGATAGTTTGGGTGAAGAGCCTGCCATTCAGCAAACGTATCCGGCTTGCTACCCGGAGCCTCGCCATCTTTCCGGAGGCGCTCAGCAGGGTCTCCAACCTGAGTTCCGGTTACTACTTTCAAAACAGTTCTATCTGGGTTTCGTACCTGTATTTTTACAGCCTGCCCCATTACTTCTTAACCGAGGAAACTTAGGAGGAAGACGTTCAGCAAGTGAGACAGAACCACGGCCGCACCGCCGAGGACACCTGCGCCCTGCCATGAGACAACGCCTCCAGATGTATAGGCATTCGGAATGTAGCGGAGCAGGAGATCACGGGGAGCCGACAGAGACAGAATGACCGTGGCAAGGAAGAAGGAGATGTACAGGGTCAGGTTGGCCCACATCATGCGCATCATGGGGAGCGACGGCTTGAACGACGGCGCCATCTGGGTACGCTGAATGTGATCAGATCCCGAAACACCCATCATGGGCGGCATAGACTGAGGCAGCCCGGGCGACGGCAAAAGAGCATCAAGCGAAGTTTGGTCCTCCATTGTTTATGGAGAAGACGGGATTTCACAGTTGGCATCTTCCACGCGATACTTGTAGCATTTTCCATCCACCTTGACGGTCTTGGTATTCACATCTTCCAACGACACACCAAGGACCCGCTGCGTGTCGTAGTTGCGGTGAAACAGCAGGGCCGAGATGCCAAGTCCGATGATGAAAGAGAAGAATGGGCTTGCGCGTTCAATGGCCTTGGTGAAGTCAAGCATTACTTCTTGCTGAGACTTGCGAGTAGGTTGAAGGAGTCTGCCTCCTCTCCACACGGCACCTCAATAGCATGCGTGCGAACACACCCGGTATCCGTGTGAAAAATGTCATTGTCATAGGGAGACGGCACGGAGACTTGCTTGCGGGTCGGAGGGACAAGAACACACGCAATAAGCAGTCCGACAATGGCGCCGGCTGCAATCCAGACGAGCTGAAACATTATACACTACTCACATTATTAGTGCCCATTTGGTTGAACACGGCAACAGCAATCGGGGTGGTCACAAGTCCAGAATAGGGGATAAGGATGGCCAGAAGGGTCAGCGCATAGGCCGTTCGGTTATGTCCGCCCAACATCATGACTCGCCACGCAATCGCAATGCTAAAGACATACAGCGCAATGCCAATGACATATCCAAAAATGCTTAACCCGCTCATCAAAGTTCCCGAGACCGTCGGCATGGTGGGAAGCGCAATAACCGGAGCTTTTCCAAGTTGGACGGGCTGCCCATCAGGAACGGCAATTGTTCGCTGGACGCCCGTTGTTCGGTCAGTGTAGGTGACGGTCAGACGGCGACCCTTGATGACATTTGCAGAGGATTGTTGTTCAGCTATCTTCTTCTGCAGCATTGCCGTCTCCAGTTGGTTTGACTGATACATCATGCACTTCTCGTCCGATGCACTTCCGCACACCTTTGCTGCTTGAAGGGCAATATCCGCCTTGTCTGAATCGGAGAGAGTTACGGATGTATTTGTGCCAAAAATGTCCACATACGGCACAAGGCTGTTGTTGGCAACGGTGTCCAGATATCCACCGGACGCCTTGGCTTGAATGTTTTTGGTAACATCTGTGGAGGACTGTTCGTCGCCCCACATGGCAGAGTTGATTACGATACTCATTGTTAGTTAGCAAACACGAAATTCGCGAGACCAGACACGATACGCAAAAAGTTCACAGACTCTACGTAGACGCCGAGGTTATACGTATAGGCAAAAATTACATTGTCTCCATTCGTATTCACGACCACGGGGGTCACATACGGATACACTGGAAGACCAGTGACGGGATCGCGCAGAGCACACTGAGCCTGCGTAATGTAAACTGGATTGGGACTATTCACTGTGGATGTGATGGCATACAGAACCTGCTGAGAGGCAACTCCGGCTGTTGTGACGAGCGGCTGCTGAAGGGTCAGACGAAGAACGACCTTGTTGAACAGACTGCCGTTAATTGCGCCACTCGGCTGGTACAGATCGTTATTGAGGGCAAAGGAATACATGTAGACGCCGGGGATCTGAGGAGCATTGCCCGTGGTGTGCTTGTACATCTGAAGAAGCGAAAAGTACGAGGTGGGCTTCACAGAGAACCGCTCCTTGCCGTCCAGCAGAAGCTGACCGTTTGTGATCGGATCACGGGGATACACGGAGGAAATCTGCAGCTGGCCGCTGGAATACAGGAACGTCTGCGTCTCCGTAGAGCTCGTGGTCGGTGAAAAGACATCATTGGCCGTCCCGGTTGTCGTAAAGGGCGCGCGAAGAGGATTGTCCCAATTCGTGTAATTGTCCCAGTCATTTGCCAGGATCTTATCCGATCGCTGCGAAGTCCATACGATGCGCGTGATCAGGTTAAAGAACGGAAGCAGAATATCCGAGTTGCCACCATACTGACCGGGGTTGTTGGTGTATGTGACCGTCTTGACCAAGAATGTCTGATCCGCACTGGCCAGCTGAGCCATTTCCATCTCCGTGAGGTAGATGAAGTTTCCTTCCAGATAAGGATCGGGAAAGAATGTGGTCAGGGCATTGTTAGATGAACTGCCATCAAGGTTCGGCGGGCTCAGAAACCGGCCAATTCCATCGTACGGGGCATTCGGAAAGAGGGGATTAAAGGCCGCTCCCGTCGGGCGAATACGATTTCCGTAGGTAGTGTTTGCCGGGTTCACATCAATGACAGTGTACAGCTGATTGAGGGGCCGATACGTCACATTGATAAAGACATCGGAGTTCTGCATGGAGACCAGAGGCAGAGCCATACCCGGGTTCTCGCAGAACCAAAAGTGAAGGGGAATGACCAGCTGACGAGAGCGAATGGACGGCTCGGGGGTCAGCGTATTGGGAACACCACCAGGCTGGTTCAGCGGTGTCACTGCGTGAGGGTACTGTCCCATCCGATCATAGGCATTGGCCGGATCATTCATCTCAGGAACATTGCCAACCATCTGATCCACCAGCTTGCGCTTGTTGGGATCGTGGGTCAGATACGAATAGAACTTCAGCCACTCGCCCGTGAGCCGCTGAAGAACCTGTCCGTTGGCCGTGATCTCCACGTGGTCAATCAGATTGTAGCCAATATTGTCAATCCACTGAAACTCATATCCAATGGAATTGGATCGCTGATCGTAGCCCGCCGGCGGCGCCGAGGATCCGAGATAAGAAAGAGGAGACCAAATGTCAGGCAGCGTCACCACCAAGTAGGTATCGTGAAGCAGCTGCGCATACCGATCAATACGGCAGGGAATTGTCCGGGTTGTTGTTTGGTCAAAGCTCAGGTTGGAACTGGTAAAGGTCATTCGGATTGACTCCATGGCAAAGTTCGTGTGCCGCCGATAGACGGCTCGGAAATGTGTCATGGATGGGCTTCCATTCACGAGTTCGTTCTGTGCTCCAATGGCAACCAGCTGGAGAAGACCACCCGGCATATTGTGTTACTAATGAGATTAGACTAAATAGGTCGTAGTCGCAGTGTTCGCCGGCACGCAGCACGACGAGGTATAGGTTGTTCCCAGGACCGCCGGGTAATATGCATTGATGCCCATTCCGCCGACAAACCGAGTGTACTGCTGGGACTTGTTGCCGAGCACACCAATGTACTGAGTGTTTGTCCTGCGCTTCTGGGGCGGAGGAGCGACCGCCAGCGAATTGGCAATGATCCGGCGCTTCAGCTGCGTAACATAATCTTGTACGTTGTTGACTTGCATTTGTTATTTACGGAGAAATGATGTAATTTGTACAATGCGGTTCGTTCTTATCAGCACTCACGTAGATCAGACAACGGGGTACTCCAAGGTGGTTGTGAATCTTCTCAAGCAGCTGGCGAAGCTGGCCCCGTCAGGCGTCAAGACGTATCATTTTGGATTTCAGCGCCATCCGTCTCGCGGCAATATCCGCACAGTGCCGGCAAGTGTCATTGCCTACGATGCAGCGGCCAATGAGGATCCGAAGGAGGAGGGCTTTGGCTTCAACAAGATCCACGAGTATCTGGAGATGGTGAACCCAGATGTGGTCATGATCTACAATGACCCCCTGATCATCCATCGCTTTGTGGAGGCCATGAAGTATGAGAAGGATGTGTCTCCGTATAAGCTGTGGGTCTACGTGGATCAGGTCTACGAGGGAATTGCGCCTGCACTGGCCGATACAATTCGCAAGAATGCTCACCGTGTGTATTGCTTCACGCAGTATTGGACGGATGTCTTCAAGACCTACGGCGACTTTCAGGATGTGCGTACGCTGGAGAATGCTGTGGATACGAGCATGTTTTCCAAGCTTCCGGAGACAACCCGAAACAACATTCGGGCCACGATGGGTCTCCCCTTCAATGCCGTTCTGATGGTGAATGCGAACCGCAACAGCCAGCGCAAGCGCCATGATCTTGCCGTCATGGGATTTGTGGATCTGATTGCGCGCGATCCTACGAAGCCCTATTACTTTATGATTGTCACGGGTCTCAACGCTCAGCAGGGAGCCTATTACGACATTAGCCGGATCTTCACGGTGGAGCTTGAGCGCCGTGGTCTCAAGCCCGAGGATTTCGCCAAGCGGCTGATGTTGGTAGATACGTCGGCAAAGGCCGTGCCCGACTCGGCCATTAACGAGATTTACAATGCTGCGGACATTGGCGTGAACACCTCCGATGGAGAGGGGTTCGGGCTCTGTCAGATTGAGCACCTCTACACAGGCGCACCGCAGATTGTTACGGACATTGGAACCTACCGTTCGTTCATGGATGAGACGGTGTGTGGATTTGTCAAGCCCGGCGATCGCGTCTATTATTCGGGCACCATGCCGCTTGGATTGTGGGCTCCGAGCTTCAGCTACAAGGATCTTGCCGATCGAATGGAGGACATGATTGCCATTCTTCCCCAGATGAAGAAGTCGGCGGCGGCCTACAAGTTCAAGACGTGGGACGAGGTCTGTGCGGCCTGGCTGGAGGATGTCAAGGCCGAGGCGTAAAATGGATCTGCTCGTCCCCCAAACAAAAGACATTGTTCAAAATGTCGCTTCAACACATTCTTTCTATGCACGCCTTGAAGGGGTCTCAGCTAAACATCAAGGACCAGACGGATGAATACATTACCTACAATGCCATTCGCGAAGTGAACCAGAAGAGGCTCATGCGAAGTTCATATGTCAAGGAGGTGAAGAAGAAGTGCAGGCTTAGTGATGGGAGCTATAGATGTTGCATGTGCAACGGCACGTTTAAGTCCATCACATTGGCACATGTCGGAATTCCACATTCAATTAGGATCAAGACCATCATGAAAAACAACCCTGGGATGAGCGTTGCTGACTTGGCTCGAATTGATATGGCCGAACATACGGCGGATACTACCTTGTATGTCGCGTGCTGTCGCACCTGCAATACAAAGTTAGAGAATGTTGTTCCAGAGCCGCAGTTTCTAGTGGAGCCGATTGATGCCGATTAGAGCAGGAACCGTATAGATGTCGGGGACGTCATAACACCCATTCGCAGAAGACGCTGGTGATCGTCCCACGCAGGCCCATCAAACACTTCTTTTGTATTTGGATCAATGATGAGCGAGATGCCCTTGATTAGCACCTTCTGCAAACGACGGTGCTTCTTGGATGTGTTGCGCAGAACCGTGGCATCCAAGTCTTCATTCTTGATATTCGGCCTGAACGCCAGATCTTCTCCGGTTGTGGTTGTGTCAAATCGCATGCACGAGACCTGAGGGCGTTCGCGAGAGTGGAGCTTTCGGTGGATCTCGCAGTCCACCGCCGATTCTTTCAGCAGCAGAGACATGCGCTGACCGATACGCTCCTTTTCAAACGCCGTCTCATACAGGTACTCATCGGTGGACATGAATGTCTCCACAGGATCGCCCTCATAGCGCTTTGTGACCATATCGTTACGACGAATAGCCACAATGTTCGGGTACTCTGCGGATTTCATCTGGTCCTCCGTAAAGACGGAAATGTAAAAGCTGACCTTGACCGTTCGCTCCTCCATGGGAAGCGTGGCGTGGGAGCAGATGCGAATGGCGCGGCCAATGACCTGATCGTGACGAGCCGGCGTCCAGTGCGGTTCCATGATGTGGACGTGGCGGACATTGTTCAGAGTAATTCCTTCTGCGCCCGATGCTGAAGCCATGAGCACGTTCAGGATCTTCTTGCCACGCTTCTCCACGCTCTCCTTGAGAGACGACGGAAAGTTCTTGGAATACACTCCATTGAAAATCTGACGGGTCAGGTCACGCTCCTCCTCCTTCTCCTCGCCGGTGTAAAAGGTATAGGCCGGGCGATCGTCCATCTCCGGATCCTCTACCCACTGATTTGCAGTGTGAGACAGTTTGTATCTCTGCCATCCCGCGTGCTCCAGCACAGCCGACAGCACACCCAGTCCCTCCAGCGAGCGATACTGGGAATAGACAAATTGATTTTTGCCCTTGGACTTCTTGATGTTTTGCAGAATTCTCAGCATCTTCGGGCTGAATGTTTCCAGCCCCTTCTCGGAGAGATAGCGAGCAGGCTCGGCCAACAGCTTCTTGCGAATTTCGTCACTGGAGAGATTTGTGGGATTGTCCTCTGTCGCTCCCTCTTCTGCCTCGGGCTTCTTCAGGTCAGGCGGCAACGCATAATCACAAACAAGGCGAGTGGGTACTCGGAAGGTGCTAAGGTTCTCATTCAGCTTGCTGCGACCACGCCGAGAATCAATCTTCATTTCAATCCAGCGGACTTCTAGGTAGCGAGTGAATTGCTCCTTGGACATCGGCACCTTTTCTAAGGTATCCTCAAGCTCAATGCGCTTCGGAAGCAGGCGCTCATCGGCACCCTTGAAATACGAGACCAATCCCTGAATACGACGACGGAACAACATGGGGTTCTTCACGTTCAGTCCATCAATGAACAGCTTTGCAAACTCTTCATAGTCCGTGGGCAAGCACTGGAACTCCTCTGTCGTCACACGCTCAGAGGCAATCTCACCTCCACCTACTTCTGTGGCAATCTTGGTCTTTATCGACGCAACCCAATCAGCCGCCTGAGGAATGAACGGCATGTCCTTCATATACTGCACGGCAATACGGTCGCCATCCCCATTGTAGGTGGAGCGAAACTGGGGAGGATTGCGGGTGACCAGCACTTGCTTCTTCAGCGTATTGAACTCAATCGTGTCAACCTCGGGGAGACTACGAAAGGCCTTTGTGATCTTCTCCTCGTCCCAGGTCGGAATGGTCTGGAAGGGAATGGTGATGCGCTCGATGGGACCCCGCAGCAAGTTCATCATGTAGGCAATTTCATTGGGCGAGTTAATGATTGGCGTTCCCGACAGCAGAACCACCTTGCAACGAGTAGCATGGTAGATGGCATCGTAAAGCTTGCCGGTGATTTCAGATTCGTTAATGACGCGAGAGATCAAGTTGTGCGCCTCGTCTATGATCACCACGGAATCGTCATACATTCCCTCCTTGGTGTAGTCCCCAATGCTGGTCCGTGTCAGTCCATTGTAGCGAACAAAGTTGAAGCGCTGCTTCAGCACATCGGCAATCTGCGCCCGGATTGCTGCCTTGTCCTGAGTAGACAAGCTCTCAAAATTCGGCTGCTGACTTGGCGTAGTGACAAAAATGCGATTGTGCTTGTCCATGAATGCCTCTGAGATGCCGAGCTGCTTGCCGATCTTGCGCACGTCATCTGACATTTGGCGCACCGTCCAGTGGTTCTCCACCGCATAGACCGGGTCGCCGCATTTCTGCAGCTCCTCCCGAAAGTTGGCTTCCAGCGACGCCGGGACCATGACATAGACCTTGCTGGTTGACAGCAGCGACTCGGCCACCGCGATGGACGAGCATGTCTTGCCTGATCCCAGTCCGTGATACACCAGCAGGCCACGATAGGGCGTTTCTATTTTTAGGTAGTCGCGAATGATCTTTTGATAAGGAAAAAGCTCACGACCTGTGCCCGTTCGTTTGGCACACAGATCAATGTTCTTATCCTCCTCATCCAACGGATCTACGTCCTTGGCTCGGTAGTCCGACTTAATGAACTGGCGTGTGATGGCGTCTGAGAACGCCTTCCTGTTTGGTAACACGTATTCGCCCATTGTGTTTGGTGTGGAACTTTTTACACTACTTCATACAATGGATCTGACCCGACGAAACCATCGTATGTGGATGGTGACAATATACCTGTTTCTGATGGCAGGGTTCCTCTACCTGAAGCCGTCCGTCGCCTTTGGGCGTGAAGGACGGATTCGCCCGTTTGGGGCAACCGACCGGGAAGCCACTGTGTTCCCGTTGTGGTGGTGGGTATTTGTGATTAGCGTAGTAGCGTATGTAATTACGGTCTATTTCGCGGGGTTCCGTTTCACATCCTAGGTTTCAAAGGTCATGACAACACTCCGTAACTCGTCAAGCATTGCACCTCGCTGGACGTGGTGAGGGCGAACCAGAGCAGAACATTCATCAAACGTCTTCCATGCAATACCCGAGATCTCTCGGCGCTGCATTGGAGTAAAGCGCTGAGCCAAATCAACCATCTCCGGATGCTGGATCAGAGCCACAAAGTAAATGTGCCGATACGTAATTCCATTCAATCCTTCAAAGGTCTCTTCAAGCCGAATGTTCTTCAGCACAACATACGCATCGCGCGGAATGTTCGTCTCCTCACCAAACTCACGGATCGCACACTCTACATCACTCTCTCCCCGAATTCTGCGTCCCTTGGGAAATCCCCACTCAGGTTCCTCGTAGGCGGATGGATGGTTCGCCACGAGAGTAGGCCAATCCAGCTGAGCAAATCTGGCCTTGGACACTGCCAGGTCGCCGTTTGAATGGTCATCGCCCCACAAACTCTTCCAAATGTCCTCAATAGGCGTCTCGGTAAGGAGACGCTGCTCTGAGATTGTCATATTCCCAATCAATCGCCCAACATAGTCCAAGTCCGCGGGATCGTACTTTCCCCGCATAAACTCCGCAAAACTCATACTGTCTTTCCGCCGGATCATCAGTAGGGTCGATGTGGCCGGATCAATCGGCAAAGCAGATTTGTTCGCAAGAATAAGCCCACATGATAAAACCGGATCTCGGCACGCCCGAAAGAGATGACCTCGTGTCCCGCAATTGTTACAATACATTACTTGTTGTGATCTTGGAGGTTGATCTATTCGTTTTTCCATTGTGTCTTACCACAACTTCCTTTGTAAGTGATACATAAATGGGATCCTCTGCCTCACAACCCCTTCCGGGCGCTGCTCCGACGGGCTTCAATGCCTTCAGCGTGATCATGAAAGTCCTTGTAGCCATTGTGGGGCTGGTCGTTCTCCTTCTTGCTGCGCTATTTATCTACAATGCCGTTGCCGCTGCATCCGGAAAGCCAGGGACCTCTGTCCTTGGATCTCCCACGGTTCCTGATCAAGCACCTCTACCCTTGGATGGGAAACAAAAGAAGGTGATTGCTGCAGCAAATGCACCCATTACGCAGGGGGCAGACAATAGCATTCAGTTTTGGATGTACATCAAGGACTGGGATTATCAGTTTGGCAAGAAGAAGAGCATTCTCTATCGCCAGGACACGACAACTCCAACGTTCCGCAACCCGGACATTTCCCTTCACCCAACGGACAATAGCCTGGACGTAACAATCTCTATCTACCCTGGCGACCCGAGCGATACCTCGTCCACAGGCGACAGCTACACGTGCACAGTAGAGAATGTTCCCCTTCAGACATGGTTTGCGGTATCCGTCGCTGTCTACCAGCGCAACCTGGATGTCTACATTAACGGCAAGCTCGTCAAGTCCTGCGTGCTTCCTGGCGTTCCTCGTCCGGCGGCTGGTGACATTGTTGTAGGTGACGCGAGCGGGTTCTCTGGATCCGTGTGCAATGTACATGCATACCCCAACATGATTGGGCCGTCCGACGCAGCCTCCTTCTTCTCGGCGGGCACCAACTGCGCGTCCTTCGCTCAGCCCTCGTCCACAAACTCGGCAACGAGCGGATCTAAGATGACACTCTTTGGATACACATTCACGTTTGATGTCAAGGATAGTTCGGGCAAGACGGTTCAAAGTTCATCTTTCTAGTGTGTAATGCGGATCCTCCTCAAGTGCCCAACTCGGTCTCGTCCAACGCAATTTCTAAGCGTTCTTCGGAAATATGTTGACCTTGCCAACCGGCCTGATCTGCTGGGCGTATGCGTATCTTGCGACTCTGACGATGCAACCATGACCCCGGCCGACATTCAGTATGCCATCAAGAACATTACGCACACAACTGCATGGACGGAGATCTATTACGGGGCCAGCAAGACCAAAATTGAAGCCGTCAATGCGAATATGGACTCCATTCCCTGGGCTTGGGATATTGTCGTGGTGGTGTCTGATGATATGAGCCCACAAATCAAAGGCTACGACGATGTTCTTCGGTCGCACATGATGGCAAAGTTCCCTGATACAAACGGTATTTTGTGGGTCAATGACGGGACCCAAGGGGCGAAGCTAAATACAATTTCAATTCTGGGGCGAGAAATGTATACTGCGCTTGGTCACATCTATCACCCTGTGTACAAGAGCTTGTTTTGCGACACGGAGTTCACAGATCTTTGCAAGGGAAAGTTGGCATCCAAGTGCACGTACATTCCTTATGTTCTAATTCGCCACGAACACCCGGGCACGGGCTTTCCGGAGCGCATGGATGCTCTCTATGCCCGAAACAATGCCTACTGGAGAGAGGATATGTACATGTACATTTCCCGAAAGACGTATGAATATGATTGGAGCATTCTGCTTCCCACCATTCCGGGTCGCGAAGACCGCCTGCAAAGTCTCATTCGTAGTATTCACGAGCGCCGTCTTGCAATTTGCCCCGATCTTCGCATCGAGATATGTATGTCCTTTGACAATCGTGAAAAGACAATTGGCGTCAAGCGCCAGGAGCTGTTGGAGGCTGCAAAGGGAAAGTACATGTCCTTTGTAGATGACGATGATGAGCTGACCGCTGCATACTTTGAAGATGCCCTTGAGACAATCAAGGGATCGTATCACTGCTGCCGTCTTCGTGGGCAGATGGATCAATATACATTCACACATACCATTGCACATGCGCTAGATGGACCCATGTGCGTCGGCGATGTCTTTTTGCGTCCACCCAATCACCTTAATGTACTTCTGTCGGATGTTGGAAAAATGATGTCGTTCAAGAACCTTTCCCACGGCGAAGACTTTGATTGGGCCCTTCAATTGGCGCAAAGCGGGTATCTACAGACCGAGTACCGATCAGATGAAAGCCGGATACACTACATTTACAATTTGGGATCGCGCACGATTCATCCCAAGACGATAGAGAAGCAGCGGGCGATGACATATAACGAACTGCTAAAGGCACTCATGCAACCAGAGCCCGCTGTCACTAAGCCCAGCTCCGCTCCTCCTGCAAGCGGCCTTCGCCTGAGTGCGAAGGGCTTTGTTTCTAAGTAGTAGGTAATGGGTGTAGTTGAGATTATCGGGGGACTTGTTGTTCTTGTCATTATAGTCATCATCATTTGGCGAGTGCTGACGCCGCAAGCAAAGAAGTCGGATGCAGTCGACATTTTCCCGGGTTCCATCTCAGGCAAGCAGGTACAGACGGCATCCGTTACAATTGACCGATCCTTCAATCAACCGCAGGGAGCTACATTTTCCTACACTGGCTGGATCCTTGTCAATGATTTCACATTCAACTATGGCAAGAAGCGGACGATCTTTACCAAGGGAGACTGCCCCGGTCTCTATCTGGACACCACCTCCAATTCGCTCTTGATCGCGGTCAATACATATGCGGATATGGCCGAGACGGTTCTGATTGACAATATACCGGCCAACAAGTGGGTGCACTTTGCCATTATCGTAGATCAAGACGCGATGGACGTCTACATCAACGGTATTATTCGCCAGCACCACGCCTTTTCTCAGCTCCCCAAGCAGAATGATGAGACGGTCAAGGCGGGTGGTACAGCCGAGGCCGGATGGGACGGTGTTCTGGCAAATCTGCAGTATACTCCGCGTTCACTGTCAGCAGGCGAAGTAGCTGCTCTGACAGCGAATGTTCCGAAGGACGATCTGCATGCGAAACCGTCGGGTCCCCAGTACTTTGACTTGACTTGGTACACCGGACGAACTTAATTCTCAGGGCATTACAATGAGCGCAGGTGGTCAAAATAGTTCAAGCTTGTCGGGCATCACGGGAATGTGCGTTCGGGATGGATCGTGTGTGACTGCACAGACACGCGTGCGTCAGATTTATCAAGACTTCAATTCTAACACGCCCAATGCAGTTCGTCCCCGTATTCCCAATGGAAACAACAACTACCTTCAGTACCTTCAGGGCATCAAGGAGGCTTCGTCTAGCTCGCTCGGAGGGTCGGCGTCCTGTGCGACATGTGTAGGACTGACCTACAATGGAAACGTAACGACCAGCAATGCACCGTATGTCCTCAACTTTAAGAACGGGAACTATCCTCCGGTTTAAGATCCTTGAGTTTTTCAATTGCGCTCTTGGCCTTCTTCTTAGACGCAGCATCACTGGGATCATAGGTAAAGAAGTATTCCAGATAGGCGGCCGACGACTTGTCCTTTCCAAGTTCCGAATACAGCTTCGCTTTATTACGCTTCATATCCGTGAATGATTCTTGTTCCCCAATACACTCCTTGGGGGTCAAGACATCAAACCGACGAGAAGGTTTCTCATTGGCAATTTCCACAAGTCGCTGGGCGATACAGAGAACACTGGCAATATTAGCCTCTTCTGCACCCGAATACATGTAGGCAAAGAAGAACTGAAGCGTGGTCGGAATGCTCGCCACACGCACACCATTCTTCATCTCGTGATAGCTATGGCAGGCCGTTGTCTCGTAAAAGCGAAACAACGACCTTTTGCCATCTGCATTCAGCACCACTGTGCGCCGAGGAAGGATGTCGTTTTCTTCACTAACCACTACATTCTCTCCCTTTGTCAGTCGCTCAATGGTCTCGCGTTCTGCCAACAGTCCAATAGGAGTTGTCCACTTCTCGCCAAGATGGATCTCCGCCGCACTCACACTCAGCAGAACAACAGGCTCATTCTTTAGCATCTTGATGACGCCCTTCTGCTGCTCTGCCGTGAGCTGGTCATGGACTGACCCCTCTTCCTTTTTGCACGTCACTGGATGAGCGGCATTTAAAAGCTGAAGTCGCTTGTAGACCTTCTCCCAGCGAGACACGTCACCGCGCGGGCGGCTCAGCTCAAGATACATGGACATACGCAGAAAATTCGGAGGCACATAGTGAATGTTGTTACGCACTTCAGCCTGATCCCACAGCCGGTCAAAGATCTCGGGTGTCAGGCTGGTAATATCGGCAACACCCGTGTAATCTGCAAAGACCTTGAATGTTCCAAGATGCATGCCCGGCTTGACCTCAACCTCCTTAATTCCGTGCTTCTTGAGCTGATTGGCAATGATAACCGCATGGGCCTGAGGTGTCTTGCTGAAGAAGTCATAGTCCGGCACCTCCACCTTCGGGTCATAGAACTGATCCTTCTTGGGCAGAAGGTTGTTGATGGCCGTACCACCGTAACAAAGCACAGGATGTTTCTTCAAGAAGGCTTCTACGACACCCATACTCGTCTTGATCGCGGGGTCGGCGGCGGCAGCACGGTTGTTCTCATCCTCAAGGTCCTCAATAATCTTGGCAAGGTCCTCCATTAAAAATGGATAGGACTTTGTTTTTATCTCTAGAAGCAGCAAGAATGCCACCCAGACAATACAATCTTCGTAACCGCAAGGTGCCTGTCGTTTGGGTGGACGACGACACGCTCAAGACCAAGGAAGAGGAGGACGACGAGGACGACTCCGACTACGAGGAGGAATCTGAAGAGGAGACTGAAGACGAGGAGGAGGATGAGACTGAGGAAGAGGACGAAGAGGAGGAGGAGACTACCCTCAAGTTGCCCAAGGGGTCCAAGGTGTCGGTCAAGTTGCATATTCATCAGTTTGCAGGTGGAAAGGGCGGTCGCATTGACATTGAGCGCGAGGACTCGGATGAGGAGGAATCCGAAGAGGAGGAAGAGGAGTTCATTGCCCACCTCATGGACAAGTATGTTCGTCCCACAAAGGGTATGGTTCCTAGTCGCAAGGCCCGAAAGGAGCGCGAGAATCCGGATGTGCCCGCCCTTTCTCTGAATGAGGAGGAAGAGGAATATTTTGAGGATCTGTCCAAGTCCAAGCGCCGTCGTCTGAATGAGCAGATGAAGGGTCTTGCCAAGCTTGTGTCGGATGGTGACGTTCCCTACAAGTTCCGCGTGCTTGCCCTTCCTATCCCCGATGCTCTGAAGGCAAGCGTCATTCGCAAGATTGATGTTCTGAATGAGATGGACTCGGAAGGCGGAGAGGTCCACAAGCTCAAGACGTGGGTGGATGGCTTCCTGCGGATCCCCTTTGGCACGGTGGTCCCGCTTCCAGTCAAGTTTGCCGAGGATCGGGCTGGCTGCTCCAAGTTCCTGGCCGACACGCAGGTGACCATGGACAAGGCAGTCTACGGAATGAATGCTGCCAAGGCCCAGGTCATGCAGATTGTCGCCCAGTGGATCGCCAATCCCGCGTCTGTAGGTAACGTGATTGCCCTGAAGGGACCGATGGGAGTAGGCAAGACCTCCTTCGCCCGTCATGGAGTTGCCGAGGTGCTGAAGCGACCCTTTGAGTTCTTCTCGCTGGGTGGCGCATCGGACTCGGCGAACTTTGTCGGTCACTCGTATACCTACGAAGGAGCCACCTGGGGGCGTATCGCCGATGCCATCATGTCGGCTCGGTGCATGAACCCTGTGATCTACTTTGATGAGCTGGACAAGGTCTCCACGACGGCACACGGCGAAGAGATCATTTCCATGCTGATCCACTTGACGGATCGGTCGCAGAACTCGCACTTCCACGACCGCTACTTTGCGGGGGTTGACTTTGATCTGAGCCAGTGTCTGTTTGTCTTCTCGTTCAATGATGAGACGAAGATCCATCCGATTCTGAAGGACCGCATGCAGGTCATCACCTGTGCGGGATATACCTCAGAGGACAAGCGGTCCATTGTCCGGCAGTATGTCTGGCCCCAGGTGCTGGAGAGGATCAACATGAAGGACGATCTGACCATCACGGATGATGCGATCAAGTTCATGATCGCTGAGTATTCTCACGAGGAGGAGGGTGTTCGTGTTCTGATCCGGGCGGTGGAGACGCTTGTCACTCGCATCAACCTTCTGCGTATTGCCGATGAGAAGACGGCAAAGAGCTATCCGTTCTACAAGGCGGTCAAGCTTCCCATGACAATCACGCCGGAGGATGTCAAGTCCATTCTTGTAGAGCAGAAGCAGGTCAATGAGTCGTGGCGTCAGCTCTACGCTTGAATCCAGTCACTATCCTCTAAGGTAAATGTCGCAGTGTACGGTGTATCGTCCATTACTGCAAACATGCATGTTACTGTTTTTCCACTGACCGACAGGCTGATGCAAAACTCAACCAGGTCAGAATAAAAGAGAAAGGGCAGAGTCATCCGCCTCGGTTGGTAAGTCTCGGCGTCCAAAGCCACAATGCAGTGATAATAGATACGCGGTGTTGAGCCAATGACAAAGTGACTCAGAGCCCACAGCTCATTTTTCACCTTGATGGGCCTGGCCGATCCCCGCAAATGCCGAAAGAACAACGGCGTCGGATACGACTTGACAAGGGGCGTCTTGGCCCCATCAAAGGCTCGAACTTCAAATGGATGCCATTGATAGATGAACTGGTCTGTACCCGAGATCGGCAACCAGTTCTTCTCACATACAGCTCCCTTCGGAGACTCCATGACCACACAGTCTGAATACGAAGCCGTGTCGGGATGATAGCGGCCGCGGAGAATAGAGAGGCTATCCGAGTATTCAGCTGTCGTGGCCAGAAAACAAAGCTCATTCTTGGAGTTCAAGAACAGGCGAATATCTTCAAGACCCTTGATATGTGCGTCTCGGCGCCGCAAGTCGATTGAACTGTCATTCATACAGATCGTCTCGCCCGTCACGGTATTGACGCAGGCATTCAGCGTCTTCACCAGATTCTTGTCGGAATAACTCCCATCCTTCATGGTATAACTCGTGTTCGTGTGATTGAGATTGTAATTCACAAACCGAACGTTTTGATAGTCTCCGCATGCGGATATTACAGATGGGTGAAAATTCGGACCAAAGAGGTGCCGATGAACTGAAATAGGGGTGGCGTTGCGATCCACAGGCTCAATGTAGAACTTCAGGTTGTCGTAGACATTGTCGGGGAACGGCTTGGGAGACATCAGATAGTTCATGCATTCCCGGAGAGCATCCTTCTTAGTGCAAAGAGTGTAGTACTTGCAAATGGTCTCCTCATAGTCAAAGAGTCCGCGGTAGACATCCTTTTCAATGAAGAGCGCATCGGTGGGCAGCGGAATCCTCTTTCCCATGCGAATGTAGTGCATGGCCCGGTAATGCTCGCCCTTGATACGGAAATGCTTTGCCAGGCAGTAAATTGCCTCTGAGCGCCCCGGGTAGAATGCATAGGCCTTTTGGACCCACACCTCAAGCTGAATCGGATCGCCAAGGATTTCATAGGTCTTGGCAATCATGTAGTGTGAGTACCAAACCTCTTCATACCAACCGCCGGCAGCAATGCGGCGCTGATAGGCTTCAATTGCCTTGAGCCAGTTTCCCATGGAGTGGTGGGTCTGAGCAAGATAGAACATGTAACGAACATTGGTCGGGTCCTCCTCCAGTCCCTTTTCAAGCAATGCAAGGTCGCGGGTAAACTTATCCGCCTTGCAGCCGCCATCATTGTGGTCATCAATATAGCAGACTGACTTGGGAATGGCCGCACATTCTCCATCCCAGTACTCGTGCGTTACACCCTTGCAGACCCACGGATAATCCATTCGGACGAGTCGGGTATTGGGATACTCAATGGGACCCGCAGATTGAATAATTGTGTATCCAATCCCGCCTAGTGCTTGCTGACGCAACGTTCCTGGCACGAACATCATATCAGCATCCAGCAAAAGTCCATACGTATCCGCAAGATCCATATTCGCACTAACGCAGAAATCACGGGCAATCGCGAAACTCGCACTCCGAGTGCTGCCGAAATCCTTCCACGGTGCGTGTCCGAGACAGCCCTTGTGCACCTCCAAAAACTCATGGGCAATCTGAACCGTCTTGTCCGTAGACCCCGTATCGGTAATGACAAATGCATCTACAACGCCCTCTACTGCCTCCAGGCACCGCTTAAGGATCTTCTCCTCGTTCTTCACCATCAGAATCAGAACAAACTTCGGCATTCTGCGTCCGTATTGACATTCCTCTCTTCGCTCTGTCTAAGTAAATGACCACGGACTTTGTAAAGCAGTCTCTTCGTGAGAACCTGAACCGCGTTCTCATTCCTCACGTTGCCGACGGTCTCTGGAGCATCTACGACAATGCCAAGACGGCCTGTATGCGCAACAAGCAGCCGAGCGAAATCCTGAAGACCTTTCAGAACCTCCTCACTCGCGTTCCCCAGTGGACGGAGGAGATCCTGAATGCAGAGGTTGCTCGCATTGAGAAGGTGTCCAAGTGCGAGTACATGGATGATCTTCTGCTGGGTGTCTTTGTGAGCTACATTCGTGCATTTGCCACGCTTCAGCAGTCCGAGGAGACGCACGTCAATGTGGAGTTTGAGCGCCCGTCTCTCTCCAAGTTCATTTTCACGCTGTACAAGTCGGCGGCCCGCAAGAGTTGGTCCAATGCCTATCTCTTTAAGACGGTTGATGTATCGTCCGAGCAGCAGTCCCGCAATCGTCGCGACATTGAGACAATGCTCGGTGGCGCCCTAGACGAGGTGATTGATAGCTTCATCCCGTGGAAGGATATCAGCAAGGCCTACTTCCAGAGCAGGACCCCGGCTGCTGCCCCGGCGCCGGTGCCGGTCGCTGAGCCTGCTCCGGTTGCCGCTCCGGCTCCTCCCAAGCCCACGCTGAGCTTTGGCGAGTCAGAGACGGTTGAGTTTGAGACGGACAATGAGGAGGAAGAGGAAGAGCGCCCTCGCCTTCAGATGGGAGAGGATGTCAAGCTGGACCTGTCGGAGGATGAGGAGGAGCCGGCCGCCAAGCCCGCGGGCGTCGTCAAGCTGGACCTGTAGTCGCAGCGCCGCGTCTAACTACCTCTAAACCAATCCACATTGAAAAGCAAATGCTGGACTACCAAATGCTCGGTATGGTTGTCGGCGCCGTCATGATTGTCGCCGCCCTTCTGTATGTGCTTGACCGTCGCGCAAAGACCCAGCCGGTTGATTACACAGATCTCGGAAAGATCGCGGTCGGATCCGGAGTTCTTGCGTCCGGCGTTCTGTATTCGATCGGCACGGAGACGGTCAGCGATGTCGCGGAGACTGTCACTTCCGCCGCGTCCGCTGCTCAGGACATGTTTGTTGGCAAGCCGGAGTTTTAAGACAATCCAATAAAAACAGTATGTCTCGCATAGTTCGTCTTGCAGGAAGAGCGATTGACCTTTCGGGGTTGCACGGTATTTGGCTTGGAACCAAGCATCCAATTGGCTCGCGGATCACGCTATTCTATCCCAAAGGGCCTACGCAGACGATTGACTATGAACATGGCGAATGGGAACAAGCCGAAAAGGACACAAAGTTTCTGCAAGATGCCAGGAAGGAGTTTTTAAGTCCACTTAATCACGAGAAATCGGGTAAACCACCTCTTATGGATGGTGCACCCAGGGAATTCCTTGACTAACGCATCCCGCACAGTATCCAAAGACAAGGTTTCAGGAACCTCAACCACGTGACACGTATCTCCCGCTCGTGCGTTTGAGCATGCAGTTCTAACTGTAGTCTCAATAAAGACATCTAGCTGACAAAGATCACGAAGTTCCTCTGCACTCGGCATTCTTTTCATACATCTAAATAATCGTAAATGGGCTGCCCATATGCAAATATTCTCGGAACTCCCGGACAGGGTGTTCATGCAGCGAGGATCTTTGGATTCGCACTGAATGACACGTGGATGACCGTAGTCGCCGCTTTGATTACGTCGTTCTTGTTCAATATTACGTGGTGGAAATCTCTGATTGCCTGGTTTGTTGTGGGCGAACTTTTGCACGTGCTGTTTGGTGTGAATTCTACCTTTACCAAGATGTTAGGTATCAATCAGCAGTGCATCTCGTAACTGAGCGGCTGACAGAGTTACGCGGTACTGCACCATCCGGCCAATCTCCTTCTTTGGCACTGCCGAATCCCCGCAGTAGCGCACAATGGCCTTGTACAGGTCAAATCCGTGGTAGCGATCGTGATTGTCCATCTTCTTGCGGAACATGACCGACGAACCATCTGTCTGCTTCATCCACTGCAGAAAGATACTAAACAATGGATGCGTGTATTCATGCTTCGGTCCCTTGGGAAACATATCCCAGAAGACCGACGTAGCAAAGCGAACCAGATCAAACGAAGACGAGGCCGAAATATGCGGGTGCTTGTTATTGTAGAACGGCTCCATGTTGTACTGACCGCCGGCTTCCTCATCCTCCTGAAACTGGCTGCTCATGAATGTCTTGGGCTCCTTCAGCCCAGTCAGACGCAGACTGATGATTGCGCGATCAAAGTCAATGATTTTCATGAGGTATCCAAATGTCGGAACATTGTAGGTGATTCCGGCGTGAATGTAGACGCAGTGGGTCTGGTCGGTCTTGACATACATCACATTGTTGCCGTGAAGATCATTGTGCGTGAAACCAAAGGTGCGCTGAGCATAGGCAAGAGCAAAGACAACCTGCGAGACCCAGGCTGCGTGCTTCTCGGGCTCAGGGTGAAGCTTGATGAGATCGTAAAAGGTTCCTTCGCAAACCTCCATGACCGTTGTCACCACCGGCACATCGCTGAAGGTGGCCCACGCAAAGGATTCGGGCTCCTCATCCTCACCCTCCTCATCATCCGTTGCCTCCGAGCAATCACATGATTCAATATCGTAGACATCGTCCTCATCCGACTCCTCGTCTTCCTCCTCCGGGGGCTCCGAAGATGCAACGTCATAGGCCTCCACATCGCGTTCGTCACCCGTGCTCACGTGATCCACTGTTACATCATTCACCTCACCCAAGTCAACCTCTTCGGCAGTGTCCAGCGCAATACGAGCCCGGCGCGTGTGACTGAACTCGGCATCATGTCCGGCCGTGCGAAGCTTCAGCTCAAAGGTCTTGCCAATACGATCGGCAAACCAGCCCTTCTCAGTCAGCTCCTCGTAGTCATCCGAAATATCAATCGTGTGCGATCCGGCCACACCGACATAGACACCATAGACCTTGGGGAAATGAGGGCACTCAGACTCGGACAGAGCAATAGTTGTGATGGCTCCAACATAGGCAGCCGTATGAGGACTTTGCATGGTGGAATGCATATCATCCGCTACATTCGCTCTCTTCGGAACGCCAAAGGAGCCGTAGTCGCCGCGCATCGTCTTGAAGGGCGACAGGATCATGGTCGTCTTGCGATGGATGGGAATGGTCTTCCCTCCAACCTTGACGTGGGTTGCATCTACCACCGCGTCAATCGGATTATCCAGCTTGACACCATACTCATGCAACCCAGCTACATTTTCCGTCTTGAATAGCTTCTCAAGGCAAGGAAAGAACGGCTGCATCGTCTTCATAGACCAGTGCGTTCCATCGAGCTTCGGCACACGATGGATCTTCATGCTCACGGACGTCGTTCTCAGGTCCTTTCCCATTATCAACTGTCTCGGTGATGAATGTCAAAAAATAAACGACGGGGAGAACAAGATGAATTTCCAACTCAGAAAGTTCAACATGGACATGATCAAGGATAGATGCGGAATGGATTCGCGTAAAAGTCCCATGATCGTGATCATTGGCAAGAAGGATACGGGCAAATCCTTCTTGGCTCGCGACCTGCTGTTTAACGTTCAAGACTGTTTTCCGGCTGGCATGGTCATCTCGCCGACAGAAGTGGTGAATGAATATTTTCAAGCCTTTGTGCCTTCAAAACTCATTCATGACAAGTATGAACCTGCCAAGGTTCAAGCATTCATCAAGCGGCAATTTGGAGCCAAACAGCGATTTCTCAAGACCAAGGCAAGTGGACAGCCGTTTGATCCTCGGGCTTTCCTGATTCTGGACGACTGTCTCTACGCAGCCAAGGAGTGGATCAATGAAGAATCCACTCGCTTCGTCTTCATGAACGGCCGCCATCTTGATATGATGACGATAATCACCATGCAGTATCCGCTGGGTATCACACCCAATCTTCGTACCAACGTGGATTTCGTATTCATTCTTCGCGAGAATATCCTAGGTAACCGTCGTAGAATTTACGAGAATTACGCAGGTATGTTTCCTACATTTGAAATGTTTTGTGATTTCATGGATCAGTGCACGGAGAACTACGAGGGACTGGTGATCTGCAATAACGTTGCGTCAAACAAGCTGGAGGATCAGGTGTTTTGGTACAAGGCCTCAGAGCATCCGCCGTTCAGGCTCTGTGACCCTACCCTCTGGGTTGATAATCGCCAGTTTGAGTCGTCTATGCTCCGCGACGGCGAGTACGACGCTTCTTCCTTGAAGAAGAAGAACGCCCAGCCGACCGTCTGGGTAAAGAAACTCTAGATCCACCGAACTTTGCCTTTGCAAAGAGTGCGGAGAGAGGTCCTTCAATATATTCACTTCCAAACTCATCGTAGCTTCGCGGGACCATGCTTAGAAAAACGGTTATCGTAATTTCAGAGCCTACTTCTTCACGATACGGGTAACGAATCATGTCAAGAATTTCTTCTGTGGTCGTTCCCGAGCAGAAGCCGGGTTGGGGCTCAAGGCTTCGTATCTGGCCGTCCTCTGTCTTCGCGATGACGAACGCATGCCCCCTTGTAGCAGAATTAGACATGACAATCGTTGCAAAGTGAGAAAACAGACTGATACGGAATTTGTCTATGAGAGCGGCTGTGAGTTTGAATGATATAGGATAATACTTCTTTCTTTCCTCTTCGACGTGCTTGTTGACACGGGCTCGAATCTGGTCTCCCGTTATAGGGGCAACCCCTTCTCTGGAGAGTTTCTCCGTCAGAGATTTAGGAATAAGTCCAAGAAGTCTGCTCGCTGCCGCAACGCAGTTTTGAGGATTCACGGCTACCTGAGTCACAGGTTTTTTGTAGACGCGTACATCTGCCTCTTGAAGAGGGACTTGATAGAGATAAGACCTTCTCGAAGTGTCTGCGTCTATATCCATAGACTCCTCCATTGATTATCGTGTCTATTTTTTACGACGAGCGACGACGGGTGCGCCGACGTCTCGTGGTCCGTTTGTGCGATCCTCCTCTTCTCCTCGGATGGTCGCGCTCCCACTTAACCATTTTAGCAAAAGCAACCTGGTATGCTATGGTCTCACCATCCACGCCGGCGCCAAGGGTTCTCCGGCGTGCCTCTGTGGCTATCTCCTCCACGCGGGCCTGTGAAAGTGGGTCCATAGATTCAAATAAGGCTCGGCTTTCTCCGTATGCTTTAGCGTTCGGTCCGAGTGCAGCCATTCCACGAACGGTGTTTGTAGCACCAGCTACGTATGCTTCGCTAAGTGTCTGATCTATGAAATCCTGGGGAGGACCTCCAGCTGCCGGCGCTGTCGGTGCCGGTCGGGGTGCGGCCGCTGCCTGCGCCCGACCGACGATCCCGTAATTATATGCCCCCGCCGGAGGCCTGTATTGCTGCGGCGGCCGAGGTGGAAGAGCTGCCAGTGCTGCCTCCTTCCGCCGCTGCCGCTCCTCCGCCGCTGCCCGATCCACCGCCGCAAGTTCCTCCCGGGCCGCCGCCGCCAACCTCTGCTGCCTAGCCTCCGCCTCGGCAGCCGCTACCGCTGCCGGTGGGGGTGGAGGTGGCGGCGGTGCTCCTGCTGCCGCCGGCCCGAAATCGAGAGGATTTGCTCCTGGAGCCCGTGCTAGTTCTGGCACTACAAAAAGACCCGGTGCCGGGCCCGCTGGCCGCCCTGGGCCTGGGCGCCGAGATATTGCCGCGGTATCGTCGATTACCATTGCGTAGTTTGAAGATTGTGCCACCGCTGTCGCCGGTGCCGGTGCTGCCGCTGCTGCGGCGACTGGTGGAGGCTCAATTTGAAGTATCTGCCGGCGCATTGCGACAAACCCTGGGCGATCCCGTCCAATCAGGGCCACAAGTTCGTCGTAGGATCCGCAATTAAGGTAGGCTCTCTGCCCGGTGAGAGCATATGCCGTCCATCCTCTCACAACTCGAAGACCCCTTTGAATAGTCGGATCGTTGGCCGGCCGCCCTCCGTTAACTGCGTCCCACATTGCACTCAGCGGTCGTGTTACTGCGAGAGGACATTGGGGATAATCGTCGCCCAGGGCAATCCAATCTCTAAGTACAACTGCGGGATCTAGAACAGCGCCGTTCTCTGGTACTCCCAGTGCAGATTGCGCCCACCTGTGTATTCCGTCTCTAATCGTGCGAACGTCTTTCGGGTCTCGAATAAACAGAATTCGTCCAAAATCGGCAAGACATCCAATGTATTGTCCGTTTATAACTGTGTATCCTGCGTTGCCATGGTGCAAATCGGCGTGAGCGAACATAGGCCCGCCATCCCGAACAAGCTCAGTGGCAGCAACCAATACCGAATCAATCGCTTGCCCACCCCGTCGCTTGCCATCAGGACCACGAGCTAAACTGCCGAGAGTCCCACTATACTGTGGAGTAATCAAATTCATAGAATGCTGTCGGGCTTGAGCTTCAGCGCACCCGTGTCCACCTGCACCTCGCGGGCCAGTAAATGTGTCGGCAGGAAGACGCGCAGTTTCTACCCGACAACTGGCTACAAATGTTGACAACAAGCGGCTGTTAATAAGATGCGTACCGAGACGGCCGTAGTATAGTTGGAAAATCCCTTCTGACTGCATGTCACTACTGTTCGTGGCTACCAAGCGACTTACATACTGAAACCGAGGATCCGGCTGGAACCCCTGACAGGGTATATACGGTCGGACAACGCATGTATCGGCACCTCCCGCGAGGATTGCGCCGCCACTTTGTTCGTACTCGGCCATTGATATTGTAGCTAGTCTATATTTTACTCTCGCATCGCTCCCTCCGTCGGGTGAACAGGCGCAGACGCCGCGGCAAGACCGTCCTCTAGCGCCTTCTCGGCCGCATTGGCCTTACGACGCCGCTCGTTCTCTTCCTTCTGGGCCTTGATGGACTCCTCGCGCTGCTCAGCAAAGAACATCTCCTTGTTGGACTCGTTCTCCTTATACTTGCGCATCAGCTCGTTCAGCTCCTTCTCAGCATACTCCACCTCGGGCATCAGGTGCTCCGAGGGATCCCACGGCAGCCACGCACCGACCTTACCAATGTACAGGTTGTCCTTCGGGTAACGGCGCTGGAGAACCTTGGAGAAGAGCTGGGCCTCCTCCACCGTGGCAAAGGCACGACGAACCTTGACGCCGCGAACATTGGTGCGGAAATCAACCTGCGTGTCATACATCTCCTGCAGGTCCTTCTCGTTCTTCAGGAGGAAGATCTGGTACTGCTCGTGAATATCCGTCTTCTTCACCTCATCCTTGCGGACGGAGACAAAGTCATTCGCATCCTTCATCAGGTCATCAATCTTGAGGGAGTACTTCTTGGACATGAAGGCCATGAGACTTTCCAGTCCCTTGACCTTCCACTCGTAGTCCATCCACTGCACGAACTTCTCAAACATGAACTCCTCCTTGTTCTTCATCACCTTCTCGGGACTGATGAAAGACACGATGCAGTACTTCTGCGTCGGGATCTCAGGGTCTTCGTCAAGATAGTCAACAGGTCCATTCTCATCGCGCTTGGGGAGCTCAGTGCGGGGCATTTACTCTACCACTCGGTTCACATGAAAGTCTTTTCTACGCACTATGCAATGAGCAAGCTCTCGGCCAAGGAATTTGATGAGTACCGGAACGAGCCGGCCCCGAGCAAGGAGGGTCTGTTCAGCGACGATGACGAGAAGAAGATGGCTGCCGAGCGCTTTTGGAAGCAATTCGTCTATCGCGCCGAACTTGGACAGGTTGGTCTGCTCATGGAAGGCGAGGAGCTGAAAAAGACACAGGCGCTTATCGGAAGCCCCGAGAAACGAAAGGAGTTTGAGGAGCTCACGGGTCACAGCGAGCAGGAGTTTACCGATGTACTTAAGAAGTATGTAGATGAGGCCGAGGAAGACAGAAAATCACTGTACAAGGATGGCATGGACCGGTTCCAGACGTTTCTCCAGACAGGAGCACGGCGCCGTCGCAGACAGACACGGAAACTTCGTCGTCGCACGTCCAAGAAATCGCGTCGGAGCAAAAATGTACGGTAAAGATAAATGTACGACATCTTCACTACTGCGTACCTCTTCTTTCTGCTGTGCCCCGGTGTCGTGGTCTCGCTCGGATCCGGAATGATGGCCGCGGCGATCCATGCCATCGTGTTCTTCGTGGTTCTGCAGTACCTTTCTCTGTATATCCCCTGGTGGGCTGTGTGGCTTGTGGGCGTTCCTTTCGTTTCCTACAAGGTGTTGTCGGGTCGCTCGGTGGCTGCCGTATAATAATTTAAACTAACCTAGCTTCTTAAATATAGAGTAGAATGGGGTGCATATATAAAATAACATGTTCCGAGAATGGAAAGTCTTACATAGGACAAACTAGGAAAGACAGTCCCAGTTCCAGATATACTCGGCACTGGAATGACGCTATCAAGCGAAACACAGATACTCCACTCTACAGAGCATTCAAGAAATATGGACGAGATGCGTTTTCACTAGAAACACTTTGTATCATCCCAGCCGAATCTCTTGATAACATGGAATGCTATTTTGCCGAACAATATGAGTCATATGTTTGGGAAAACGGTTACAATGCGGTATTATGTGGGAAGGGTAGGGCTCCCAACTTTAATCACAAGCAAGAACATCGCGATTTAGTGTCTAAGCTAATGAAGGGTAAGAAAATGAGTGATGAGACGAAGAAGAAGTTGAGTGATGCCAAAAAAGGCACTCTGTGTAAGTGGGATGATGCAACAAGAGCTCGGGTCATAGAGAAATGCAGAATCCACGCAACTGGGAGAAAACTTAGTGACGAGGCGAAGGCAAAGATTGGTGCAATTCACAAGGGAAGGAAAGCAACAGACGAAGCCAAGAAAAAGATGTCCGAGTCCCACCGGAAGCGCCTTGAAGATCCGAATGCATACACGCGGAAGGGAATTCCCCACAGCGATGAGACCAAGAAGCATTTGAGCGAGATTCATCGTCAACGATATTTAGAAAATCCCCGCGCTAACGGGTGTTCAAAGTTTACAGACGAGCAGGTTCGCCATATCCGCTTAAACCCAGATAAGTTGACGCAGAAACAACTTGGTGAGCACTACGGAGTATGCTTTCAGAATATCAGTCAAATACAGCTTCGCAAGACATATAAACACGTCGTCTGAAATTTCTTCCCGCCTAAGAACCAAACAAATGGATTCTAAGCCGAAGCCCACCCCCTCTGCCGGTGTTGACATGGCGGATTTGATCATGAGACTCGTAAAGTACCTTCTTGAGGGTCTTGCAGTGGCCATTGCCGCCTTTGTGCTTCCGGGCAAGACCCTGAAGGTTGCCGAGGTTGGCATGATTGCCCTGGTCGCGACGGCCACGTTCGCCATCCTGGATATCTATGCGCCTAGCGTTGGCGCGTCGGCTCGCACGGGTGCCGGTTTCGGCATTGGTGCCAACCTGGTTGGGTTCCCGCGGGTGTAAGGACCCTTGGGACGTGTCTAAGGAAAAAGGACCCCTTGGGGGACGTGATACGAGCTGTGGGGATCGAACCCACGCGGCTTTCGCCAACAGATCTTAAGACTGTCTCCTTAACCACTCGGACAAACTCGTTAGGTCTTGAGAACATTAATTAAACTACCTGCGAGGGAGACGGTGATGATAGATGCGTAGTTAGACTGTGTCATTTGGACCACACTGAGCGCGACGGAGCAGACGGGCGATGCGGTGGACACAAGCGTCTGCGCAATCTCGGCAAATGAATGAGGGACGCAGAACATGTCATAAAACCGAGCACAACCGTAATGAACCCCGTAATTGAGACCAACGGCCACGAGAGAGCGTGCAATAACTTCCATTTACCACTTACCCACCAAAAGAACTCAATAATGGAACCGACATCCATTTTACTTGTCCGTTACAATGGCCGTTGGGTGACACTCCACCCTCGTCCATTTGAACCTGAGCGAATGACCACGGATATTGCCTGGATGCAAATCAAGGAGAACATTACGGCTGAAGAAGCCTATCGTCGTTGGTTTGAGCTACAGCGCAGAATTTCTCGTGTTCTCAAGTAATGAATACGATCCTCCTCGCATTAGCATTTACCGTGCTGATCTACCTCGTGTGGAGATTGTGGAAGCCTGTGCTGGCACCGAAGCGCGAGGTAGCGAAGGACAAGGCCAATCTCTACTTTTTCCATACGGACTGGTGCGGTCACTGCATCAAGGCCATGCCTGAATGGGAAAAGCTGGAAGCAGGACCTAGACAGTTTGGCAATACCGAGGTCTCGTTTATTCGCGTGAATGCCGAGAAGGATCGCGAGACGGCGGATTTGTATGAAGTGCGGGCCTATCCGACGATAAAGCTGGAGACCTCAACGGCTCTCTACGACTACTCGGGCAGACCGACAGCAGAGAACCTAACAGATTATCTCCGGAAAACGCTTGGTAAAGAAGCGTGAAGCCTGACTATATCCCTGATCAAAGAGCTGTTTCTTGTTTTCCGGGGTCAGTTCTTGCAGAAGCGAAATTTCATCATTCTTGAACCAAATCACCGTATCCGTGTGTGACTCAAGACGCATAGCCTCGTAGAGCGTTGCGGCATAATCGGACATCTTCATTGCCTTTAGGCGGTCGGGGCTGATGAGCAGATCGGCGCGGCTAATGTGAAACACCAGGCAGCTGGCCGGAACGATCTTGTGCATGTTGTGGTCGAAAAATCCACCATCCACATAGACATTGTTGTAGATGACCTGCGGATGAAAGACAAAGGGTAGACAACATGAGGCTCGGAGCGCAGCCAAAATAGGAACTGTCCCTGAAAAGAAGACGGTGCGTCGTGTCGTGAGGTTGGCCGCCATGATGTAGAGCTTCTGCGGCGCGTCACCGATTGTTGCCGTTCGCAGATCAATACCTACCTTATCAAATGCCTTGACAACACAGTCTGTGAAGGGGTCCATTGAAAAGAGCCCCTTCTCAGTCGTGAAGGACGTCACTGTCGTCAAGCTAATTGCCGGAATTACACTTGACAGATTGAAATCATTCTCAAACATGGCGCGGATCGTCTCAAGAGGCAGATTGTAGGCCAGTGCGGTGGCCAACACGGATCCAGCCGAACACCCGTAGATTCCGTCCGGAAAGACCAAGTCTTGTCGTTCTTTCAGGGCAGCCAACCCACCAACCATCAGACCTCCACGAACACCTCCGCCTCCGAGTGCAATTGAGCTAAACATTCTTACAATGAGTATGTAAGGATGCTGAAAGCCCGTGACGTATGGGACGAACAAGAAGATCGCCGTGAGAAACGCATGCGTGCCATGAGACCCGTCTTATCCCAATTATACGGTCAAATCCGCAAACAGGCCACCCACTCTCCGAATGCACCCTATATCGTCTTTGAAATTCCCGCATATGTCTTTGGATACCCGCTCTTTCAAATGACGGAAGCCCGTGAATACATTATGAACACCCTTTCGCAAGGTGGATACATGGTGTGGGTCATTGACGAAAAATATCTGCTCATCTCTTGGCTCAAGACGGCTGGTGGCAAACTGTCTCAGCACCGCCCGCCCTTGCTGACCAATTACCGTCCTCAGGTCTATGATCCATCAACCCTGAACAGTATGCGATAGGAAAAATGGACATCATCTCACTCAAGAAAAGAGAAAGACATATGTGTGAACACGAAATTGTGGTCAATGACGGAGAGCGCGTCTGCACTCGCTGTGGAACGATCATGGGCGCAGAAATTGACGAGGGAGCCGAGTGGCGTGTCTACGGGAACACCGAGGACGATCCTTCGCGCACGGGAACCATTACAAGCGAGCTTCTGCCCGACTCTTCGTATGGATCCATGATGATGCGCAGGCGGGGTGGACAAGTATCTGAAGAAGCCAAATCTATTGCAAAGCTGTCTGCGTGGTCATTCTCAAGCCACGGAGAGAGATCTTGGATGGGTATCTTTGATGCGATTCAACAGTCCTGTGCTCGGGCTGGATTGCCCAAGGCCATTGTCATGGATGGATGTGCGACCTTCAAGAAGGTGGAGGATGCCCAAAAGACCCGTGGAGAAACTCGCCGAGCACTGATGGCAGCGGCAATCTTTACGTCATGTCGCCAGCACGATGCAACTCGGACACATGAAGAAGTGGCTGCCCTCTTTCATGTGTCTATTCGCGCTCTTTGCAAGGCACTGATGCGGTTCAATGATGGTGGATCCAATGTTCTGAGCACTCAGCTTGGAATTGCCGAACGTATCTGCGCAGATATGAGCTTGTCCGACACGGATCGCGATGCAATTGTTCTCATGCTCCAGAAAATGCCCGAGATGGAACACACGCCCAAGACCATTGTGGCTGGCGTTGTCTGCTCGGTGCTGGGCGGCCAAATCGCCAAGGTCTCAGCCGCGTCGGGAGTGTCATCGGTTTCCATCCGCAAGATTGTGGAAAAGTTTAAGGCGACGGGAAGTACGTGATGGAGTAGGTAAATGTGAGAGGTACTCCAGTCCCATTGGATAGTGTAAGGTTGCTGGTTGAGAAACTAATCGTAGCGTTAGATGTGGTATTTGCCATACTTGCTGCTGCATATGTTCCTCCCTGTGTTGTGACCGTTAGCATTCTAGATGCATAGTTAACGAAGGATGCAGTGTCGTGTGCGGATGCAATCATGATTCCTTTTTTCAACACGCCAATGTTGGATGTTCCGGCGGCACTAACCGTGATTGTTCCCGTTAGCGAGAAAAATCCACCTGTGGCCTGAATGGTTGCATTGCAGTTGGCTGAGCGTACATTGCTAAACCCCAAGGTTGCATTGCTATTGACGTCGTGGGTCATCACCAACGATGCCCAGCCATCGGATACACGCATGTTGCCATTGACGTCCAAGGTATACGTGCCGGGAAGTGTGTTAATTCCAAGGTTTCCATTGTTCGTAGATCCGCCGATGCGAGTAAAACCATTCACGTCTAATGTAATATAGTTTGAGGGGTCTGTCAGCACAGACGTATTTATGCCAATGCGGTTATTCACAAGATCCCCTACAATCGCGGTATTGGATCCGCTGCCGATGAGAAGGGTGTTGGAGACCGACGTGCCTCCGTTGGATACGCCGGGACCGAGAAAGATATTGTTGCTGCCCGTGGCAATGCCCGTAGCACAGCCAATGTAAATGTTGGAGTTTCCACCATTGAGCGTGTTTGCACCAATGGAAATGCTGTTGGAACTGTTGCTAACTCCGTATCCAGCGCGGTAGCCAAGGAACACAGAGTTTTTCACGTTTGACGACACACCGCCCGCACCCGTTCCCAAGAAGGTATCCGTGGTGTTGCTGCTGGTCACGAGTGTAGAATGGGAATTTCCCGCGCCAATGCCGACATATACATTGCCAGCTGAGTCCCCCACATTTGCCACATACGTAGTCACCGCATTGGCCGAGACGGTGTCAATGTTCACAAGCTCCAACTTCGTTTGATAGTTGCTCGTGGTGGTGTTGTAGACAAACGTGGGCCGAAACACGTTTGTCAGTAGGTTCTGGACGTTAGACGTGCTACTCATTGTATTCAGGAGAGACAAAGGTTTAAGTGTTTTCTCCGCTATATATACAGTATGTCCTTCACTCTCTTCCCTATCAAGCCTTCCGAGCAGCACCTCTACAAGATGTACAAGCAGAGCGTCGCCGTCTTTTGGACGCCAGACGAGATTGACTTTTCCAAGGATCAAGCCGATTGGGCAAAGCTGACCGAAAATGAGCGCCATTTCATTGGGCGCGTACTGGCGTTCTTTGCTGGATCGGACGGAATTGTCATGGAGAACCTGGTGACCCGGTTTCAGGGTGAAGTGAAGTCACAGGTGGTCAAGCTGTTCTACTCCTTTCAGAACGCGATGGAGGGAATTCACTCGGAGACATATTCTCTGCTGATTGATACCTACATCAAGGACGAGGAGGAGAAGGCCAAGCTGTTCAATGCAATTGAGACGATCCCGTGCATTGGCAAGAAGGCGGAGTGGGCTCTGAACTGGATGGGATCTGACAAGTCCTTTGCAACGCGCCTTGTCGCCTTTGCCTGCGTGGAGGGCATCTTCTTCTCGGGCGCATTTTGCTCTATCTTTTGGCTGAAGAAGCGCGGCCTGCTTCCGGGCCTGACGTTTTCCAATGAGCTCATTTCTCGCGACGAAGGACTTCACACGCAGTTCGCGGTGGCCCTGTTTCACACGCTAGAGACCAAGCCCTCCGAGGAGACTGTGGCAACCATCATTCAGCAGGCTGTGGCCCTGGAGAAGGAGTTTATTTGCGATGCGCTCTCTTGCTCGCTGATTGGAATGAACGCAAAGCTGATGCAGCAGTACATTGAGTTTGTGGCTGATCGTCTTGCGGTCCAGTTGGGCGGCAAGAAGATCTATGGTGTGTCGAATCCCTTCGACTTCATGGACCTGATTAGTTTGGAGGGGAAGACGAACTTCTTTGAGAAGAAGGTGTCGGATTATTCCCGCGTGACAACGTCCGAGGCGCTTCGGCTGGATGCCGATTTCTAAGCAGTTGCCTTCGGGGCCACCACCGTGGGCGTGGGGGCCGGCGGCGCAGTCGCCTTCTTGAGTGTCGCATCAACACCCTCGCGGACAAACACGTAGTAGACGATGACAAGGGCGAGAAGAACCCAGGCCCACGTAGGGAACTTGGGCATCTTCATTTTATACATACTGATATATAATTAGACGGCTCGTCATGGGTGTTGCTAAGAGCAAGGCGTTGTTTCTAGAGAAATTCCCGGAGTTCCGAGAGCAATGGGAGCGAAACAGAGTGCGGACCGCTGGGTTCATCAAGTATACAACATTGGCAAATACCAAGAAAGGATACGGCGTTTCAGTTGACACCTCTGCGCTTCCCTCGTTAAAACGCATAAATGCCCTCGGGTTTTTCACATTGGATTCGCAAACTGGAGAATTTATCAAGGACAACTATCGTGAACGAGCATACTGCGAGGGCTTTATACCGAATCAACTCTTGAGTTCATTTGTAAAGCACCTGAATGAATGCAACGAGAAACTAGAGATTGTTGTGTATCCAAACAATGATATCAATATTCCGTTGACGCTTCAAACAGTAAATGGAGTTGAAAAGACATTTACAGTTATTCCTAGGTATACTGAATCTGAAATTCAACCGTATGCCATTGACGCGGTTTTGAATGCCGGAGAAAGGGGATCTACCGAATCGTATTATGAAGGTCCGCCGGTAGGACATATTGATATAGATCCTAGTCGTTGGACTCTTGTGCTTGTCTTTGATCCCGCATGGGGACACAATGCGGTAGATGAAACAGGGGTCTTCACGTGTATTGAAGATGCCATGACACGCGCACTACAAGAACCCGTTCCTCAAAATGCTGGACGCAGACGTCGTAGGTTGATGACAAGACGGTATTGCAAGAAAACGCCATGCCGTCGCATGGGCTTTACGCAAAAGGCGAGCTGCCGTCCGTATAAGAACTGTTATCAATGAAGAATTACATTCCCAGCCGACGTCGTCAGCTTCTCGTCACCGGTCTTAGAAGGCGTGACCGGAACAAAGTGCTCCGTGGACATCAGGCCGAGAACGAACATGATGAGAAACGAGACGACCACAATGACAAGAACATACTTGCCCAGCGTCCAAAGCAGTCCCTTCATTGACGAAGAGTTCTTTGCAGCGTAGGCACCGACACCCGACGCAACCATTGTCTCAAGAAAGCCACCTCCCTTCTTAGCAGGCATTTATTGAGAACGCAAGGTTATTTCCCTGATGCCGAGTTGGTGGCATTGGCCGGCGGCGGGGGATCGGCCTTCTTTCCGAACATCACGGCAATCAGAATAAAGACAATGAAAAACAGGAGAAGACCGCCCAGGAAATAGGCGAAATACTTGGCAGCCGTTCCGACAACTCCGAGCACACTGGAATCGGGGTTTTGCTTGGCAAGGTAGGCTCCCATGCCTACAAGCGCAGCGTCTTCAACAAGTCCATCGCCACCGAACATCTTTCTGTGACGAGCCATTTACCTTTAACGCGGAAAGAATGGCAATGGACGAGGACGGCGCGATTGCTCTAGTTGTATTTGGATCCGTGATGGTTTGCATTGTCTTTGTTGTCGTCGGGTCTTGGGTCTGCCCGCAGACACGTCCCCGTCGTATCTCGGGATATGATGATAGCCTCGTTTAAGGCGCCCACAACCTTTCCCCGCCCTCGGTATAAATGGAGTTCCTTCATGCATCAATTGCGCTTCTCGCGTCCATGGTCCTCGTTCTTGCGGGAATGGTCGGCTGGATCTACTGGCAGCAGACGCGCCTTTTCCAGAACATGAATGCCGTGGCCCTGGTGATTGGCGACCTGAACCAGTCGCTGATGGCAACCGTGGCCAAGCCCAAGATTGAGCTGGCGACCGTCTCGCCGCCCCAGGAGACCGTCCAGCACGCCGAGATCCCGACGTCGGATGAGGAGGAGGATGAGGACGATCGCCTGTCGGTTGAGAAGGAGGCCGAGGTCATCACGGGTGCGCCGGCGCCCCTTGACACGGATGGTCTCCAGGACAAGTCCAAGAAGGAGCTGCAGGAGCTTCTGACGGCCCGCGGTATTCCGTTTGGCAAGGCGGATCCCAAGAACACATTGATTTCTCTGCTTAAAGCCACGGCGTAAAGGAATACAATGAAAGTTGTTTCGTTTGACATTGGACTTCGTAATTTGGCATACTGTGTTTTGGAAGGCACAGACCGCAACGATGTACGCATCGTAGATTGGAATATCATTGACGTACTAGGAGAACAGGCGGGTGTCGGTGCTCCTAGATGTCACAAGTGCACGTCAGCTGCGCGTTACGAGCATGCGTCCAATGGACAATTCGCTTGTGCCAAGCATACGCCGCGCAGAAAAGCAAAGGTCACAAAGGCCGAGATCAATAAGCTGACGCCGAATGAGCTTCACGCCCAGATTGATGCAGAGGGCTTGACAACGGATGCCACGAAAAAGTCGGATTTGGTTGGTCTGCTCTACAATCACCGAAAGCAGAATACGTGGAAGAAGTGTGTCTCATCTGCTATTCAGGGATCGGTGCTGGATCTGGCTCCTGCCATTATCAAGAGTTTGGATGCCCGAGCTGCATCTTGGAAAGGCGCAGATGTTGTGGCACTGGAGAACCAGATGGACCGCCGGATGTTCGGGGTCCAGGCCATGATCCAGATGTATTTTTCGTGCCGTGGGTTTCGGTGCTTGGGTGTGTCGGCAACCCACAAGCTTTCCAATATCGTGACTGTGGACGATTCAACGGCATCGTACAAGGGTCGTAAGAAGACGGGCATAACACACGCCTATTCTTTGGTGCCTGCTGCGAACCAAGAGCATTTTGCTAAGCACCCCAAGAAGGACGATTTAGCAGACTCGTTCCTGCAGGGGCTCTGGGTGTTGGAACATACCAAAACTTAAATGTAGAAGTGATACAATGGCCACGATTGCTCTTGGCAGTACTGCACTGGTTCTTGGTTTGGCCGCTGCAGCTATTGCGTCAAAACCCCATGATGTAGCCGCAGCAGAAGCCGCACTAAAAGCGGCCGCGGATCATGTTGCCGAGGTCAAGGCACAAAAGGAAGTCAAGCTGCCTCCAGTTGAAGAGGTTGAAGGCTGGGGTCACGAAGTTGATGATCGTGGCCAAACATATTGGTGGCCCTTGAATGATGAAACAAAGACACAGTGGGAGAAGCCCACTAGACCTCCTGCTCCTGCACCGGCACCTGTAGTTGCCCCGGCTCCTGTGGCTGCACCTGCACCGGCACCTGCGCCTGCGCCTGCTCCGGCTGCTGCTGTTGTTCCTGCACCTGCTCCTGCGCCCGCACCTGCTCCTGCTCCTGCGCCTGCGCCTGCGCCTGCTCCGGCTGCTGCTGTTGTTCCTGCACCTGCACCGGCTCCTGCGCCTGCTCCGGCTGCTGCTGTTGTTCCTGCACCTGCACCGGCTCCTGCGCCTGCTCCTGCGGCTTTGACGAGACTCCAAGCACTTGAGCGTACAGCGGCTGCTCTTCAGCCCGGACCTGCCAAGGATGAGGCTCTTGCAGCGATTGCAGCGGAAAAGGCAAAGAATAAGCTTACCATCCGGGCTCCTCGTCAACCCGATGCGTCTGAAATTGAGCGAGAAGAGGCCGAACTTCGTGCATTACACGAAAGGCATGCTGCAGAACGAGCTCGCAAACGTGCGGCCGGCGAGCCCGTTGACACGACCGAAGCAGAAGAAGTCGAGATCGCTGCACTCCATGCTCGGCGTGCTGCAGATCGGGCTCGTAGGCGTGCGGCTGGGGAGCAGGTTGAGACCCCTCGGGCTCGGGCTCGGAAGGCAGGTTCGGGTCGTCGTCGCGTTCTAACTTTCAGAAGGAAGCCCAAGACAAGAAGTAAGAATGGACATAGATCTCCTCGTAAACGCACAATCCGCAGGAATCGCTAATCTGGAGACGGTGGATCTCCCCACAATTACGTTTGATGATGTGCCCGCCTCCACGCCGGGGCCGAAGCTTGTTCCGTCGGCGGAGGAGACTGGGCCGATCAGCATGGGTGGCACAATGAACTTCAATGCCGAGCCCTATGCTCCCCAGGTTGCTCCTCGCAGAGTGTCGGATGAGGCAATGATGAAGGAGAAGTATGAGGTGCTCCGGAAGTTCGAGCGTCTCTCCAAGATGGGCGTGCCGATGCGCAAGCGCTTTACCATGGATTCCCCGCTTGAGGAGATGAAGCTGGAACTGGAGTTCATCAAGCGCGAGAAGTCAATGGACGCCACTATCAAGCAGTTCTCGGAGTGGTTCGTGACGGCCATGAGCGGTTTGGAGTATGGCTCTAAGCATGTCACTCTGCTCAAGGCATTTGGTCTGCAGCTGGACGGTCTTTCCGAGTCCGCACAGATGAATGTGGTGGACCTTGAGGATGATTTTGAGGAACTGTACGATCAATATGGCGACAACCTCAAGATGCACCCGCTTGTCAAGATCCCGATGCGCGCATGCATGATGATCTACATGGTTCACCTGACGAACCAGATGACCCGCAAGGCGCCGATCCCGAACATTGATGATATCATGCGCCAGAACCCCGACATTGCTCGTAGTTTGGCGGCTGCGGCTATGCAGAACCAGACCCAGCAGATGCGCACAACTGCCAATGTCCCTCCTCCTCCTCAGGCCACGAACCCTCTTGCTGGACTGATGAGCTTTATGCAGTCGGGCATGCCGCCGGCACCTCCTCCCTCCATGATCCCGAAGCAGCCTGCCGCCGATAAGCAGGTCAAGATCGGTGGTGGTGGTGGTGCCAAGGTCAAGGCTCCTCCTGCGCCTGCTCCCGCTCCGGCACCGGCACCGGCACCGGCTCCGGAGATGCGGTCTCCGCCGAACATTGATGAGCTTCTGAAGAACATCAAGCAGTCGGTCATTGTTCCTCCGGGCAACGGTCCTCCTCCCGCTACTCCTGCGTCAGCTCTTCGTGGAAGTGGGCCGAAGAAGAATGCGGGATCCACCGGCAAGAACTCTGTTGTAATCAAGCTTTAAATCTGCGTGTAGAATAAATGCCTGCAGGAAGCGTCATAGTTTTTCCCAAACACGAGCGTCCGCCGGCTGCAAGAAAGCCCACTGACGCCGAAAAGAAGGAGATGGACGCTAAGCAGGAGGCGTCACTGAGAAATGCGCTGGCCGAGACAGAGCACGCAAAGGTGGCTCGGGATGCGGCGAATGCAGCTTTAAGCCGCAAGAAGGGAGGCCGCAAGTCCCGTCGTCGTCACAGCAGACGTCGTCACACACGGGCCACAAGGGCCCTCACAGCCCGCAAGCATTAAAAAACGTAACAAGGAATAAGATGACCCCTGAAGAAAAAGCCGCAGCAAAAGCTCCGCTCTTGGGAAAAAGAAGTGCTCTTGAAGCCAAGATTGCGTCGCTTAAGCAGCAGATCAGCAAAATTGAAAATGCAGAGGAACCGGATACTCCGGCATCTGGGGTCGGAAGCCCAGGTGCAGTTGATTATGCTGCAGAACTTCGTGTTGAATTGGAGGCTGCAGAAGATGAGCTCCTTGCCAATGCCACAGTGCTTAACAAATACGCGGGTCGGCGGCGGCGTGGTGGAGCTGAGAGCGAGGCAAGCCAGTGTCTTAGAGAACTTGAACGGGATCTTCCAAAATTGATAGAGGATAATTACGAAGCACGCGTTTCAGAGAGTAACATTCTTCAGAGAATCAAAGATGGCGTTAAAGACGCCCCGATTGCGCCTGCGGGGCCTGTAGCACCACCCGGATTTGTTCCGAGCTGGGTGAACCAAAAAGTTGAAGAAGCCGAACGACAGATTAAAAGTGGGGTGCGACGAGGCCTCCCTACGAGAAATAAGTTGATCGTGATCCTGGGCGGGTTAGATGACATGTTCCATACTTGGCGCCAGGGTGGACGCCGCCGGACTGCTCGCAGGCACCGCAAAGCGCGCAAGACGCGCCGCTCGTAGTTCGTCCGGTGTCAGCGTAACTGCCGGCCCAACTGCCTCTCCATTTAGCTCACACATCTGAACCCACTCCTCTTGCGTGATCTTTTGAAATGTCTTTAGGCAGATGGAGACATCCTTCTGTGTCTTCTTTCCCATATGCCGACAATAGTCACAGTTTGTCATGACGATATACTGTGCCCAGGGTCCAGTGCGCAACACCAGCGCATAAAACGTAGACAGTTGCTTCCAGGTCACGACGTTCTTCTTGTGCGATACATGTGTCTTGTACTTGCACTGAACGGCATAGTACTTTCCATCCTTTTCAGCCACGATGTCGATTCCGACATCCGGGCGGCGAAGGCTTAGTGTGGTCAAGAGTTCCTCAGGAACATCCTTGAGGAGCCAAACGGTATTCATCTTTCGTACATGCTTGAGATACTTGACGCAGAACTCTTCAAAGACATCGCCACGTACCTTCTTGTTGTCTCGTACTCGCATCTCGGTAAAGGTGTGGGCTGGCTGATTGTACCACTTGTGGCATTCTGCAAGGAAGAGGTCAAAGAGACTTTGTCCGTCTGGGCGTGGTGTTAGAAAGAGTGCATGAAGATCCATGATGCAACCGTCTACTCGGCTGCTTAAACTCAATCCGTTTTACGAAACAGCAGAGGCGCAGACTTATCGTAAGCCGGGTGATCTGCCTTGGACACACCCGGATCTACCTTGCCGGGATTGGTCATGCCCTCGGCGCTGCGACGAGAGACACCCGAGGCAATGATAATGTATCCAGCGGTCAGAAGGGTAGAGTGAACAACGTCGCGAGTGGCAATGAAGCACACGGCAAAAATCGCAATGCGTCTCAGCAGGATATTGCGATTGTACTCCTTTTCATCACCACTGAACTCATCCACCAGGTGACGAGACCCGATATTCAGCAGGATCATCATGACACCGATAAAAAACTTGTTGGAGTTGATGGCATCCAGGACCGTCGGCTTCTTCATTATCCTATGCCGAGAGTTTAGACGGGCGAAACCGTGGAGGAAGACCCGCCGGACGGCTGAACACCGCCCATTGTGGGAGGAGCACCAACCGGCGGCATCGTGGGCATCGGGGTCGTCATCGGCGCCGTGCTGACACCGGGTCTAGGCGGCGGCGTGGTTACACTCGCGCCCGGCAGAGATCCAGAGGACGAAGGAGGGACGCTTCCGGCCGCCGCGGACACTGTCTTGCAGCTATTTGTCACAGCATCCAGCGCATATCCATCCGGGCACGTCACCGTGGGCGCAACAGTGGTCGTCGGCGTCGTGAAGCCCTCCCAGCTCATCCGCGAGCAACGCAGGTACGCAATCACGAGCAGAAGCGCCACCGAGCAGCTGACGTACTTGTGGACGTAGATAATTCCAGCGAGAGCCGCCGCCTTTCCAACCGAGGTGGACAGCAGCTCGCGAACAGCTTGAAGGCTCGGGATAAACGCGAGGTAGGCAATCAACGCACCAACCGCAAAGAGTTCAGTACGAGGAGACAGCATTTATAGTTCCCTCATATTTTTCTGTGTTTCTTTGAACAAGTGGAGTATGAACTACTCGAGCCTTGAAGATGCCTTTGGCAGCCCCTTCGGTCAGCGCCGACCGATTACAGCTGAGCACCCCGAAAAGAAGGAGACGTTCACTACCGAAAGACCGGATCAGTCCGAGAAGCATGCTGAACTGATAAAGTCCGTGACGCCCTCGCTTCCTCTTGATAAGGATCCGGAGACTGTCTCCTTCAATGCCACACCCGCCAAGCCTCTTCCGGATGCCCCACTGGATCCCCGTCTGCCCACCTTTGACCGGGCTCGGGTTCGTGAGCATTTCGGCATGAGCGGTGGCGGCGGTGATGATTCCAAGCTGGATCGCATTCTTCGTCTGATTGAGCAGAACCGCACAGGCTATGCACCCAACACAACACAGGATATGCTCCTGTACATTGCTACGGGTGTGTTTTTCCTGTTTACGTTTGATACGTTTGTTACACTGGGCAAGTCTATGAGGGGTCGTTAATTACGGCGACCCAGACCGATCGTTCGGCCCAAGACGGGTAGACAGAGACGAGAACTTGTCAAATCCATTGTCAAGGTACTCAATCTCAAACGTCAAGCAATAGTTGAGTCCGGTAGGAGGTGTTGCCGATGCATAGGCCTGCGATGTATTCCAATAAATGAAGCCCTGGCTGCCCTGCTGAGAGTGAAGGCGGGTGCGAATCCGGAGACGATCCAGTTTTCCAATCGGGGGACTGAACCGAGAAATATTCTCCATACCCGAGTGATCGTTGTACTCAATCAGATAGTTGCCCGAAGCAGACGTGTTAGCGACTGCAGAGGTGGCGATCTTTGCAAAGAAGCTGTCAGGATACTGCGACCGATTGCCGGCCAGCGCAGTCTCGTCTCCCTTGTTCAGGCCATCAATGTCCACCATGAAATACATGGGAAACGGCGCAGCCAGCTTGACATCTCCGGCCGATGTAAAGGTTCCCGACGCAATGTTCTGGCCGTACGTATAGGGGTGCTGAATAGCAAGATCCATCGTCGGGAACTCGGCACTCATCAGGCGGAGAGACACGACCTTCTCGTAGACGCGAGGAAGATAGACAATGAACTCGCCATTGGTGAAGTAGATGCCCGTATCGCGGTCGGACGAGTCAATGTGAAGCACCTTCTTCACAGTCCTGAGTTCAGGTGTCGGTGTGGACTTGTTCACAATGGTTCCACGGTAGTCAAACTGCATTATTACTTCTCGTGAGATAAATCGGCGTCAGCTGTCCGCCACGTCTTTCCGTGAAGCACGAAGGAATGCACCCGAGCCATTCCCCACGCATGAGGCGTTGCGCCTGGGCGGTGACCTGTGCGCCAAGCGGCCATGCCACGATTAAAGACCTTGTGCAAAACTCCGAGCGAGACGCCGGTTGCCTTGGCGATTTCAGGCAGAGACTTCACTCCGGGATACTTTGTGTGAAACCGAGAGGAGTAGGACGATGGCCGGCGCTGCGTTCCCTTGTCAGTCTTAAACGGCTTGTAAGCCTTCGGGTCCTTCCACGACATCTTTGACCTACGGGTGATCTCCCGATGACGCTGAGACTTGCGTCGTGTAGAAAGCCCACGATAGTACTTAGGCGGCCACAACATTGTATTCTACGTTTAAAATCAAATATGGGCGACGGGGCAACGGACATTGGGCAAAATGTTAGTTGGACAGTTACATTAGAGGATTACTTTGCTCAGACCGGTGAGAAGGCAAATGGTCTGGCCATTATGCACAAGCGTGCGGAGAGCATTTTTACTCGCCGCAAGACATACATTGATCTGCCGGTGATTGTGGGATCTGGTGCGGTTGCTTTTCTGAACGCTGGATCGTCAAGCCTCTTCACCGACCACCAGCTCGCCGCCACCGCGCTCGGCGTGGGGTCGCTGATTATTGGCGTTCTGAACACGATTGGCACCTATTTTGGTTGGGCCAAGCGTGCGGAGGGCCACCGTCTCTCGGGCATTCACTACGCCAAGCTCTATCGGTTCATCAATGTGGAGATGCGCCTGCCTCGTGACCAGCGCATGCAGCCGGGCGATTTCCTGAAGTATGTAAAGGACCAGTACGATCGACTGGCTGAGCTGAGCCCGATGCTTCCGAGCTCCATCACCAAGGACTTTGCCAAGCAAATGGAAAAATACATGGACATCTCCAAGCCAGAGGAGACGAATGGCCTGAACAAGATTGAGATCTTCATTGACTCGGCGAATGAGCTTCACACGGGTATGGTCAGTCCTCTTGAACCTCCGCCGAAAATGGCGACGGTCCCCCCAAAGCAGGTAACTCAGGTTCCGGTGGTGGCACCGGCCGCCCCGGCAAAGCCATCTGCGTAACCCGATAGTTTCGCTTTCGGTATAGAGTGTTTCGTGCCCCAAACTGCCGCCGAAACTGGGGATCCACGATATCTACAATAACCGGGTGGATCTTGCGAACTGACTGTTCTACTCGCAGAATACGCCCCACAATCTGATCAATGTCTGGCCGCGGTGTGGCCATGACCAACGTGTTCAAGGTAGGGACATCAAATCCCTCCTTGCACATGGAATACGTAGCAATCAGAATGGCCTTGTCAGCACAGAACTCAGTCCGCTTTGCCGAGCTGACCTTTTGCGAAAGAATACAGGCTGTGGCTTGCACCTCGGGGGTCAAACCATCCAAGATGGCCTTGCAATGATCGACTCGGTCCGACAGCACCAGAATTTGCCGTCCTTCATCACACACATCTTCAATAATCTTGCAGAGCCACTGCGTCCTGTCTGCACACTCGGCCAGTTTATTGACCATGATAGGCACCGACACAAATCCCTGCGAACTGAGAACAACCTTGTTGAACTCGGGGTCCGTATTGACATACTGAAAGACCTCCACGGTGACCTTTGTGTCCACCGAATCGCCCGTATCTGACTTGTAAAGTAGCGGGCCTAGAAACCAGTGAATTACATACATCAATTTGTCCTTTCGGTCTGGCGTTGCAGACAGTCCAAGCATGTATCGCGAAGTGATCTTCGGTAGCGCCTGCACGAAAACCTCAGATGCGATATGATGGCACTCATCCACGATGACCAACCCGATCGGCTTGAATACATTGATGTTTAGTTCCTTCATGGAAAGGGTTTGGAGCATAACAATCACAACGTCCCGATTGTCCACTTCGCACACATCTGCCTGGACTCGGCCTATTCTCGCATTCGGTAGAAAGGATTTGATGCGATCTTCCCATTGGTCTCGCAAGAAGGTGTTGTGGACAATGACGAGCGTAGGAAGGCGTAGTTGAGAGGCGATGTATAGCGCACACACCGTTTTCCCTCCACCTGTCCGGAGGGAGATAATTCCATCATGGGGTTTGGGAAGCAGGAAGGAATCCACAACGGGGCGCTGCGCGTCGCGGATGGTTCCGGCAAAGGTCCAGTGTTGAGCTGGGGTTTCTGCAACATTTCGGGTGGTCGGAACCTCTCCGTACTTGTCAAGTCCATAGTGCTTGGGGAGATAGAGGAAGGACTTGTCTTCATGATACACGGGATATCGTGGGACAGCGTGCGGGTTGATGAGCGAGAAGGGTTTGACCGTAAGCGCCTTCTTGATAGAAGGATCATTTGCGGTTTTTGTAATTTGGTATCCATGGATGGTCAGCATGCCAACCAATTCTTTGTATGTAGGAGGTTCGTTTTACTCGGCCACGGAGACATCCGTGTAGAGAAGGCCGTCAATAGTGTCCATGATAATCTCCTCGGCACTCTCCAGATCGGAGACGTGGAAGATGATGCTGGGCCCAGTCACCGGCGAGATCTGAACCTTCTCCCAGGGATCAAGATCCATCTGGAGCGACTGGAACATGTTGCCGAGGTAACGGCGAACCCCCGCGCGGGTAAGGATGAAGGTGTAGGCCGTACGGGACCTGGAGTCGCCGGGCGCATAGCGGACGCGCATCGTCTCGGTTGCGCGCTCACCACGGATGAAGTCAATACGGTCGTCCTCGTTGTCGCCGGGGTGGATAAGCCAAACAGTAAGCAGGTTCATTATTCATTACCGACACCCCTCCTTTAAACCTGTCCGTCGTCCCGCTCAAAGTCATTGCCCAGAATGGCTTCGTAGATATTTCCGCCAGCCGCATTGGATCCACCAAAGTCTCCATACTGGCCTCGGGTCGCAATGTCCTCCCCTGCAGGGAGAACCTGGCGATCTTGATCTTCCTCATCTACCGTCTGTCCCACACCAACATCCGTGTCCTCCTTCTCTTGCTCTGCGGCAACTTCCTTGGCAAACAGAATACGATCCTGCGTCTTGATCACATACGGCGCCAGTCCGCGATCCATGAGATCCTTTGTGATCTCGCGCTCAGCGTCAGGCATCATACGAAGACGCTCCGTCACCGTGTAGCGCTCCTTTGCCTTGAGCGTATTTGTCACAACCGCCGCCTTCTTGACGTCAGCCGTCAGCAGGATTAGTGTGAGGTCATTCTTCTTCATATCATCCAGCTTCGTCTTGGTCAGGGGGTCCTTGTTGATCTCTCTCATCAACTCAAATACGTAGCCCTTTGTAATGTCGCGCAGGTCATCCGCTTTTTGCGTGGGATCCAGTGTTTGGACCGGAGTGGGCAGCCCGAAGACACTGGCAAGATAGGTGGCAAGGAGAACATTCGTATGCCAATCTTCTGACGCGCCTTCCTTACCGAGCTTCAGTCGGGCCAGCACATCCTTCTCCTTGACCGACACAGCCTTGAGCTCATTGCGAACGGACACTGGCTTTTCTACCATTTTTGTTTTTATGGACCCTTCGCGAGTAAAGTGAGAGATATTGCTGCGGAGAGGCACCTCGGGCTGCTTGACCTTGGGAGGGCGAATACTCGTCCAATACACGCGGGTCGTCGGGCATGCAGGCAGGGACTTTACACTGCCGAATGCATCCTTGGCCGGCATCACAATTGTACCGGGAAGCATAGTGGATGGTTTGGTCGGCTCCTCCGCTGGAAGGGCAGCTTCGGCCCGTATAAATCCAGCTTCAAGCATGGCTGCCGACTCCTTTCCTTTCAGAAGCGTGGCAATGACCTTGATCACCAGATCCTTCACCTTCTTTGGCGCATTCAGAACCGAGCGCATGGTTGTGGCGCTGGAGCCCTTGAACGAAGTGGGATACGCTTCCAGTGTCTTGGAGAGCACCAATAACATGCTATCCACAATTGTGTATCCTTCGGGTGTCGGCGCATCGCGAGGGTATCCACGCAACGTCAGCGGTTTGCTACTGAACGATCTGCGAGGAACAAGAGCCGGCATGTGTGTCTGAATGAGCAGGATACACTGAGCAATTCCTACTGCACCGCCGTCCAACTTGGCCTTCTCCAGCTGCGCTGCAAGTGTGCGCCCCATTGTCAGAATGGGCAGCAGCTGATCCACCTCGGGAACGATATACAGCAGAGAAATCAACATAAAAAACACCTCGTCAGACGGTTTGGCAAAGTCAAACAGATCCTTCAGCTGCGACAATGTCTTGACTTGATCCATGGCGCCGCTGTTTCCAAACGACTTTACCTCCAGGGCATCTGAGTGACGAATGACATGGCCGTCATCCGTGAACTCATCTTGGTTCTCCAGCACATCTGAATTCACATGCTCTCCACAGAACTTGCACACCCGAAATCCATCCACCTTTGCCGTCCAGTTGTCATAGAAGGCCCGCCGGTCTTCGGCAAGATCTCCCAGCAGAATGGACATGGTGTGAAGACATACTAGAAAGAGCCCCTTGGAATCCACAAAGGTGCTTCCATCCAAAAGAGCACCGCTGACCAGTTCTGTCACATCACGAACTTTGTCCTCGGGAAGACGCTGCTTGTCGCCCAGCACAACCAAAATCTCATGACGAAGGTGAGAAACCTCGCGGGCCGGCGTGGACTCAATCTTCGGCTCCGGAGGAACAAATGCCTTTAGCGGGCGGTTGATCGTCAGTGCCCTGACATACTCTTCCAAAATGGCCTCGTGGGTCTTTTCCATCCACTGCTTACGACCCTTGTAGCCCTCGCGCTTCCGTTCCTGCTTGATGAGCTCAAGAGGAACGCACTGGTAGGTCAGCTTGTCCTTGGCACCCCACGTCCGGCGAAGAACACCCCGAATGGAAAAGTCATGAAAGTCCAGCCCATCCAAATCGCACTCTCGTATGGTTGTGGCCGGGTATTCAAAGTCGGCATCAGCGCCCGGAGACATGGCCACAGTTCCATTCAGTCCCGCTTGCGACATGAGCATATGAACGACCAGCTCACCGCCGTCCATCTGCTCCATGAGCCACTGGCGGGAGGACATTGCAGGAAAGTAGCTGTCGTAATACTTCAGAAGGTTCTCGGACGGCTTGTCACCCCGAGAGATCGGAAACTCAATCTTCGGCGCCTCCTTTGCTACGACCATCTCAACCGGGGGAAACCGGGACTTCCACGAGCTCCACGGAATATCCGACAGCTTCACATCGTAGACGCGGAGATACTTCATGCCCTCCCCATACGGATCGGTTGTAATGGGAACTGCGTGGGTCAGAATGGCATCCAGAGACGGAAGAATGTCGGACAGAGGCGCCGTATTCTCAATCACCGTAGCGGCGCTGGACTGCAAAAAGGGATGTTCCGGCAGGGGGTTCGGAACTGGAACTGGACGCTTCTCTGCGTAGTAGCCCACAAACTTCACGACGTCAGCCGTGTTGGCCATTGGCACCGACAGGATATCAAACCGTCCATCCTCGTGCCGCTGGGTCCGAGGATAGTAAAAGGTGGGCAGAGCGCGAATGGGAGAGTGTCCATCTTGATCCACAAATTCCGTGGCGGTCTTGACTGGATACGGAATGCCGTCTCCACCTTCGCTTGCATACGGTTGAGGAAGCGCGGCCAACATTCTGCGGTAGAAATTGGGAAGGCGCATGTGCTCAGCATCAAACAGCGGGGCCCACGAGGCGTCTACATCGTAGGCAGTGGGCTCAATCGTTGTATAGAGGGGATGAATCCAGCTCAGTCGCTTTCCATACTCGGGCTCGCGCAGAAGATACGTATCTGCTGTCGGCACAATATGCTCCAAATACAAGGCACGAAGACGCTCGGCTTCCTTCCGCAGCACCTCCATCTGGAACTTGGTGACGCGTCCCTTGGGAATTAGCTTTTCATAGGCATCACCCACCTGCTCATCCAAAGTATAAAAACGAATTGTCTCTGGGCGCTGAATAGTCTCGTCATACTCCAGCTCTTCCACCACGACAAATTCGGCTAGCGTAAATTTCAACGTGTCCTTCTCGGCAAGCGCCTCCTCTTCCTTAGCGTTCAGGTCGCCCCAGTCTGCCCCCCAGTTTGCCTGGGTAGCCTTGAAGAACTGTTTTACTTCGTCCTCCGAAGCAGTCATTATACTGACTTGAGAATGGTTTCACACAGCGCCACCGCCTCCTCTCTGAACTTGGCAATCACCTTCTCCGGCTCCGTCTTGGTATTGAACCGGACGATCATCTTGGGCAAGAGCGGATGCACGATCCGATACGATACGTAGTTGATCCCCTGTCCATAGATGAGGATCTGGGCCAGGGCTCCAAGCGTATGTCCCTCCTCTTCCGTCTCAATGGAATACCAATTGTCATCCTCTCGCAGAATGGGATTGGCGCACCAATCCTCAATCTTCTTCTTGTAGACCGTGGCGGCCCGCATAAGAAGCTCCTTGGCCGGAATGACACCAATGCTCTCCACGGCAAAGTCAAACCAGAACGGGCGCCCCTGGTCGTCCACCGCATAGGATCGCTGGATCTCAAAGTTGTCAAAGATCTTTGCCAGCTCTGCGCGGGCCGTCTCGTCATCCCCCGCCGTGGCCACATACGTATCCTTGTCCAGCTTGGCCCGCTCCATATCAATATGGTTCTTGAAGGTGGCCACGCAGACGTGCGAGGCTCCCTTGGTCTCCACCGCCAACGAGGCCTTTACGTGAATGGACTCGGAGGGCTGGAGGTTCATGAAGAACAGCGGCTCGTCCAGATCGCGGTCCTTGAGGAGAACGTTCTTGCGGGGACCATCCACCACAAAGTCATCCGTCGTCACTTCCACAACCCCCTTGCGGGTCAGGTCAGGCGTGGCCGGCGGAAGAAACCGCAGCTCAATCTTCGTGTCCCGAACAATCGCCGCCTCCTCGGGCTTTACATTGACAGGGATCATCTCCACACGATGACGCAGCATCTCGTGGATCATCTTGGTGGAGTTGTCCAGAATTTGCACATTGCGAATAACAACCGTAGGGATCTCAGACAGCAGGATACGCCGAAGACCATTGACAAAGGCGACGGGGACATTCTTGAATTCAACGTCAAGGCGATTGCCGTTCAAAGAAATAGATGAGCGCTCCATTGTATCTAGTCTGTCTTTCGTTATACCTTATCCGTTTTTTTCAGGGCAAACAGCAACGAGATGAACAACCAACCGATCCTGTTTTACAGCCCGCGCTGCTCGCACTCCCAGCAGATCATTCAGACGCTCAAGGGCCTGAAGAAGGAGAGCCTGTGCCGCATGTATTCCATTGATGGCAAGACGCGGGCTGAGCTTCCGCCGTTTCTGAAGAGCGTGCCTACCCTCTACAATCCGGAGACGAAGGATGTCTATATCGGCAAGGACATTTACGCCTACATTGCCAAGCCGGTTACATCTCGTCGCGAGGTGCCGACCCAGCAGCAGCCCCAGGTGGCCGCCCAGCAGCCCACGGGATCCAAGCTCAGTGTCAAGGGCGGCAACGAGGGTATTCAGGAGTGGTCCTTTGCTGGATCGGGCTTCTCGGACATGTATTCGGACTGGGCTGCGCCTAACAAGTTCGTGGCCGATGAGCTCCACTATACGTACATTGGAAATACCCAGTATACGCCTCCGGCACCCGAGCCGGAGACCAAGCAGAGCTACGAAGGGAACAAGGATGGGCGCAACGGCGACCTGGCATCCAGAATGGAGGCTATGCAGAAGCAGCGCGATGCTGAGTTCGCCGGCCCCGTGCGTCAGTAAGCTTACACATTCTACTCAAGTATAAAGTAGAATGTCTAAGAAGATTTTTATGGACGCCTTTTTCAGCCAGTTCCACGACTTCATGGGCGAGCTCATTCGGGTCTTTCCGAATGACGAGGACTTCCCTGCCTACGACGCCGGAGTGGGGCTGGTTCAGAAAATGAACCCAGCAATGGTGTTGTCCGAGTTTGGCAAGCACGTCATGCCATTTGAGGACATTCTTCGCTCTCGCGATGGCAACTTTTTCATGTTTCACGACTTCCAATCACTGGACCCCGACAACACTATGGAGAATGTCATCAAGAAGCTCAAGAACTACTGGGCTGAACTGTCTGAGGGAAACAAGAAGACCATCTGGGACTATATCACCCTGCTACTGGACATCTACAAACGATGTGTCTGATTCCTCAATGCCGTAGAGTCCCTTTGGGTTCAGAGACACTAGCTCCGCCACAGCAGCTTCAGGATTTCCAAAGTTCTGAAACAGAATGCGCACGGCCTCTGCAGGAGACCATTTGTCATCAAGCGTAGGATCGTCAGGGATCGTGACATCCTGCTCGTAAAATGCATCCACCATCTCTTTCAGAACTGCACGGCTGCAGTTCTTAAAGTGAACAATCATATCCACACGACCCGGACGGATCAGCGCCTTGTCAATCCGCTCAGGGTAGTTAGACGAAAAGGCAATGATGCGGCCATTGGCTTCCAGGGTTCCGTCGAGCAGATTGAGCAGAAAGGACAAATCAAACACTTCCTTCTCATCCTGCTTGCGGTCTCCAAACGGATCCTCGTCCTTCTTCTTGTCCTCCACAACCGGCTTCTTCCACTCGCGGCGCAGAACCACATCGCCCATGGCATCAATGTCCTCAATCACATACAGCCGCTCAGCAATCGGGATCGTGTACTTTTCCGTATTGACGCCATTGAAGACATACAGCTCGTCATTGAAGAATAGATGGTGAAGCTGCTGCTTGGTCTTGATCTCCGACAGCTGAATGTTCACAATGTGACGACGACCAGCATGAGCAATGGCCTTGATACTAGAGGTCTTGCCCGTTCCCGGCGGTCCGTGAAACATGAAGCCCAGCGTATACGGAATGCCCTTCTTTTCATACCAGTCCCGATGTTCCAGAAAAAATTGAACACGATCCTTCACCTGCTTTCGCTGTTCAAAGAAGACATTCTCAAAGGTGCGAGTGGTGATGAACTTGGTCTTGGTGTAGACAAGGTGCGTGGACGGCAGCGGGTTCTGCACGGTGCCCTTTGTCTTGGTCTGAACCATCTGGTCAAAGTAGTAGCGGTGAGCTCCCAGCTTGTTGGCCATTCTACGCTCGTAATCGGAGTTACAGTTATCCACAAAGGTCTGGAGGTGCTGAACGTCGTGTTCGTAGCAATACAGCTTGAACTTGATGATCTCAGGCGCACCATCCACGACCTTGAGGTCATTCAGTTCAAAGTAGACATCATTCTCCAGGCAGACGGGCTCAAACTCATTGGGAAGGTAGTCGTGGTTGGTCACGGCAAGCAGGCTCTTCATGGACGGAAGCGTCGTCACAAAAAAGACCACGGCATCCATGCGTCCCGAATAGATTGTTTGGGTGGTCGGACGGTTGGCATTGGCCTGTGTTTGGGCCCCACGCTCGCACGTGATGGAAGCCCGAGGTGTTCTCAAGGCCGAGGTGGGAACTTCGGCTACACCACTCGGCTTGCGACGAACACAGCAAAAGGACCGGGCCCACGCCGACCAAACTGGGAAGGTCCGAACGCCAATATCAAACAAGTTCAGAGCCATCATATTCATGAGCGGGTTCTTGGTAGCAGGCATTTGCAGCATCATCTGCGTCTTGACCAATTCATTGAACTGCATCCTTTATACAATGCCATACGATGTAATACACTTGTCTAACGTAGAACCGGTCTGGTGAACGGGCTTGGTGCGACGCAAGCGAAGCTCCTTGGATGCCTTGTCAACTGTATCCTGCGACAGAGAGACAAATTTCTTCACATCGCGGATCGGGCCCTGGACATTCATGGATGGCACATGAAGACGGAGGGGCGGCAGCTGAATGGCAACCATATCCTCGGAATTCGCAACATACTCCCGAAACTGCTCAATGTCCAGCGGGCCACCGAACATTCGGAGAAGGTGCCGATGGGGAGCCGGGGTCAGCGTCTTGTTGGTGTAGAGCGCCCGATACAGATCCGACAGGAGAGCATGGCGGTTCCAGCGAGTAATGTCGGAGAGAGACACATCATTGTAGAGGTAGGCCAGCGCACACTCAGGAGAGCAAAAGTGTCCCTCGCATGAGTGCATATTCTCATAGGCATCATAGCTGATCGGAAGAACCGTCGCCCTCCACGGAAACGGATGGCAGCACCACATACACGCGCTCGTGGCTCCATAGGACGGAGAACGAGTGCGAGCAAGGATGGTCTTCATGGTCTCTGTGTTAAACCGCTCAGCAACACGAGACGTTTCCACGGTGGACAGGATATCTGCATAGTCCGTATTTGTCTGCGTCGGCTCAGACCAGGCACACTGGGTCACATCGGCAAAACTCGTGGTGCTTCCAGCCGGCACAGGAAGGTTTCCGTCTGAGGGAAGTCGTAACGAGAAAACAACGGGAGCTTCAGGAAGATGTTTTCGTGGAGGCATTGTCTTCTTCAAGCTGGCTAAGTGAAAGTTCAAAATGGAAGCCAGTGGGTCCAGACTACAGACACTCAAGATGGCAGACCTTTCCACCGCATACCAGCGCAAGACGCACCGCGAGCACATCCTCGACCTCCCCGACACCTACATTGGCAGCGTGACGACTGCAACGGAAGAGGTGTTCCTGCGAGAGGAGGACAGCTTTGCACCCCACATCATTCCCATCAACCCTGGTTTCTACAAGCTCGTGGATGAGCTGCTGGTCAACGCTCACGATCAGGTTATCCGCCTGCGATCCAGGCAGTCCACGAACCCTGTCAAGGCAATTGAGATCACGTGCTCGCCTCAGTCCTTCAGCATCAAGAATGACGGTGATCCGATTGATGTGGCCGAGCACCCGGAGCACAAGACGTGGATCCCGCAGATGATCTTTGGCGAGCTGCTGACCAGCACAAATTACGACAAGAATGAGAAGAAGCTGGTCGGTGGAAAGAACGGATATGGTGTCAAGCTGGTGAATATCTTTGCCAAGTGTATGCAGGTTGTGGTTGTGGATCAGCCGCGCGGGTTGATCTACTCGCAGACCTTCCGAAACAACATGACGGTGGTGGAGAAGCCGACGGTCAAGCCGTCAAAGCAAAAGTCTAGCGTGCTTGTGGAGTGGACACCGGACTTTGCTCGGTTCGGCATGACGGACATTCCAGCCGACATGATCCGCCTGATTGAGCGCCGTGTGTGGGATCTAGCCATGACCCTTGGCAAGGATGTAAAGGTGTCTTGGAATGGCACGGCAGTCAAGTGCAAGAACTTGACCGAGTATGCCAAGGCGTTTGGATGCGATCCGGTGATTTACGAGACGCCGAATGAGCGGTGGCATGTGGTCGTCGCCGACAGTCCGAGCGATAAGGCATTCGGCATGTCCTTTGTGAATGGTATCTGGACCTCCAAGGGAGGCACGCATGTGGATGGCGTGACGAACCAGGTGGTCAATTACATTGTGGAGTACCTGGAGACTAAGAAGAAGGTCAAGGTCAAGCCGAGTATGGTGCGTGACAACCTAGCTGTCTTCCTGACAGCGATGATTGAGAACCCGAGTTTCACAAGCCAGACCAAGGAGACGCTGACGACCAAGCCGGCGGCCTTTGGGTCTAGTTTCAAGCTGAGCGAGGAGACACTGAAGAAGGTGGTGTCCAAGCTGGCCCTTGTACCCAAGCTGTTGGAGGCTCAGTCGGCCAAGGATGCCAAGGAGAACTCCAAGACGGATGGCAAGAAGCAGAGCCGCATCACGGGCATTCCCAAGCTGGACGATGCGGTGCTGGCAGGAACCAAGGATTCGGCCAAGTGCACGCTAATCCTCACCGAGGGAGATTCAGCCAAGGCCATGGCACTGAGCGGTCTGAGCCAGGAGCAGCGGAAGTTCTTTGGTGTCTATCCGCTGAAGGGCAAGGTGCTGAATGTGAAGGACACCTCCGATGCAAAGGTTGAGCACACCAAGGAGATTGCTGAGCTCAAGAAGATCATTGGATTGACATCGGGCAAGCAGTATGCGAATGTCAATGACCTCCGCTATGGGTCCGTGATGATCATGACGGATCAGGACTTGGATGGGTCGCATATTCGCGGCCTGCTCATCAATCTCTTCCACGAGCTCTGGCATGAGCTCATTGCCATTCCGGGGTTCCTGACCTACATGGCCACTCCGATTGTCAAGGCAACAAAGGGCCGTGGGGAGACGAGGACCTTCTACTCGCAGTACGAGTACGAGCAGTGGCGGGCCGGCGAGGGGTCCAAGGGTTGGAAGGTCAAGTATTACAAGGGACTGGGTACCTCCACGCGCGACGAGGCAAAGGAGTATTTCAGCAAGGTGAGCGCGGTTCGCTTTGACTATGATGAGAAGGCAGACAAGTCAATTGACCTGGCCTTTAACAAGCAGCGAGCCGATGACCGTAAGGAGTGGCTGAAGGGCTATGACCGCACGACGCTGGTGCCGGCGGGAAACCACGTGCCCTATGATGATTTCATTCACAAGGATTTGATCCACTTCAGCTACTACAATCTGGAGCGATCCATTCCCAATGTGATGGATGGACTGAAGACCTCGCAGCGCAAGATCCTGTATGCGGCCTTCAAGCGAAATCTGACAGCAGAGATCCGTGTGGCTCAGTTTGCTGGATACGTGTCGGAGCACACTGGCTATCACCACGGCGAGGCCTCGCTGAATGAGACGATTGTGGGCATGGCGCAGGATTTCATGGGATCCAACAATATCCCGTGGCTGGTTCCGCAGGGACAGTTTGGTACTCGCATTCAGGGTGGAAAGGATGCCGCCTCGCCCCGTTATATCCACACATATCTCCAGCCTCGTATTCGCAAGCTGGTGCGTGAGGAGGACTTTGCCGTGCTAAAGTATCGTGATGACGATGGCCTTCCTGTGGAGCCGGAGTGGTATGCTCCGGTGTTGCCCATGCTGCTGGTCAATGGAGCCCGTGGCATTGGCACTGGGTACAGCACCTACATTCCGCCGTGCAATCCGGCTACGATCAAGGCCATGCTTGTTGCGCACCTGACCTCGGGTGCCTCTCTGACGGCCACGCCGCTGGCTCCCTACTTTGAGGGGTTCAAGGGAACCTATACGGCTGACGGGGTAGTGGGATCCTTCAAGAAGGAGAAGGGTGCAGAGGAGTTTGTGGTGACGGAGCTTCCGCCTGGAACTTGGACGGCCGACTACCGCGAGTGGCTGGAGAAGGAGTTGGCCGAGGGTCGCATCAAGGACTTTGTGGATACGTCCACGGATCAGCAGATCAACATTCGGATCAAGGGGATTTCCGACGAGGCGCTTGTCAAGTCCCTGACTGAGAAGATCCGGACCACGAACATGCACGCCTTCAACCATAAGGGTGTGATCACAAAGTATGGCACCCTGAATGATATTCTCGTGGAGTTTGCCAGTGTCCGCGCAGAGATGTACGAGACTCGCCGCCAGCATCAGATCAAGGTGCTGGAGGAGAAGTTGCCTTATCATGTGAACGTGGTTCGGTTTATTGAAGACCAGATCCGAGACGAGCCGGAGGTGGTTCTCAAGAAGAAGTCTCTGAAGGAGTGCGATGACATTCTGAAGGAGCACAAGTATGCGCAGGTGGAGGGGAGCTACGACTACATTATGCGCCTGCCCGTGTCGGCCTTTACCTCGGAGAAGGCGGCCAAGCACAAGAAGGACATGGAGGATATTCTTGCTGAGATTGCTCGTCTGAAGACAACCACATCGGAGAAGATGTGGCTCGCAGATTTAGAGCAGGTATAATAAGAAGAGTATGAGCAATTACTTGGACTTACTCATTCAACAAGACAAGTCCTCACGAACAAACTACTCCTTTGATCCCCGTATTCAGATGCAGGCCACGCGCGGGTATACATCTGTAGAACCTTTTTCAAATGCACCGCCTGCCTCGTCCTTCAATTACACCGGGCAGCCCGAAGGATCTCACTCGGATGCCGCAATCGTCCAGGCATCGCCCAAGACAGTGATTGTCAAGCGATATGTTGTCATGGATACCTCGCAGAGAGATTGGGTGAAGCAGCCAAATCCCTTTTCAAATTTGTCCTTTACCTTTGGCAACCAGGGTGGTGGTGGAAGCAACCCGCCGGTCTATACGAACAATCCCTTTATTCCGACCTTTGCCGATCAACAGCAGTTGCTGACAACACCCCTGCCCGGCGCTCCAAACGTTACTGGATGGACACTCTCAAATGTTTCGTATCCGGCCTACAACTCCAGTCTTCCGAGCGGCAACTTTATTGCGTTTGACACTGGATACACCATTGCTGCATCGGGCTCCGGGTTTGGCAGTGTCTTTACACCTTGCAATGTGGCGGCCATTCGCCTTGTGCGCGCCGTCATGCCGCAGCGCCAGTTCTCAGACATTCCATTGGTCCCGAACCCTGATGGCACTCTGACAACAATTTCGTCAAACATTCAGGCTACACTGGCAAACACAACCTTCTCCACCTTTTCCACATATCCCTATCTGATGCTCTACCTCAATGAGTACTTTGGGCAGTATGTCGGAGGCAATGAACCGACCCGCAGATCCTTCTCCGTCATGACGCAGAAGCAGCGTCAACAGCAGACCTTCACATCCAACGGACTGGGCGTTCAGCAGTTTGATTATGAGCCGTGGGGCGAGGAGGCACTTCGCCTGCAAAGTCCGATTACCAATCTTCAGCGACTGCAGATAAGCGTAACCGATCCGATTGGCAATATATTCATTCACAATGACACCCTGACAATTTCTCTCATGCAGACGGACTCAAATGGACTCTACATCAACTGCTTCACACCGAACAGGCAGTACTTCAGTGGTAACGAGATGCGTGTCGGTGATCGCGTTGTCTTTTATCCACAGACCATCTCCAACATGCTGAAGTCATCGTATCTTGCCGTACAAAACACGGACAAGCAAAAGTTCGTTCAGGCCTTGCTGACCGGAACATTTACAGTTCTGGCGCTGTTGGACTATGTTCCCAATCCCGATGGTCTTTATGTGCCAAGAGCATCGGCATCTCCAGCCCAGCCCCATACAACACCGTATGTGTCATCTTATAACGGATTTACCATTCCCAACTTCTTTGCCGTTGGCGATCAAGGTTCCGTGACCCCACTCTACCCTAAGTCAATTGACGGATACGGAACGGGTGCGTCCAATGCAACCTATACCATCCTGGAGCCGAATTCGCTGGTGGGGTCTAACCTTGAATTCATGAATGCGACGCTTCAGCCCGTGTATACGCTTGAGCTGGACATTCTTCAGCCGGACACGGGTGCCATCGGAGGAAAGATTGTCTTGTAACAAAGCAATGACTTCTCCCCTTGTTGGCACATACGCAACTTCCCTGTCCGACTTTTACACCCAAACGGCCATTGCGAATGCGCCCAAGCACACGGGTCGTCTTCCAGCTGCGGCCAGCGAGGAAAAGTCTACTCTGCCGCCGTTTACCCTGACGTCGCAGGAGCCGTATGTGGTCCCGTCTCGTGTGGCTGAGCAGATGCAGTACCGTCACGAAGCGACGCCTCTCAACACCGTCTACTTTAGCGAGGCGAATGTGGAAAATCTTCAGCAGGAGATTGCCAATGCTGTTCTCATGATGAGCGGTGCCAAGCGCTATGTCATTGGCCGCCAGAACGATGCCGATCTGAAGACGGTCATGCGCTCCTACTACCTGCAGTACGCGCAGAACGATCCTCTTCGCGTCTCGGAGGAGCTCACTCTCCTGAACAACCGTGTGATCGGCTGGTGCTCCAACAACATTCTAGTTGAGATTGAGGCCTACAAGTATTACCGCAAGGACATTGAGGATTTCCCTGCTCCCATTGAGCGCCCTGTCATGACAAACATCTATGGCACGCGTACCGGAGAGCTGAAGAGCTTCTTCTGAGTAAGTAATGCTGGTTCGCTATCAGGATCGTATTTTTCTTCAAACGGATCGGTGGTTTGTGTGGGACACGGCCCTTGATCTCTTTCGGCCCATTGACTCCTTTGCGTGGACTGGGACAACATGGGAGCTGGACGATCGCGCATACCGAATGGATCCAACGGACAAGACTTATTGCTTTGGATCTCCAGAGATGCTGGCAACCTGCGTAGAGCTTAGCAAGATGTATCGCCCGGCTCTTGACACGGTGCCCACTGCAGAATATATTTCCATCGGGACCCCAGTTTGGTTCCGGGATCGGCTCGTGAATTTCACACACGCGGCGCCCAAGGATGTTCCCTCGTGGAAGAGACTGGTCAATGGACATGCCCGCACCTGCAAGAGGCGTTCATCAAAGAAGTTTACAAAGCGGACTCTCTAACTAAGCAAATGAGGGTCAATATTATCGGCAACACCAATTCACTGGGCCTGGCTCAGGACATTCATATCCTTCACGGAATGATTTTTCACACCTTGGGGAAGGGGACGATTATTCGTCACGTTCCTCACTTTCATCCTCAGTGCGAGGAGGCAGACATTAATTTTTTCGTTGAGTCCATCAATCCCTCGCTGTTCCAGTCGGCGGCCAAGAATGTGTGGATCCCCAATCCCGAGTGGACGCAGGCTTCATGGAAGCCTTATGGTCGCATGGTGGATGAGATCTGGGTCAAGACGCGCGAGGCGGAGAAGCTCTTTGCGGACTGGGGATCAGTTCGGTATATCAGCTGGACCTCGGTGGACAAGACCGTTCCTGAAACAAAGGACTATAGTCGCGCGCTGATCCCGGTGGGCAAGAATATGTGGCGCCACCCCAAGCCGATCATTCAGGCCTATATGCGGATCAAGCAGACCGATCCGGTTCTCTACGATCAGCTTCCGGGTGTGGATCTGGTCTACAATACCATTCATGTGCCGGCAATTCCGCAGTCGATTGCCGATAAGTTTGTCGTGCATTCTGAGCGCATCTCCGAGACAGAGTATGACAAGCTTGTAGCAGACTGTGGTCTGGTTATGTGCACGTCAGCGGCCGAGGGGTTTTGCCATGCAGTCAATGAGGTCATGTCGGCCGAGAGCATTCTCCTTCTCAGTCCGATTGAGCCGTTTCGCGAGTTGACGACAAGGGCAATCTGGGTCTCGGGATCCAAGTCGGTTCCTCACCCTGAGTGTCTGGGTACGCTTGAGGATGTAGATGTCGGATCCATCGTGGATGCTCTGACCTTCTACACCAGAATGACCCATCACCAGCGCCGAGCCGAGAGCCGCGCCAATCGTGATCGATACGAGCATCGCCACCAGAACTTTCTCCTGCTGATTGATGCCGCCATCAAGGGGATCACCGCCAATCTGGGAACCTACTCACTGGAGTCCATGCTCCCCAAGGAGGCTGAGCTGCCGCATATTTCGGTCATTACCATTACACGTGATCGCCGCGCCTTTATTCCGCTTGTCAAGTATGGACTGATTGCGCAGACCTATCCTGCAGATAAGATTGAGTGGATTATCGTGGATGATGGAAAGGATCAAATCAAGGACCTGGTCTCAGACATGAAGAATGTTGTCTATGTTCTTTCCGATGAGCCCATGACCATTGGAGCCAAGCGGAATCTTGCCGCGAGCTATGCATCGCATGACATTCTGGTGAATATGGACGACGATGATGTATATCCGAGCAACAGCCTGTTGTCTCGCGTCGCCCACATGCTGGCCGAGCCGAAGAAGGAGTGCCTGTTTTCCACGGTTATTCCCTGCTACGACATTCACGAAAAGAAGTCCTTCATGAATGTTCCTCCGACAAAGCTTCCGATGTGCGAGCGGGTGTCGGAGGCAACGCTCTGCTTTACATGGGCATTTTGGGAGGCCGGGCGGTTCCCCGATCAGCAGATTGCCGAGGGTGGTGGCTTCATTCGCGGCCGTGAGCAGCAGTGCCGCGAGCTGTCTCCGCAGGATGTCATTGTGAGTCTCATTCACAAGAAGAATACCTCCTCTCGGAAGGCGCCTCCGATGGCTGAGCCGAATGGATGCCACTACGGGTTCTCTGACGAGCTCTTTACGTTAGTTACAGAGATCGGCGAGTCTATCTAGACAACAATGCCTCTCAAGGAGTTTATTTTTGACCGTCACACAGATTATCATAGTTGGGCGTGGGCAGGTGGGTATTCTTGCTGTCATGCAGATGGCGCTATCGTTCGCGCAATGAAGACATACCTTCAAGGCCTTGAGCCATCCACTACCTTTGCTCTGACCATGGCAGATGGGTATTCATCAAGGCCCGACAATACAATTGCTCTCAAGAGCCGGGAAGACTTTGAACGAATCATTCCCGGGCCAAACACAATTGTCGGGATCTTGTGCACGCGAGACTTTAGTGATCCTCGTGCAGTCTTGATGCCGTTAGATGACGAATCCTTTACGCAAGGTGTGTGCGAGGTTGTCTCATCTCGAGCCACGCTTCCTTCGTGGGAGTCCAAGAAGCCGATTGTCTTTTGGCGCGGATGCTTGTCAGGTGGGCTTGCACCAACTCCGAGAACTCGAGCTGTGTGGGAGCTCTATGACTTTCCCCATGCCGACGTCAAGCTGACTCGCGAGCGGTGTATGGATCCTCCGCACATGGGAAGATTGATCTTTCCGCAGGACACGCGGTTTTACGACGAGAGCCGAACACTAGGCGATCATCTCGCCCACAAGTACATTCTTATTATTGACGGCAACTGCATTGCCTCTGCTCATCAGTGGGTCTTTGCATCAGGATCTGTACCAGTAATGATAACACATCCTGAGAACGACTGGTGGTTTCGTAAGTACCTGAAACCAATGGTTCACTATGTTCCGATTCAGTATGATCTATCGGACTTGAGGGAAAAAATTGAATGGTTGATTGCGAATGATGATAAGGCGAAGGAAATTGCAGCAAATGCGATGGAATTTGCTAGAACGGTGTTAAGCGCTGAATTTCAACACGGCTATCTCTTTCGAGAGGTCAGGCGGGCTGCCGGTGTTTAAGCGAACAGGCCCGCGCGGCGGCTGCGGCGCGTACGGCGGGTGTGACGGCGGCGGCGACGGCCACCCTCCTCCTCCTCAGCCGGCGGCGCGGCCGGCGGCGCCTCCGTCACAACGGGCTGATCCGCACCACCCTTCATCTTCATCATGCGCAGCATCTTGCGCGTAGCCTTGCTCATGCGGCGGCCGCGGCGGCGGCCACCCACGGCGGCAGGGGAAAGCATCGGGCCACCTCCAGACATTTTAAGGGCGCTGCTCATTTGTTTGTTCTAAGCAACACACAATTTATTAAGACGAGCAAGTAACGCAGGCGGGAGGCTCAACAGTAAATTGCTGGGCCTTGGCGGCGGCCTTTGTACGCAGATAATAGCATCCGGTCTTCAGTCCTGTCTTCCATGCATAAAAGTGCATAGACGACACCTTGGACAGAGTGGGCTCGGCGAGGAACAAATTGAGGGACTGCGACTGGCAGATGAAGGGGGCGCGATCACGAGCCATATTGATCAGCGTCTTCATGGGGATCTCCCACACAGTCTTGTAGAGCTCACGAAGCTCGGCGGGGAGCTCAAGCATGGTCTGAATAGACCCGTTATTGGCAATGATGGACGTGCGCACATCTGACGTCCACAACCCCAGCTTCACCAAATCCTCTACGAGATACTTGTTGACCACCATGAACTCGCCCGACAGCACACGACGAGAATACAGGTTGGACGTAAAGGGCTCAAAGCACTCATTATTGCCAAGGATCTGAGAGGTGGAGGCCGTCGGCATCGGCGCAATCAGCAGAGAGTTCCGCATGCCACCCGCACACATCTTGGCCAGTGCGCCCCAGTTTAGATAGGTAGTGGTCGGCGTCTCTCCCCACAGATGATACTGCATCTTACCACTGCTCATTGGCGAACCGGGGAAGCTTGAGTAGGAATTGTCTCCATTCAGTGAAAGACCGCGCCACTCATCCTTGGACGACCGCAGCATGCTCTCGGTTGCCGCAGCAAAGTAGATATTCTCAAAGATCTCGCGGTTCAGCTTTGCGGCGCCGTCGGACGTCCAGGGCAGTCGGAGCAGGGCAAAGACATCTGCGAGTCCCTGGATTCCAATTCCGATGGGACGGTGGCGGAGGTTGGAGGTCTTGCACTTCTCGGTCGGGTAATACGTCTTGTCAATGACAATATCCAGGTTCCGAGCGAGGATGGAAGTGTAGCTGCGAAGCTTCTCAAAGTTAAACACGGTCGTCTCTCCCTTTCTCTCAACGAACTTGGGGAGAGCCAGAGACCCGAGGTTGCAGACCGCTGTCTCATCAGGGGAGGTGTATTCAATGATTTCGGTACAGTTTCCGGTGAGGATCCCGTTGAACACTCCGGCGTGGTTGATTGGCTCATTGAAGCAATACGTGTCATCGCGGCGACCTCGCGAGATCACTTGTACTATCGTGACAAACTGTTCGGCGTTGCGCTGGGGGCTACGAGCAGTCCATGCGAGACGGTGCGTCTTGAATCCGAGTGTTGACAAATGATATAGTCCGGTTGACGACACGAGAAGGCGCCAGAGAGCCTTGCATTCGAATTCCGCATATCCGCCATGTCCGTCGGGAAGCATCGTCTTACGTTCCGGGAACGACTGAGACAGCTTGGACTGAACGCCAAGCGTTGTCAGCATGGACTGAACGTCTTTCAAAAACGAGTAATGAACCGACGCCACCTGAATGCTCTCGTTTGTCCCGTTGCGACAAATTGAACCGTCGGCATCAAGATATCCAGCCAGCCATTCAAGGCGGCAACGAATAGACGTATTTTCGGGAACTGCGAACTTCTGCTTGAGATCAAGAGGGAGCTGTGTATTCAAGCGGCCCGATGCATCTTCAACGCCTGTCATCGTGCGAATGGATAGATGTGGTACGAGCTTCTTCTTCTCACCATACAGCGCCAGAGAAGGGCGACCATTAGAATATGTACCATCCCCGCAAAAGAACCCATGTGTGTACGCGTACTCAAAGTCTGGGTTAATAGATTGAGTAATCGTGGGTAATCCGGACTTCTTGAGTTTCATACCGGGCTTGAGATCAGTCGCATCAATTCGGAGAGCATCTGCAATGGGGCGCTTGTCGCCATATCCCTCCGAAACAAGAAACTTGTGATAAGGCGTGCATGTGAGAACACGGCCGTCGCTAAGCTCCACATCAAGTAACTCTTGATCTACACCAGTCTTAGTCACCGTCACTTCTGAGAATGTATCTCCGTTCCAGACACGGACGGGCTTTCCGCGCTCGTGGATATCCTTGATCGGAATCTGCCCGTTGTCTGTGAGAACCATTGTCTCGGGCGCAACACAGAGGTTGCTTGACTTGATGGTTCCGAGGTTCTGCTGGTTGGACTTGGAGTTACACGCGTCCTTGTAGAGCAAATACGGACCGCCAGTCTGAATTTGGGCATCTACTATCATCTGCCACAATTTCTTAGCAGGGATCTCCCTCATCGCGAGGTTCTTGCGCTCGTAACTGCAATACAGCTCATTAAACTTGTCGCCCCAACAATCGGCCAGGCCCGGGCACGTATCGGGACTGAACAGCGACCACACACCATCCTGCTCTACACGCTGCATAAACAGATCAGGGATCCACAGGCCATAGAACAGATCACGAGCACGCTCATCGTCATTGCCCGTGTTCAGTTTCAGGCGCAGAAACTCCTCGATATCCGCGTGCCACGGCTCAAGGTAGATGGCAAAGGATCCATTGCGCTTTCCACCCTGATTGACATACTTGGCCGTGTCATTGAAGACCTTGAGCATCGGCGTGAGACCCGTGCTCTTGCCATTGGTCCCGTGAATATCCGCATCGCGGGCCCGGATATTGTGAACAGACAGACCAATGCCGCCCGCCCACTTGGAGATCTGCGCACACTCGCCCAGCGTATCGTAGATGCCCTTGATGCTGTCATCCTGCATGTGCACCAGAAAACACGACGACAGCTGCGGGTGCTTGGTCCCCGAGTTGAACAGCGTGGGAGTGGCATGGATGAAATACCCCTGCGACAGGGCATCATACGTCTCCTTCACACTCTTAAAGTTGTCCCCGTGAAGCTGGACGGCCACGCGCAGCCACATGTGCTGGGGCCGCTCACCCGGAAGCAGATAGCCCTTCTGCAGGGTCTTGAAGCCAAAATAATCAAACATAAAGTCGCGATCCCAGGAAAGCATGGCCTCGTACGCATCTCCATACGCCTTGACGAGACTGCGATACTCCTCCGAGAAGACCGGGTGGTCCACAATGGCTGACAGCGGCTTGGCATTCATCTTCTGATGATTGTCAATCACGAGACGAGCCGCCAGCTTACCATAGTTCGGGTGATACCGCGCCTGCATCATGGCACACGTCTCAGCCGCAAACTCGTCCAGGTCGGACGTCTTGATCTCATCTTGAATCTGATTGCAGACCTTCTGCGCGACCAAATCAGGGTTGACATGTGCAAGTCCCTCTGCGAGACGCTGGATCCGAGTGAGGACCTCATTGAAGGAGACAGGAACCCGATCGCCGTTGCGCTTGATTACGTACATATGGTCAGACATTCTCGCTACCCTATCTACCATCCTTACCTTTAAGCGGGTAAAAAGTATAACGCGCTCCAGTTTAAGCGGTTCGTCCGTGATCTATAAAAATGATCCCGATTGTGATTATCTGCTTCAACAACCACAAGTACGTAGAGAATACAGTGCGTCAGATCACTGCAAAGAACCCGTCTTACGTTCAGAACATTCTGATCATGGACAATGCCAGTACTGACCCGGATACTCGTGCATATCTTGACGCAACGCCAATTCGCGTGGCGAGGAATACTGTCAATCAGGGTCCGTGGCTAAACAATTTCTACAATGCCGATGTCTTCAGGACCCTTCCTCGGCGATACATTCTAACGGATGCAGATCTTGAGCTCAACCAAGCAATGCCGGCAAACTTCATTGACGACATGGTTTCAGTCATGGACTACACCGGGGCTTGGATTGTCGGTCTTGCATTGAAGCACGATGACTGTGAGCTCCCATATGGAGAGAAGTCGGTCTTTGAGTGCGAGCAGGCCTATTGGGAGAAGCGGATCCCCCACCCAACGTATGAACTTTATGATGCCGGTGTGGATACGACATTTGCACTGCGCGATCATGGTGGACGGGACATGTCGGTGCGCATTGCCGGAGACTTTACCGCGCGTCACCTTCCCTGGTACATGGAGGACGGCGTCATGACAATCGCTGAAAAGTACAAGTTGTATTCTAGTTGCGATCGCCGCCTGTCAAGCTCAGCAAATGCGATTCTTGAGTTCATTGAGAAGAAGTATGTTCGTCTTGAAGACGGAACCTTTGTTAGACGGTCCGAGTGAACCGATCTAAAAAAGGAGATACCGCATGCAGGGATTGAACCCGCGACTCTGGAGTTAAAAGCTCCATGCTCTACCAGCTGAGCTAATGCGGTTGAATGCGACACGCGGGAATTGAACCCGCGACTACGGCTTCATAAGAGCCGTGCTCTACCGACTGAGCTAGTGTCGCGAAAATACGCCATGTGGGGATTGAACCCACGGCCTTGGGGTTAGAAGCCCCACGCTCTATCCACTGAGCTAATAGCGCAAAAAATACCGATACCGGGAATCGAACCCGAGTCAAGGCTGTGAAAGAGCCCTATCCTAACCACTAGACTATATCGGTGCGTGGCAACGCTCGGGATCGAACCGAGGTTCAGAGGTTCAAAGCCTCTTGTCCTGACCACTAGACTACATCGCCGTATGATTTGCGTGGAATGTGTGTAAGCTTCAGAAGCGCGACCCGATATCAAACAGCGAGCCATTGTGCTCGAAGACGGGAGCAGAGACGTAGGTCGCACGCCCATAGTGCTCCACATCATCCCAGTTGGCGAGATCAGCCTCCTCATCCAACTCCTCGTTGCACTTGACCCGCTTCGTGCGGATCCTGGCCTTGACTGTGGTCCACCCCTTGCTATCCCACCCCATCAGTGGGTAGCTAGAGATTGGAAGAGTGTCTCCACTCTTGAGAATGATATGGTATGCCGGACTGACACGGCACGTCTGCAGCGCCACTGCATACTCCTTGGCATCCTTCTCATTGCTGACGATCTTGCGGGCGAACTCGAGGCAGGACTCCATGTTGGTGTTAGATGAGACAGACATTTTAGATTGCTTCCTACTCTTTTTCCTTTTTTAGGCGCAGATCCATTTTGGACGATCTACAGCTTCTCGGCGGTCAGCAACTTCATTTCCACATGCGCCGACTCCATTTCCTTCACAAACAAACTCATTGCATAGGGCATGGCCAGCTTGTCGGAGCTCGTATCCAGTCGCCCAGTCTCCTTGTCAAACTGAATTTCAGCTCCATCGGACCGATCCATAAAACTTTCGTGAAGGAACTTGGACATGCCGTGGGCCAACATTCCATCGCGCTCCATCTCTCCAATGGCCAAACCGCCGCCCTGGGCGCGACCGTGGAGAGGCTGGTGGGTCAGCAGCGTCTTCGGACCAGTCGCACGGTAATTGATCTTGTCCTCTACCATGTGCTTGAGGCGCTGGTAATAAATAGGTCCCATGAAAATATCCGCTTCCATCATTTCGCCGGTCTCGCCATTATACAAGGTTTCGTGACCGTGCGGCTCAAATCCTCGCAAGATCATTTCCGTCCTCAGATCACTCACACGCTTAGATGTCGTAAAGGGTGTTGCATCAATGAACGTGCCAATTTGAAGACCGAGTTTATTGCTCATGGCTTCCAGCAGCTGGCCGATGGTCATGCGAGTAGGCAATCCGTGAGGATTAAACAGCAGATCAGGGCGCACACCCTTGGCGGTGAAGGGCATGTTTTCTTCGTCCATGAGCTGACCAACGGTGCCCTTTTGCGAATGACGGGACGCCATCTTGTCGCCCGGAACCGGCGACCGCTCCTCCACAATGCGGATCTTGACGCCATTGGTGCCGTCGGGCATGGAATACCGATAAATGCCATCCACCCGACCATGCTGACCCCGCTTGGGAAGTTCCGACGCATCACGCCATCCCTTTTCTTGTCCCTCGGAATCCGTGATGGGCGTGACAATACCTACCAGCACCGTCTTTTCATCCACAATTGAATTCAGCTTGATCACTCCATCGGCATCCAGCATTTCGTAGGATACATCTTCCTTGCGCTTCACAGAGTCCATGAACTTGGGATTTGTTGCAGGATTAGCAATCATGGTGCGAATGGGCGGCTTCACCGAAGGATCCAGCAGGGACTCGCGAATATCGTAGGAGTGGAAATAGTGGGTCCGGAACAGTCCCCGCTTGAGTGCGGCCTTGTTGATAATAACCGAATCCTCCTGATTGTGCCCACCATAGACCGTAAAGGCCACCAGCACATTCTCGCCATACGGCATGCAGCCACCGGCACCCATGATTTCCCGATACATCCACGTATGAGAGAGCGGCTTCTGCGGGTTCACTGTGATGGACGCAATGGTGTCAAAACGCTTGTTGTAGTTTGTATGGTACCACGCACACGCCTGTTTCTGCTGAGCAGTGGCAAAGTTGTTGCGCGTTCCTGGATTGTGGTCCAGAAAAGGAACCAAGTTGGACATTGGGGAAATGCAAAAGGACATGTGGATCTCCGACTGCAGCTTGGGGTGAAAGGGTTCCAGTGAAAGCCGAGAGACACCCGACTCTGCTGCATCTACATAGTCCATCAGCTTCATCAGATCAACCCATGTCTTGGCTGCCATCACCTGATCCTCGGTGACGCCTTCGCGGTACACGGGTCGGATCGGCCGACCTGCGTCGCAGGTGATGGTGTAGATGTTCTCCAGACGGTTCCAGGCAAGGCTGACATCAAACCGAAGCTCGCCGCTACGGCGGAGGGCCACCAGCTTGCTATGGAGCTCCTCCGTGTCCTTGACGCAGAGGCCAACCAGGTCAGAATTCACATAGACCCGGGTCCAAGTCGGATCCCAGGTAGAGGGATGAATATCCTCAATTCTGCGAACAAACCCGAGCTTGAAAAGAGCGTCGCGAACAAGAGGCGAAGGGAATGCCGTGGAGACACGCGCCAGGATTGTCAGTGCCTTCAGGTGTCCGACACCCGAACCGTCCGGCGAATCAATAGGACACATGAGACCGAACTGCGACGCATACAGCCGACGAGGAGGCGCAGTGTTCATGGATGGATCAATCTGCAGAGATGTGCGACGAAGCTGAGACAGGTAGCTAATATAGGAGAGCCGACTTAGTTCCTGCGCAATGCCATCACGGCCTCCCCACTGACCCTTGAAGGATTTTGTGAACCCATTCATCAGCCGATAGCGCTTCCAATAGGTACCCACGGTCTCCCGCTCCACAAGCTTGGACAAATTGCGTCCCTCGTAAGTCTTGCGCTCATACTGCACACGAGAGTCCAGCTTGAGAAGCATCTCCTGGGCCGTCTCGCGGTAGAGACGACGGAACTCCTGAAACATCAGATTTCCCGAGGTGTCAAACCGCTTGTACTCAAGGTTATCGCGATCGGACGGAGGCTTGCGTTCAAGGGACACGTCAATTGCCATCTTGACCATCTGAGCAAGAAGGTAGGCCTTGCGACGGAACAGGACACCAGGATTGTCAGACTTTTCAATGTGAGGAAACATCAGCTCATAAATATTCTGAATGACCTCGGACCGATACTTGCGCTTGGTCAGGCGCTCAAGAACCTCAAGGTTGGATCCAGCCGTCTCAAGAAATTGAACGTGGCTGAGAATGATTTGCCGAATGGTGTCGTCGTAGGCAATCCGGTCGGGATCGGGCACACCGGCCAAAATGAGATCGTAGATATCGTGGTCTGTGGTCACGCCCAATGCCGCAAAGACGCTCATCACGGGGACCGGATCCTGAAACCCAGGCAGAGTAATGACCAGAGATCGCTGGTTCAGCTGCTTCTCGGGATTTGATCGCTTCGGGTCGTCAATGACCCCAGACGGCGGCCCGAGCACGAGGTAATGCGAATACGGTCCCTTGGATGCATCTTCAGAAACCGACTTGATGCCGACATACGTCTCCTTTTCCCCCCCAAACTTCTCTGTTTGGACAAACTTGTCCTCCGCCGCTTCACCCTGCGTCTTCTCATCCACATTCTTCAGCGAGGCTGCCGATCGGTTGCGAATACCCGAATACATCATGTTGTTGCCAAGAAGCTCCTGGGTCAGCAGAACCCGCTCCTTGCCATCAATGATGAAATAGCCGCCCAGCTCGTAGAGACACTCGCCGATCGGGTACCCGTCCATGGCCGTCAGGTAGCACGGCTTGCTACGAAGCATCAGCGGGATCTCACCAATGACGATATTCTCAAACGTCTTTGTCTCCACCGGGCCATCGGCAAAGACATACTCAAACACCACGTCGGCTGTGAATTTCAGAGCGTAGCTGATGTTGTCTAGGCGGCACGCATGGGGAACAATCGGCGCACCGTGCTCATCCACGGGAGCCTCAAAGGAGATCTTGGAGCCGTCCTTTCCACCGATATAGACACGAATGTAGCGGGTCGGCTTGTCCTTCTCCACGAGCTCAAGCTGGTAGGGATTTGAGACCTTGACAAAGGTCGGAATGCTCGTATCCAACATTGCGTTGAACGATGCAAGGTGATGATCAACCAGCGGGAAGCTCGTGTCTTGGAACAGTGTCCTAAGCACGTGTCTAGGACCCTCCATTGTGTTTGAGAGCAGTAAGCATTTTCTCTGGAAAGACGAAGAAGGAGTATGTGGAGTGAAACCCGCCGTCCCGAGTTCCTCTCGCAGGTCATGGGGCACACAGAGGTGAAGGAGCGTTTGTCAGCGTATCTTTCCAAGAAGCCCTACAGAGACGTCCTTCTTCTTCATGGCCCGCCGGGCATAGGAAAAACAACCATGGCGCTGGCTGCTGCTCGTTCGGCGCAGATGGAGCCGCTTGAGATAAATGCAAGTCAGTCCATGCGCAGCCACGAAGATGTGGCTCAGCTGATTAATTCGTGTCGTCATACACGTACTTTGACATCCCTCATCCGAGGAGATGATAAAGCCATGTGTCTAATTTTAGATGAAGTGGACGGATCGGATCCCCATGCGCAAAAGAAGCTGTCCGAGTGGATGACGGGCAACGATCGGCGTGTCCCGGTGATCATGACCTGCAATGAAGTTCCCCGCATCATGAAGTCTGTAGAGCGGATTGCTCTGGTCAGGTGCTTCCCTCCAAAGCCCTCAGATCTTCAGGGGTTATTTCCTGGAGAAGATGCTGCAGAACTTGCCAAACGATTCAAACATGATGTTCGTCGGATCCTGCAGTTTCTGCAGTATGGTTCATCGGATTCGCTCCCACAAGCCACGCGGCCAACCGATTGCTCACCGGAGGTGTCGTGTATCCTGGGGCAGAAGCTGTGGGTGCAGGAGGACCTGCTGTCCGGACATCATGGCGGCAAATCGGGCAGTGGACGCTCTGAGTGAACCACTCGGAGATGCAGTCAGTATGAAAAGAATGACCGCAGTGCGTGAGACGTGTATGCGACGGAGCAAGTGCATCCTGGCAAATGGCGCAATTGTTAGACGCTGCCTCCGGAACCGTAACCGTCTCTGTTGCCGTCGCAAGCTGGGCCGCCGACGGACGAACAACAACCGGATCGTCCCACCCAACGGGGAAGGTCAAAGGAATTGTCGCAGTATACTGAACCGTTCGGTTCCTCTGCATAGACTGCATGCGCAGAATGCTCATGACCATTGCGTTGCTCCGCTGATGGGCGGCCAGAAGAGACTCGCGATGCGACGTTAAAAAACGAAGGGTCTGATAGAACTGCCGATCCGATTCAAACATACTGTGAAGAACATCCAATGTGTTGATCTGCTCGTCGTCTCCCATTGGTATTGTTTCGCAGGGTGTGCGAAAGCTATTTCCGGACAAAGGCGTCCATGGGTCCCCGAACTGCGGCCTTGACCATCTTGCTCAGCAGGGGTGATCCCAGGAACATCATTGTCTCCAACTGATCCGCCTTCTTGTCCAGCACGGCAAGTGTAGCCTCCTCCTCGTCCTTCAGCTTCTCCATAAATCGCGCATACATTGCTGAGTAACTCTCCTTCGTGGGCGGCTTGTATCCCTCCAGCTGCTCAATACACAATGCAAAGAGCTGGGCCACGGGGTTCTGGACCTGATTTGTAACATAGAAGTTGACATCCGGCTTTAGCTTGTGGGCTCGCACATAATCCACGTGCTCAATTCGGTCACCCTGCTTGGCCTTGTCCTTGTTCTCGGCCACATAGATGAACTGCACGCGATCACCAACCTTGGGCGCCGTGCCCGGATCGCGTGATTCCATGCGATCTGCTAGCTTTCTATGAGCAAGTGAAGAGTCGGGCATTGTAAGTCCGAACTGCAGAGCATACTCCTTGACCCTATGAAAGGATGCCTTTGCACCATTGAGTTCGTCGTGTTTCCCCGAGCTTTTGTGCTTTCGGATATCTTCGGGGACAGTTGTAACATAGTCATCGCGCAGAGACTTGCTAAGAATGAACTTTTCAATGGGAATCTTATTGTCCAGAATTCGGACCAGCATGTCCTTGACAAACTCCTGGGACTTGCGAATGTCTCGCTCCAGCAGAAGAATGTCCAGCGCACCTCCAAAGACATCCTTGACAATTGGCGCATTGTCTCGCCGCTTCAGAACGACACCCATGGTCATTCGCTTCGCCTTGGCAGGGTTCGGATCCTCTTCATACTTCATTCCAACGTATCGCTTGCGACAGAAGAGGATGAACGGATAGAATGTCTTCTCATACGCGATCTTGTAGGGCTTTCGCATTTGCCTTGAGATGGACGCTCCGCACTCAATACCCATTCGGATGGATTCGGCAACACTCTTGGTTGGAAACTTGACAAAGATGGAGTCTGTATCTCCGTAGACCACGTCTCCTCCAAACTCGCTTTCGGCGACGCTTCGGGCGAACTGGAGAGCTCGGCGCCCAGCGGCTGTGGTACAGGCGGCGACGTAGACGTTCCGGATGGGAGAGGTCCGAGCCCCAGCCTGTCCATAAACGGAATTTGCAACGACCTTGTAAGCAAGCTGAAGACCGTTAAACACAGATCTCTGAGCCTCATCATACTGTAGATCCTCCATCTTCTGTTTGAATTCCTTGCGCTTCTTGAGCAGGATCTCTAGCGTCTTGGGCAGAACACCTTGCGTCATGGGATTGTCATTCGGCTGGACAAAGGTACATACGGTCTTGCCGGTGACCTCATCACCCTCCTTATTGTCATACTCAATCTCCTCAAAGACATAGCCCTTTTCCTCCAGGGCCTCAATCTCCTCCTTCTTCAACCCACATCGCTGCATCGTGAACCCCTCAGTGTCCATGATCTTCGTGGAGACCCACGTGTCCGGAGACAGATTGTAGGCAATCATGTTCGTCGGATACAGGGAGTTGAAATCTAAAACAGAGACCGGTTGGTCAAGGTACATTCCAATCTTGGGCGAGAGGACAATGGCACCCTCATAGCCGACACCTTCGCCCTCCACCACCTCCATAGTCCGAATGATCTGATCGCGCTGAGAAGCGTAATATACCACGGCCGAGAAGATCTTGATGCCCTGACCCCGGGTCAGCACAAACTGCATCGGGACTTTGCAGACATCCGCCATTCCGCGTGCATTGACAATCGTATCCAGCTTGCCCATCAGCGTGGCCACCAGGTCGCAATCCTGAATACAGTACCGAGCCACGCGGGCTCGTCCCTCAGGCCCACCGCGACGATGAAGATCAAACATCTCCTGCGGAGACACATCGTCCTTAGAGAACGACCACTCCAGGTGCTTCATCTGCTCAGGGGTGAATTCCGTAAAGAGCTCCCGATCGCAGCGAATACGAAATCCCTTGGACGAGACATCCCAGACCTCAAACTTCTCTCCATCATAGACCGGATCGTTCGTGTTGCCGACCAACTCAAAGCGGACGTAGTTGCCCACTCGCAGACCACGCGTGCTCTTGGTGGTCACGAATGTGTGAGCATAGGAGATCACCTTGTCACGAAGAAACGTAAAGGCCACATTGTCCAGCTTGAAATTATCCAGATTGTGCTCTCGGCGCATGTTCAGCAGAAGGTCAATCCCCAGCCGACCGCGCAGAGTAAAGTATCGCAGGTCAAACTTCCCCGCAGCCAGCTCGGTCTTTTGCGTAGCGAACTTGGTCTCGCCCCAGTCACTCGTCTTCTTACGAGACAGCTCAAATGCATGCTCAATACCCAATGCCTTCAAACGTCCCTCAATGTAGGCGTCATCAAAACCAAAGATGTTGTAGCCGCACAGAATATCGGGATTACGAGCGCGGATCTCCTCGGCAAACTGAAGGAGCATATCCGTTTCCGTGTCACATGACACAAACTCAACCGTGGCGTCCCCCGAGTCCGCCACCTCTCCGAGAACAAAGACCACGCGTGCTGTCGGCGTGATCATGTCTGTGGATCGGCGATACGAGACACCAATCTGAATAATCGGATCCTTCGAGGCCACGGGAAACTGATTGGAGTCGCCCGCCGGACACATCTCCAAATCATAAGACGCTACGAGCAGAGGAATGTTTGCTTCGCAGGTCTCCACGTCCTTGTAGTTGCAGGTGTAGAAGGCATCCACATAATACGTGGGCTCTCCCTCCTCATCCTCAGGAATATCCATCTCTGTCGCCTTGCCAAACTTCAGAGGCGATGCCGGACCCAGATGCTTCTCGTGAAAGAAGCGAAGGAAAGGCGGCAGATTGCTCTCGTACTGAATGCCCTTGATGGCCGACTTGGCAGCCTTGAAGGAGGCCAGCGTCTCAAACTCCACCTTCCACACATTTGCGTGCTTGATATCATTGAAGCCATTCATCGTGTCATACTTCTTAACCTGGGTCACGACAGGATACGGGTTCTCCGTGATCTTCTTGCTTACCTTGAAGGCATAGACCTCCTTGCCCTTGTCAGGACCAAACTTCTGCACCCACTTCTTGTTGGATGCCTCGTAGACTGCAAATACGTCGGGCTTTTCAGATGTAAAGAAATATGGCCGGAATCCAGTCAGGCGCACACAGGCAACCTGCTTGTTCTCAAGGCGGCCGAAGACATCAATTACGTAGGCTCCATTCACATCGTGCTCATGCCAATCAACAGGTTGAAGGATCATGTCAGGCTGTTGTTCTTTACCTTGAAGTCTCTCTGTCCGTTTTTTCTGTGCGACAAGGTAAGAGATGTTCTCCACAAATCCTATAGACTGGTTTAACGCCCCGACTCGCATCCGCTCGGATGAATATGACATGGCGGCCAAGCAGGTTGGCAATACCTCCACACTCACTCGCCAGACAACGGGTATGGAGGCGGCTTGCTCGGACACGCTCAACCCGGCGTCGGCCATGGCGGATCAGCCCGGCTTCATTGCTCGCGGTGGGTTCGGTCAGCCTGGAGGTGGCTGCGCGGTGGATGCCAATACGGAGCTGAAGTGGGGCATCCCCGGTGCGTGGCGCCAAAAGGGCAAGCACGAGCTCTGGGCCCGTCCGTTTGCCACAACCCCCAATCTTGGTGGCGGCGAGCCGACGGCGGTGGATGACGAGTCGCACCTCATTCACTCGGCCATGATCCGCAACCGCAAGCAGACAAAGACGGTCATGGACAGCACGATCCCCAACTTTTACCAGCCGCTCATTGATATCAAGCAGTCTGAGTATTCGAATCCCAACAACTGGATCTACGATTGGACGCGCGGCGGTGACGCAACGCGCCTGGTTCAAACAAAACGTGTTGATGTGTCATAATAATGAAGCTTGTCTTCTTTGCTGGGAGGATGCCCGACTTGTGCGGTGCATTTCTCCACGATATTGATCTTGCAATTGAACTGGAAAAGAGAGGCCACGATGTTGTCTTTATGGCCCTTGAAGTACCAAAGGTAGGTGTGAATGGCGGAACCTATCGAGGATTTAAGTACATGCACTTCTCGGCAGGGGGCGCGTACTTGGATGTCAGTCAAGGATGGATTTGTCCCCACGCTCCAGCTCTGCCGGAGGTTCGCAAGCTGAATGCCCGTGGCTACAATCGGCCAATTCTGGCCACATGCCACTACGATGGAAACTACTTGGCCATCATTCGGAACAATCCGGGTCGCAAGATCCAGTGGGTTGAGATGATGATGTTCATCAATTCCATCATGGAGCCCAACTACAGGAAAAACGTAGATCCCTGGCCTCCGAATGTTGTCCGCACGGCGGTTGTTCGGCCTCTGATGCACGAGAACAAGATCAGAATTGACGAAGAGTTTCAGGGAGACTGCATTACTCTCGTCAATGCCAATCAAAACAAGGGCGTGGCCCAGTTCATTGCTCTGGCTCGCCACATGCCGGACCGTAAGTTTCTGGGTGTCATTCCCTATTATGGGGAACTCACACTTCCTCCGGCTCCGGACAATATTGAGTGGATTCCGTTTGACGACGACATTCGCAACATTCTCAAACGAACTCGGATTCTTGTGATGCCGAGTTACTATGAGAGTTTTGGGCGCATTGCCGTTGAGGCCATGTACAATGGAATTCCCGTGATCTACTCCAAGCCCGCAGCCAAGCCCAAGTATCCGGGCGGAAGTACAGAAGGCGTCCAGTCTTGGATTGTTCCTGCTGGGATTGCCTGTGACCGGGAAAAGACCGAAGAGTGGGCAGAGTCCATTGTCAGTTTGGACGACGAACCTACATATGTCGCTCGGTCAGAGCAGAGCAAGGAGCACATTCGGTCAATGAACCTGTTTACCGAGGGGGCTCGGATTGCGGGGTTGGTTGAGCAGTTTGTTCGTGACTATCCGGTGAAGATCCAGACGGTTCAGCAGCAACAGGAACAACAGCAGCCGCAGCAGGTGGCACAGAAGCTTGTGCAACCGACGGGTCGGATAGGGTTTTCGAATGGGCGACTGAGACTACAGCGTTAACCTTGTCTTGCAACCAACGCCCCCGCGCACATAGAGCAGCCTGCTCGGGGTCCATTCCCGTGTCAATCGTCGGCTTGGCAGGAATATATTTGGCGCCCGACGTAACCGGGTTTGCGGGCGTAAGAGCAACAATGGCATCCACAACTGTCTCGTGCATGAGCAGGGCGCGGTTGGCTTCCTCCCGCGTGCATCCTGTCATGTGCTGAACCATGCTGACGTCGTCCATCTTTTTCTTGATTAGTTGTAATACCTGAAGATGCGTTTTATTGAAGATCTGTGCCCGCCTGCTCTGCTCTACGCGATTTTCCTGGCCATCCAGCTTGGGTTTGATGCCTCCCTGGGAATGTGGGCGACATTCTTGATCAAGCTGGTCCTGGGTCTGGCAGTGGTCCTGGTGCTGGATATGTTCTGCGGTATCGGTCTTGGCGGTGTCTCGTGGTTCCTGGTGGCGGCTCCGTTTATCATCACCTCGCTGGCTACGGCGATTGCGATGGGGACCAATTTTGACGAGATTGTCGTTGGTCAAGTTACGAAGGAGGGGTTCCTTGCCGACAAAAAAATGGAACTTGTTCCGGCAGCGTCAAATGAGATAAGCTAAAATGATCACTGCTTTCTTCTTCGCCGTTCGTATGTACAATGCTCTCTACGCCTTCATCGCCTGGCTGCTGGGCCCGCCTGCAAAGGATCACGCAATCAATTACCATGTCCTGTCGGATGACTTTGACATTGACGATCTCGCAGAGATGGATCGTGTTCCCGAGGACACGATTTACATTGAGGAGTGGGTCAAGCCAGGCCGTAAGCGTTGTGTGCTCTTCTATGAGGGAGAGGAGATCACGCGCGAGACATTTGATCCCTTTGTTGACGAGCCGCATGTTCCCTGGATTTGGATCGGAGACAAGAAGACTGAGGTTGACCTCACACACGCCATGCAGAAGTATATGGCTGTCGGCAATACAATTCGCCTAGACCTTATCCTTCACATGATCCAGGTCCACTACGACACGGAGATTATGTATGTGGATGCTCGGACATTGGAGGAGGTAAAGTTTCCGGCGTCGGGAGTAAGGATCGTTGCTACAAATGACAACAAGAATACCGTTACCCCTTGAGCCGTTCAAGACTGCTGAACGATACATTCAACTTCAAGCAAAGTGTGCTCCTGACTCGTGGATGCAAACTGCCCAAATGATCAGCGACATGATTCTCATGCCGATCATACTCATCTTTTTCATCTTTATGCGGATTGCTGATCCACTCACAGTTGCCATGAACGGTATGAAAGCATACCAAGCATGGAAAGACTATATCGAGTATACGCAACTTCGGTTTGAGGTTCAGGCGATGCTGCTGTATTGCAAGTCTGTTGGCGGGCCGTTTATTGTGACCAACGACCCAAAGTATATGCCCTATGTATACGCCGATGCTGTTTGCCGGACGTCCTAGCGGGTTCCCTCAGGAATGGCAAAGGCACCGCCCGGGGGCAGATTGGACGGGTAGGCCGAGTGATTGGCAATGCCGCTCACCCCGTTTCCTGTGAACGAATACCCAACCCCCGCAACCGACCCGCCACCCCGCATCGTGCGACGGCGACGGCTCTTGTGCTTGCGAGAGCGACGGCGACGGCCGCCCATCGGCTTGTAGGCAGCACCACCAGCCGCAGATGTATCATTCGGGACATACTCCAGAGACCCAACGGAAATCGGGGCACCTACGCCATACCCATTTCCACCACGCATCTTACGATGACGACGGCGGCGCGTGCCACCAATTGCTGAACACACCATTTACTCTACACTCGGAAGATAAACGCCAATTGTTCCTGGAACACTGTCATATTGTTCATACCCACGAACGTGAGTGCCTACCGGCGCATTGGCAATCGGCATCAATGCAACAAGGTCCGGAAAATGAAAGAGTTCCAGTAATTCGGCAATCTTGGCCTGACGATCGGCAAAACTGAGTGTTTCGTGAATACGAGTTCCATTCAAGACCAGGACATCATATAGGACATACATCTTGGGCGCCAGTCGAATGACTCGAAAAATGGTATCACAACAGAGTCTCTCATCCATGACCAGGGCCAAACTCTCCGGGCGTTCTCCCTTTGCATTAGTAAAGTATGCGTGGGCATTGCCATTAGAATCATGTGTCAAGTAAATCCATCCGGGTGTTCCACTATACTGAGGCACCTGACATGGGTCCGAGATTGGGGACCCCTTCCTTGCCAGAGGAGACAGCCGATAGGAGGCTTTCATACGTTGGAACATTTGTAGTCAAGGCTATTTCCTTCTCCTTGGGCGCTTCGCTGAAAGCGGGCTGAGACGTGCGAGCCGGACCGGGATCACGTGTATCCACGGGAGGAGGCAGCTTCGTTGTCACCAGAGGAACCTCCGGCTGGATCGGGGGTGCAGGCGGCTCCTCAAACCTTACCGTCGGTGCGGGTGCGGCCACAGGCGCAGGTGCGCGAGCAGGGGGATACATCGTCTTGACAACGTAGAATACGGCAATGTGAATGAGTGCGACCATCAGCAGAGTAGAGGTTCCTACAGACAGAATGCTCCAGACGTCCATTTACATATTCAAGACCTTTTCTAGTCATAGAACAAACCGCAATGTCCGACACCACGCAGACAGTTACTACAGAGGAGGTGAAGGCCGTCGTCCAGGAGCCGGAAGTGGTCGTCAAGGCAGAGACAGCCGTTGCCGCCGTGGTGGCGTCGGCTGTCCCGGATGCGCTGAAGGCCGATGTGGAGAAGATCGTCAAGGATGTTCTCAAGGCCGCCATCAAGGAGCTTCTGGATGACCTGAAGAAGTCGCCCCTGGCCAAGCTGGACAAGGATGGTGATGGCGTCATCTCTGCGGCGGAGGTCAAGGATGCCGTCAAGGAGCAGGCTCAGAAGCTCGGCTGCGCGCCGTCCTGCACGATCTCCTGAAAAAAGAACACTGCATCCCCAACCTCCTCCTTCCAGACCCGAGGGGAGGCCGAGTATAAGGTAAGAAGCACCGTCTCCACGTGATAGACCCGCGAAAACACACCCGCCTCATGCGGCCGACTGAAAAAAGCATAGGTTCCATCGGGGTTGACCTGGATGACCTCTAGCGTCTTTTCATATTCATTATACTTACCAAAGCCGGTATACAAATATCGGGTTTCGTACGTTGTGCCCTTTTGCGCAGAGTAGGGCAGAGGGACCTTTGTTTGAATCGTAATCTTCATTATTATACCGGCACGGTGTTTGCGAAAACCAGAGCCGTCAGCTTGGTCTCGTCGGCAATCATCTCATTCATGTCCTTCACTGCGCCGGCAATCCCAGTGTAGATAATCTCCCACTTCTCAGGATCATTCGTATACTTGGTCGTGCGCGTGCGGCCATCGGGAAAGGACTCCACCAACTCAGACTCCGAAGCACCAGACAAGTTCATATACACCCGAAGCTGGATCTCATCATACATCGGGACGCTAGCCCACGTACGAGTACGGGCCTTGGAATCCACAATACGATTGTGCTCCTTGACATATCCATCCGTGCGACCCACAAGCTTGAAGGTTCCACAGTCCTTGCGGAAGGTCTTTGTATTTCGTTCTGTGACAACCACCTCCTTCTCCTTCTCGTAGGTATCCAGGATAGCCGCCTCATTGTTGGTGCCGCGCTGGCGCTGAACTGCGCCCCGCACCTCGCTCACAAGCATATCCTGAACATCCTTGGCCAGCTCAGAGTGCCGGAGTGCAACGACCATCCGAGCCCGCGTCTCCACATCGGCCAGCGTATCCTGAATGTCCGTCTTTCCAACACAGGCACGAACGCCAGCACCCACGATATCTTGGACAGCCGCACTCGCCAGAACAATGCGCTTCAGCTTGCTCGTAGACGTGCGACGCTCGCGTGTCTCAATATCGGTCATGCGATACTTTGTGGGAAGGTGCTTGGACATGAGGTCATACATGACCTCGTGCGGGGGCTGGAAGCCATGGAGACCGATGAGACCCGCGACCTTTGAGGCAGAGATTTCAGGGATGTAGGGCAGCATTTTGAGCATAGATACTATTTGTGACCTGCGAAAAATTGGTTCCATTTTGGCTACGCAAAGCTCTTCTGCATCCGGACAATCGCATCAATCCAGCCTGGCATCCCCTGCAGAACATTGGAGACAGCCAGCGTATTGCCGGAAACAACCGTAGCGTCGAATGTCGTTCCTTCACAGACAATCAGGACCGCGGCAATGAGGAGATGCTGTTTGGTCTTTGCATCGGTCGGGCTCCATCTCAGGCAGTACATTTTGTACAAGACATCAATCACCGGCCGAGCGGTTGCTTGGGTCTGCTTACGGACGGCGTCCCAGAACATCCAGACTGGGTGGGCTCCGTGGGGCTCGGACACGAACTCGTCAAAGCGATTGGCAAAGATGAGGGCCTGCTTGGCCTGCTTCTTGTGCTCGCGACAGTATGCAAAAACCCATGCCATCCAGTACAGTGCACGAGTGGCATCTCGGACATCAGATCGCAGACAGTAGATGAACTCATTGAGAGGAACGGCCACCGGGAGAGGATCCGCGGGACGAAGCGAGAGCCTGGCGAACAACTGGGACGGAGCCTTGAGATGTTCCTGAATGGTCTGAGGGTCAAAATCATGCAGTGGCTTGATTGTAGGAAGAGGCGGCAATTTGTTCTTTCGGCATCCGGCGAGGGTCGCCGCCACTTCGCAGATCAACGTACGGACATCAATATTGTTGCGAATAGACGTCATGGTCCCAACTGTAAATGTGCTCTCAATCGGCGCATACCGTTCATAAGCCGAGGCCAGATAAAGAAACACATTGGGGTTTGCGCGGTTGATGTGAAGGGCGGCAGCATCAAAGAGAGTTGCCCATAAGCTATGAACAAGTCCAGAGCAAAGAAGTTCAAGCGACCAGTAGCATGCGTAATCTGCATGACCAAGCTGCACGTTTTGAAGGAGAACCCTCACGACGTGCGAACGGGGATGTCCGCAGAATGTTGTTTTTTGAAAGTCAGCTACACTGCGGGAATCACTCACTTCCATTGTGTTGTTCTTTTAGTTGATCTGACTAGGTTATACGCGTGGGGCGGCGGGAGCGGCCAGTGCCTTGAAAAATCCAGCAAACGGGTCCTCTCTCGGAGGTCTTATGGGGACCTCTGACCGAGTAAACCGACGAATGAGAAGGATGATGCAAAGAAGGGTCGCAATCGCGATCATCCAATTCAGAACTGTATTCACCCATGAAGACGTCGCCTGAGCCGCTTCCGCTTGATTCTTCTTGTCTATATTGATTTGGTTCTTAATGTTATCTACCTGTTTCTGAAAGGTTCTAACCGAGAACGCCAGATCATCCTTGACCGTCAATACCTTATCTCTGAGTCCGTTAATGACCTGAATTGTAGAGGCCTGTTCGGCCCGCTTTGCCTGTAGATTTGTGTATTGTGAAACAAGACCATCAATCACCGGCTGGGCTTCCGTATTGGCAATACGCTGCTTCTCCGTTTCAACCCAAGCATCACCCTGCGTCAGAGTGTAATAGGCAACGCGGGCATTTTCATAGGCCGTCTCTCCTGCCGGAGTACCGCGAGCATTCTCGGCCGCCTGGAGCGCAGCAAATGCCGTTGAGATCTGGACATCCTTGGAAATCCCTGCATCAGCTACGGCCTTCTTTGAATTGAAATCATCAATCGCCTTTTGATATGCCTGCTGCTGAGCAGTTGGAAGGGCCTTATAACCAATGTTTGACTGAAGAGCAGGTTGAGTTGGCGTGGCTTGTCCACCGGCCATGTACACCGGAGCTGTGGTAAGCACGAAGGTTATCTTTGGGTCAGCCGTGTATGTGCAGGAAAGAACCTGTCCCGACGATGTCAGGTAGTACCCCTGTGACTCCGGACACCGCACCATGCATGAGGTTCCGGATGGAGTAAAGTCAAATTCAATAGGACACGACGGAGTTCCTCCCATTATCTACTAGATAGATAGATTCCCACTGACGCCCCAACACAAAGCGTCAGAAAGACAATGTAGGACGCATACTGCGATGGAATGACCATAAACTCAACAAGGGCCAAGAGGATCGTAAAGAGAACTGTCTGAATAACATCCATGCTGCGGGGATGAAGAATTGTCTTTTTCAGCTCTGCGATTGGAGCGGGCTGCACGTGGCGCTCCTTGAGACTGTTGGCCACCTCCTTTAGTTTGGTGCTTACATCCGACTCTACCGCATAGCCTGCATATTGGGACCGGATGCTTTCGTAGCTGTCTGTCATTGTTTAACGATTAGGAACAAAACTCTTGAAAGCACCCAGGATCGGCATGATCACACGAACGTCGCGGCTCGCTTGCATGTCGCGCCATCCCAGAAGACTGGGCTTCGCCGCCTGATTTTGGCTTGCATACGGGGCAATGGTGCTAGACATACGGACAAAGCGGGTGAATTCAGACGCATCGCCAACCATTGCACGACGAACCGGAGGGTTTACCTGTCCAAAGGGAGACGTGGGCATTTTGTTTTAGAAGAGGGAATATAATGAGCGGAACGGGAAATACAAAGAAGAAAGATCACGAAGCCACGGCCGGACCTGGTGCGCCGCCTCCGATCCAGCCCATACAAACTGCAATTCCGCCTGAGCTTCAGGCTGCTGTCGCTGCATACAGATCAAACTACGCAGCCTATACAGTGACGGGCAATGCGTCTTACAAGACTGCATATGAGAATGCCATGACCGCGATCAACAAGGCCGTTTCGGATGCGTCGGCTGTGGCAGCCGCGAATACATCCTACATTCAGAACTTCATTTCCTCGTACCAAAACACCACGGGAGACATTTCACATCTTCAGGCGCAGTCTGAAGATATTCAGAAGCAAGGGCCGGCCCTTCAAAATACCCTTGCGCAAGAGCAGCAGCTTCATTCTCACACGGTTGCCGTTGCCGATGAGACGGCTCTCTACGTGAAGGCGGCCATTGTGTTTGGACTGCTCATTGCCGTGGGCATTGTTGGGACTTTGTAGGCTCCACTACGCATTAGCATAACAAAAAAGAAGAGAGCGGCAAATCCCAGAGCAAGCGCATACCAGAAAAAGGTTGACCGGAACACTGCATCCTCCTGTGTCTGAAGCATGTGAAGTGTATTGTATTGATCCCGCTGTTCCCTCATGATCGACGCGTCATTTTGAATGCTCACGAGCTGCTGAAGCAGAGAATCTCGGTAAGCGGTAATGTTCGCGGCATTGCTCTTTGTCTTGGCCAAGATCTCGGCCATTGAATGCAAAAGGGCGGCAAGTTCGCCGTTTAGCTTTTGAATCTGAGGAAGCTTCGCGGGATCATTCGCGCCTTTCAGCGAGTTATACGTTGCGAGTTTTGCTTCGTACGACGTCTCTAGATCCTCCATTATTACTGAGCGACATTTACATCCTCAACACAGTATCGGTAGTAGAAACTCCGCCCCGCCGTGTCCGAGTGGCGAGTCACCTCAATGACATCACCCGGAATAGCTCCAATCCACTTGATCATCGTATCCTGCGAATCAATCCACGGCAGCTGGTTCTCCGGATCCGAAATCTTAAAGGTCTCCAAGACAGTCGTGCGCTCAGCCTCGGTAAGAACACGGTGCGGCATGGCCATCCGGTGGGTCGTAATATCAAACTGCAGCTGCCAAATGTGGAAGAGGGCAAGACGCTTCTTTGAATGAGACTTTGCCACCCGAAGCACATTCTCGGACGGCGGGCTCATGGCCACAATAACAATTCCATTCGTATGTGTGTTCTCATCGGCAAAGGTCAGGACGTTCGTAATGTCAGTGGAGAGGATCTTCTCCTTTTGGCTGAAACAAACAAGAACGGCACCAATCGTATAGAGCGTCATCTTCTCCATCTTCTTGGAATCGCTTGTGAGTCGCTCGGTGGTGGTCTCAAGCTTGCGGCGCCCGAGCATGATGCGAAGAGTATCAAGTGCCTTGTCCTCCATTGTGATATCTGCTCTCTTACAAACTACGACATTCGTTTTTTTCGGGACTTTGAACAATGAAGCAGTGGGTCTGGTTCTTTATCGCAGTTGCCGTTTTAGCGTATGCCCTCAAGCTGATTGGCATGGAGGGGTTCTACGGCGGCAGCCCCGAGTCCAGGTTTATTGATCGTAGCCAACAACAACGCGCAATGTCTCTGGAGGATTCGTCGTATGCCCAGCGCACCAACCACTTCGTCCAGGACAATGGCGTGGGTGAGGCACTTGGCGCAGACACACCCTGGCAGGTAAATCAGTTTAAGAGCCGTATGTGAGAAGAACCAATGACATCTAAAACAAAGATCCCAAAAGCCCTCCGCGAGCAAGTATGGTTAGTTTGTGTGGGACCCAAGTTCCAAACAAAGTGCAAGGTCTCGTGGTGTACGAATACCATGAACGTGTTTGATTTTCAATGCGGGCACAATGTTCCCGAAAGCAAGGGCGGAAAGACAGATGTAAAAAATCTGATCCCCATTTGCTCTCGCTGCAATCTCTCAATGGGAAATCAGTATACAATTGACGAATGGACCCGTAAGTTTTCTGCGCCTCGGGTGTCTTGCTGGACATGGGTCAAGTATTGGTGGTCATCAAAGGTCTAGGGTCGGGACCTTTGAGGGCAGAGGCTCGGGCTTGGTTCCATTCGCACGGTGCCGCTCAACATCATCCCAGAATGCCCGCAGATCCGGCAGGTGATCGGAGAGCCAGTTCGGGTCCTTTGGAACAAAGTCTTTCTTGATATCGGTCAGCACCCAATAGATATACTGATGGTCCTCGGTGTGCGTACTCTGCCACTGGTGAAGCTCAGTCGTCTCCGGCTTGTAATCCACCTTGCCAGCAGGATCCACTGCAAAGACCCCCTTGGTGTCGGTGGCCTCATCCCACTGGGTAAAGTTCAGTTGCTTGAACCGAAACTCCACATACTCACACTCGTCAATCCCCGTGCACTCCATTTGCATCTGCATCTGGTGCACGTAATAACTTGGGATCTCATCCTTGCGCGTACGGCTCATCGGGCACTTGAACTCCACCAGACGCCCATACCGCATAGGATCCGCATCAGCATACCGAGGCACAATCAATCCATCTGGAGAGGCACCCAGGAACGTATGAACGGGATGCTGGCAACACCCAACATCCAGAATATCGCACCCCGTCGTGTCCTCGTAGATCTTCTTTGCCACGGGCTCAAATCGGGTTCCCCAAACTAGAGCCGGAATGGCATTGAAGGGATTGCTGTCGCTTCGGGTAGGCGGTTCCAACTTCTTCTCCAACAGCTCAAGACGAGATGCGGGCGACGTCCAGACCTTTGACACCTCAGAGGCCGTGATCATGGTCCCTCGCTGAGCGTGCCAAGCATCCGTTCGCTGATCTTGCTTTCCATACAGACGCACCGTACGCTCAAAGGCCCGGTCACGCATCCACATGCGACCCACTTCACTTGTCATCAACTTTTGTGTCACTCGCATCACCTCCCTCCGCAGAAAGCGGTACGAGAGGCCCGGCGACAGGGATTTGCACATCAGGACAAAATGGCGTAGACGGGCGTTGAGGTGAGTGTATGGCCTGTTCTCCAGTAGATACGACGCCAATGCCTCCTCCATTAGAGGTCTCTATCTTACTGTCCGAAAGTTCGTTTTTGAGCTCTCGCAGTCTTGCCTCAAAGTCGCCCGCGCCCATCACGCCCATCTCCGAAGACCGAGAGAACATCTCATCGTACATCTTCTTAAATTCCGTGTCATACTCCTCCATCTTGTCAAGGGGAAACCCAACCTCCTCAACCGTCCATGCTACCTCGCCCTCGGCAAAGACCGGATCCTCCATCTTGGGCTGATCCCGAAGCATCTCCAAAAAGGTAGAGTATTCCTTGTCGCCATCGGGCACCATAAAAACCCCCGGCGTCGTGGCTTCCAGGATGCCGCCTTCACTGCGAATACGCTCAATAACCTGGCCGGTTGACACGGAAATACCGACTGGAACGGGCTCCATTTATATTTACCGCATAGAACCACTTTAAGCGACAATACCGCAGTAAGAACATAATGGAGACCATCCAAAACCGCGATCATTGGGTTCTTCACCGCCTAGAGAAGTTCTATTCTGACGAGGACAAGTTCAAGAAGGTGCAGTGTATTCTGTCGGGCGAATCCAAGGTTAGTCTGCGTCTTCTGGACTGGCTTGTGACCAATTACGCAAAGAAGCACAATGTCGCGTACCTCGTGGGTGGCCGTCATGTCATTGTGTATCTTGCCTACAAGTCACACCTGAAGGCCTATAGCAAAAAGATGTTTGACCCCTTCTGCCGTTGGAAGCGCATTCAGTTCATGGGTCTGGATACAACGGTGGGTCAGCTGAACTTCTTTGAGTGGGCAATTCAGGATGAGGTGCTCAAGTACCTGGAGGACAATTACGATGCAATTCACGCCGACATGGATCAGTGTTCTACGACTATTCAGCCCAAGACGGCGGCCGACGGGACCCGGCGCAAGAGGCATGAGCTTAGTCGGTCGGCGACAAAGGCCGTGCGTCACCACGATGTTAAGGTTGTTGTCTCCTTTGAGTAATGCAGTCGGTATTGGATCCGTCTGTCCTCTACACGGATCTCTCTCGGGATGTAGTAGAACACGATGTGGACGTTGTCTCTGATTTGTGGACCATGGATGACCGCGATGTCTACCGGGGATCTCGTGATACACAATATACGCATGCCAATGTTTACTGGCTCTACACGGAAGAGTTGGAACGCACAGGACTTATAGAGCACTCACTGTCGGACCATGCCGACTTTCGGATTTTATGGTTCAATGAGAACCCATTCGCCATGCTTTTGCAGGAGGAATGGGTGACTGGAGACAGTCTGTGGTCTGTGTTGCCGCGCACAACAGTTGAGTTCTTTCTAGCCAAGGACTGGACGACGCCACGCCAGATTCTGAACGCGTGTCTGGGCGGACCTACTCGCATTCTGACCTTCCGTGATGTCTTGAACCCGCCCATCGTGCATAGTTGTTCAGCGTGCGGACTAAAGTCATTGACCGCACTGCAGTGTGGAGACGGACAAGCCCCACTGGACTTTCCATCCAAAGCAAAAATAATATTTATTGATGATGATTTGTATGTTTGCGAACCCCCTAGTGGTTCACGTGTGTGGGACCTTCTCGGCTTTAGATCGCCGAAGGCTGCGCAACCCGACGACGTGCCTGCTTCGCCGGTGTCTGAGCAACCGGGGCCGGGGCCGGTGCAGGCGCCTCCTGCTCCTCCTCATCATGATCCTGATCCTCCTCCGTCATCGCCGTCGGGATCTCAGCCGACGCAGCCGGAACAGGCTCATCCGTCTCCTCCTCAGCATCAAACATCTGCGCAGCCGTAACACGCTGCTGAGCGGACACCTGTGCGTAGGAGATACGCCATGTCACACCAAATCCCTGGCCGGACACATAGATGCTCGGGCTCACAATGAACCGTGCCTCCATGCGCTTCGGGAACACATCCGAGAGGTTCTCGGGCGTGAGCTTGATTGGACGGTTCGCCATGTCCACCGCATCCATGCTCACCGTGAGCGTACCCTTGTCATTCGGGTAGACAGGCACCTTCATGCGGAAGCTAGGCGGATACTTACCATTCGGCACCCACTCGGCACCCTGCTTCTCAACACTAGGACTGACGAGCGACTTCATGCTGTCACGGAGGACATCCTCCTTGCGAGCACGACCAAACCAAGACGTACTGCGCTCCACAGCCGTCTTGATCACCTTCTCCTCAAGATCCTTGAGGAAATTGTACATCTGACCAATCTCGCCGGCATCTGCACCCGCACGCTCCTTGGCGTACGAGTCGCATCCGCGCAGACTGGCGAGCATCGTGTAATTGACGCCATTCTCAGTCTCCTTGATGGACACGCCCATGGGGTACTGGAGCTTGGGAACACGCATCTGGAAATTCTGCCCATTGTACTTGATCGGGATACTCTTGGACCCGTTGTTCTTGCTGATGCGGATGTCGCCGAAGGTGACCTTGCTGATGTCGAGGTTGGAGGCATTGATAGTGGCGTTGACGGACATTTTGATCTGATTGTGTGGTCATATTAGTCTGCTAATCTGTAGATCCATTTTGTCCGCACATTTCCACTTTCAAGAACTATTCTATAGAAGAACAATGGTAAGGTGTGCAGCCACCAAGCGAAGAGGCGTAACCACACAGTGCTTGTCAAATGCCATGAACGGACACTCATTGTGCGGAACACATGCCCGGGCAAAAAATGTAGAGCTGTGGATAGATACGCACAACAAAGATCAGTCTATCGTGATGTGTCAGTCGCTGGCCCGAAGATGGCTTGTTCTTCATCATTTGCGGATCGCCGGACCCGGTGTTCTTTGCAGGAAAAACCTCGCAAACGACGAAGAGCTTGTCTCGTGCACCGAAGCATCCAGACAGCATCCGCTCGACTATTTTGCCTTTGAGGAGAATGGCAAAATATGGTGGTTTGACTTTGCATCTATTTGGGCTTGGTCAATGAAATCTGTTGAGCCGGCCAACCCCTATACCCGAACTCCGTTGACTACTGATATTCGCAAGCGCCTCCGAGAGATGTGGGCCTTACGCACGCATCGTAGATTGCCGGTGCCCCCAGATCCGATTGGCGGGGAGGAGCGCATACGTCATCGATGGACCATGCTATGTCAAATCTTTGCCGATAATGGGTTCACGGATGTATCCATTCATCAGCTCACGGCTCTTGGGAAACTATCTCATATTACCGTGTGGCGCTTTTTGCGAGACGATTGTCCCCTCGCCGCCCGAAGCTGTTCCTATATGCTCTCCTCGCAGGTGATGGCAGGAAATATCCCTAGTTATATTGTCAATTCTCTGCGAATGATGATACGGCTCCTCACTCTGCAGAAAGAGCCCTATGCGACCGTCTTCAACGTCATGTCGGCGATCTATCGATGCTGATGTAAAATGGATTTAGGATGGGCTACTCGACTGACCTTGTCGTTACCATGAATATCTTCGTCCTTTCACTTGTTCCTCGCGAGGCTGCCGAGTACCACTGCGACAAGCACGTTGTCAAGATGATTCTTGAAAGCGCACAGCTTCTCTACTCTGCTCAGTGGGTACTGGCTCCTGCTACCATTCCTGAAACTGCATACCGCAAGACCCACGTCAATCACCCGTGCGCCGTGTGGGTTCGCGAGTCCATCGAGAACTACCAATGGCTCATCGATCTTGGCCTCGCTCTCTGCAGCGAGTATACCTTCCGATATGGCAAGGTTCATAAGACAGAGGCTCACCTTATCTGGCTGGCCGCCAACCCCCCACCTCTGCCGACCATTGGCCGCACTCCCTTTCGTATGGCCATGCCCGACGAATATAAGTGCGAGGACCCCGTTCTAGCCTATCAGGCATACTACCTTGGCGCCAAGGAGCGAATGCTGAAGTTTTCAAAACGCCCCCCTCCTCCGTTTGTGGAAAAGAAAAGGGTTTAGATGACCGCCGATGGTAAGAGTATACCAGTGCGTTAAAGATGTCTGCCTCTTCTTCTGTCAATAAGTCAAACAAGATGCCTGCCAAGAAGGAGACCGCCGCCCCTGCCCCCGTCGTCGCCGCCCCGCCGGCTGCCCCCAAGGCCGCCGAGCCGAAGGCCCCCAAGTCCAAGGCCGCCAAGGTCGCCACCCCCGCGAAGGCGGAGGCCACGGTGCCCACGGTTGCCGCCCCGGCCGCTGTGCCGGCGGTGGTTGTCCCCACTGTCTCGTCGGAGTCTCAGCTGGTGGCCCTCGCCGAGACGCTCAAGTCGCTCAGCGCCGATCTCTCCACGCGCGTCCGTGACGCCGTGAAGGCGGTGCAGGAGGCCGCCAAGTCCGCCAAGCGCGAGGCCCGCGACTCCAAGAAGAAGAAGAAGGTTGACCCGGCCACGCTGAGCCCGGAGCAGCGCGCGGCATGGGAGAAGCGTCGCGCGAACAACGCCTTCCTGGTCCAGCGCCCGCTGACGGACGAGCTGTGCCACTTCATGGGCCTCAAGGCGGGCGAGACGCGCTCGCAGACGCAGGTGACGAAGTTCATCAGCGAGTATGTCAAGAAGCACTCGTGCTTTGATCCCTCGTTCAAGCGTCGCATCCTCCCGAACGCCGCGCTGGCCAAGCTCCTGCGCGTGTCGGACAAGGACGAGGTGACGTACCTGAACCTCCAGTCGTTCCTGAAGGTCCACTTCGTCAAGCCGGCCACGAAGGCGTAAGAACCTCCGGTGACGTAAAGACTTTCAACACATACCAATTTTTACATACATGCTCTTTTAGCTCAGGGGTAGAGCACCCGCTTTGTAGGAAAAAACAAGTGAGTTGTTTTTACCGTTATTCCCGAGCAGTGTTGTATGCTCGGGAACAATGAAGTTTTTAGGTATACAATCAGCGGTAGGTCAGTGGTTCAATTCCACTATGGAGCACTTTCGGTCTTTTTAGCTCAGAGGTAGAGCGCTTGCTTTACACGCAATAAGTCGGTGGTTCAATTCCACCAAAGGACACTCCGCGTTCATCGTCTAGTGGTTAGGATCAAAGATTTCCAATCTTTAAACTGGGGTTCAATTCCCCATGAACGCATGTATTGCTACGGATATCCGTGTCAATACTTTCTGTTCGGAATACAATGGGTGGACTTCGGCGTAAAACTCGTCGAGGCGGTACCATGAGCGAAGGACTGAGGGCTCAAGCGATCCTGAGAGCCAAGCAGACCGAGCACGTTCAAGATGCGCGTGAAGCCAAAATTCAGGAACTCGCAGCCGCAATTAGAATGCGAAATAACAAGAACCGTATGCGGCCGGGATGGAAGAGACCGTCGGCAGTAACACTTGCTGAAATAACGCGTCTTCTTGATGAGAATGACCGTCTCTTAGCAAAGGGCAAGGGTCGGCGGGTTACACGTCGGAGGTAATTAGTTCGTGCGGCATCTCCAGATACAGAACTGTGCTGAAGAATGGGGACATGCGGCCGTCCAATACAAGCGCACGCTGCTTAGAATTTTCCTTCAGTGTCTTTGTCATGCGGACGAGCACTTGACGTTTATCCACGATGGACTTGACCTTGATCTTGCAGGTATTTTGGTGCCATGCACACAGGCTTGACTTCTTGCATGAATTCTCTACCATCTGCCCACATGGTGTGCGAACCTTGTTCACAAACTGAACCGGTTCATTCACTTCATCCCAGTAGGCTTGTCTTTCCAGCCATGCTGCCAGATCTCTATACAGGGTAGGTCCAGGCGTTTTCACCGAGTTGCGCAGGTCCTCGTGATCTGCCTCCTGGATGTCCTTTGACAGCGTGAACATCAGAAACTCAAACAGCTCGGACGAATAGGTGATTTCACTTGCAAGTCTGAGATCCTCCGCATTCGGTTTCCCACTGACAAGTTCATCCTCTGTCTTCTTGCGAACTGTATCCATAACTTCCCGGACAGGCTCCTCTTTGACCGTCTTCTCTGGCCGAAACGGTGCACGGAACCCGGACTCAAGCATGAACTCGGTATACTCGCCTGAAAAGGACGCCAACTGTTCGGACTGCTTGAAACCGGAGTGCCGAGTACCAGCCAAAAAGGCAGAGAGTGTTTGCATAGTCGGCAGCTCTTCGGGCTTGACATCTGCATATCCACTTCTCACTGGAACGCCCTCGGGAATATCTGTGTTCACAGGCAGCACGGGCAGGACAGCCTCTTGCGGAACAAAGACCGCCTGGACACGCTCAAAGGGGTCCAGAATAACCTGATACGAGGACATGTTCTTTGCCATCAGCTCCTTCACGGCATCATCAAGGGTCGGCACCGATGCCGCACATGCTTGCGTGTGAAGCTTGCGCAGGGCCTTTTTTGCCGGCTCGTCAAACTTGCCAATGTCCGATACATAGTCAAGCTTCGTGCCTACGTTTCCAGCACGACGAGACACCTTTCCAAGCACATCGGTGTCCAGTAGAACAATCGTGCGAGACAGAGCGCTCGTCTTGTCAGACCAAAATCCGCAAGCCAGTGTATTTGAATCAGTGTTGATGCGTATCACGCGGCAGTCCAGAATGAGAGAGACATATTCAATCTCGTCCATGCGAGAGAGCGTCTCTTCCCGATATGCCTTGTCAATGCCCTCTAGAATGCGCTCGATGAGTGTATCGCCATCTCCCATGGATGTCCACGTGCGAAAGAAGGAACACTGAAGGATCTTGTCCTTTGCATGAGCAGGTGTGGGAATGGATCGCTTGTCACCCAGCAGAGTGGGGAGCGTCTTGCGAGGAAGGCCCATGCCGATGCGGAACATATCCGTTGCCGAGGCTTCAATTCGGTTTCTGGGACATGTGGTTGAGTAATTCGTCTTTACACCGAGACGACCGGCCAGATCAGCCGGCAAGAACGCGATACGGAGGGGAGGAATGATGCCTGAGGTCAGCACATAATAATCGTCAATCTCGGCCTTTGATCCCAAGACAGCTGCACTGGCCGTAGTTGCGGGTTTCAGGTAGCAGCAGGGAACCTTCTTCTTGTTTGCCGTCTTGGCCGATGGATCCTTGAAGTCGGGATACTTGAAACCGGTCTTGCGCTTGATGACGGTGAATTCGCGGGTATCTTCCTTGTCTGTGATACGAACCTTTCCTCCACACTCCGGACAGCGTTGGATCGTGTCCTCGCCCGTGACAAGCTGGTCTTCGGATAAAGGAATTTCATCGCGAATGCACCAATATTGCGGGCAGATGGCCACGCCCTTGGCGACCTTCATCTTTTCTGCTTCGGGTGCGCTCGAGTAATTGTACTTGTCACCCATTCGTGTTTGGTCGGCAGGAGTCAGTACAACAACCTGAGCCAGCTTTTCACACTTCTTGGAGTAGTCATCATTGATAAGATCAGGATCAATCTGCAGAATGCGATTGTTGAAGTAATTGTGGGTGGTCAGTGGGCCTCCCTTCTTGACCTTGAGGAGTGGCGCGGCAGCTGGAGCGGCAGCGGCGTTGCTCTGGCCGGGCTCGGGAACAGCGGCAACTTCGGCAATGTCTTCGGCAAATGCGCCGAGATCAAATTCGTCTTGAATTTGCACCGTTGTGGCCACGCCGGCAGCGGGCTCTACAACTTCCAAGCGCCGAGGGCAGACGGCATTCACCTCCTCCTTGTCAGAGGTCATGACATATCGCAGCATGCTCGCATATCTGAGTGCGCGGTCCATGTTCTTCACGAACTTGATCATGACGTCCTTTGACGAGAAGGAAATCACTGGGTAGCTGTTAATGACCTTTTCAAAATTGAAGCTCTCATCCTCCTCAAGGCGTTTAATCTTTTCCGTCACCTCAGCCGCCTCCTCTGCAGATAAGCCAAGTTCGGCTTCCAGAGATCCATCGGCCTGAAGAACTGCATATGCGCGAAGAACATCATCGGGCACGTCCGTGTCCTTGTCGGCTCGCAAAAGACGAAACGTGTTCTCCTGGTAATTGAAAATGGTCTGCAGGCAGTTGAAGCGCCGCATATCAAACTCCGAGATCTCCTTGGCATAGGACGCAAGAACCGAGAGGTCGTTCAGGACCCACCGAGAAGGTTCAATGTCTGTCTCTACCAGAAACGGCATGACAGCATCCAGCGACTTGATCCACTCCAATGTTGTCTCCTGCAATTCCTTCAGCTCCTCCTCGGAAGCATTGGATCTCCATGTAGACACAGTAATGTCCTTGGGCGTAATGGCAATGCGATCAAATGAGCCCCGATCCTTGCCACGGTAGAGCAGCAGAGTTGGAAGTCGGCGCTGAGGCTGGGTCCCCGATGTCCACGCCTTCCACATTGGCACATCCAGATACGGCTCCTTTGTAGCCGGATCCTCCACATAAAACTTGTGACGCGTGATCTCGCTTTTGGATGTGAAATAGCTGATGACCGGCGTCTCCTTGGACACTGTCAGTCCATAGAAAATCTGTTCAAACCGAACTCGGGGCGAGGTAAAGTGTGTGGAGATCAGAGGAATATACCACTTTGCTCGGAGAATGGACGTATGGGCGGGTTTGGGAGCCTTGAGCTTCAGGAGGGATGTGAGTTGCTCGCGGGCTGCCTTGAGCGGAACTCGCAGTGTCTCAATGTTGGGAGGCGTAGAGGATTGGAAAAAGGGGAAATACACTTGCTTCACGGCGTCGCTAGTTTCGTCTGTGAGCTCCACTGCCATAATCGCAAGGGTCTCCTCTGGATGCATCGTTTCAAAGAGACGCTGCCGAGCAGGAACCGGCTTGTAGGCTTCGGGAAGAGTGACGTCCTTGGGAGGAAGGGGAAGAACAGCGGACTTTTCCTCCGGCACACCGAGAATGCGCCACTCCCGAAAGGCATCTGCAGGCGCAAAGAGCGGACGAACAAACTCCTCAACTGCCTGCCAGTCTTCGCGAGAAACATCTCGGGCCGAGACACCCGTTCCCGTGCGAACATAAGAAAGATAGGCATCCATCGTGGCCGATGGAATGCTGCTCTTTCCATGGGACATGCGGTAGAACAGATCCATCCATCGCTTCGGGTTTGACGAGTAATAGTCCTTCGGCAGCTCAACCTGAACCTGAAGGAACAAGCGATCGGGGTGGGTTTGCTTGGCAAGAGCAACATATTGCCGAACCGTTTCAATGGTGTCGTCTGGAAAGAAGGACACAATTGTTGACGAGCCTTCCAAGGGCAACTTCAACTCCATTATAGTGAGGTTAGATAGGATTATCCGTAATTTGCATTCCACAATACGGCGTTGGCTTCTGCGCGTAGTTCACGGAGGTGTAGATGCCGAGCTTGACGGCATCGTGAAGGATCCGCTTAAAGTTTGACCAGAATTCTTGCGTGTGTCCGATTGTCTCTGTCATTAGGTGCGCCATTTCGTGCAGCATCACAAACATAACGGTGTTTTCCTCAATGAGCGGATACTCAGGGGGCTTTGTCTTGTCGCGCAGGCAGACGACAATCTTTTGCCCCTTGTTCTCGGAATACGATGTATCCTTGGACGACATGTCATTCTCTACAAAGCAATCGGGCCGGAACCGAGCAAGAAAGCGGGCAACTGGGGGATCTGCAGCAAGAGCCGGTTCATCTGCATAGCTGGCCCGCAGTTTGTCAAGCTTCTCGCAAATGCTCGCCATGCGCTTCACGGCCTCCTCCTTATTTGGAAGATTCTGGATCTCATAGACTTTTCCATCAGGACCTGTCATGGGCGATGTGTTTCTAGGTCCGGCAAAGTAGGAAAGGGCCAGAACAGTGGTTACGCCAATGGCTACAGGCAACATTACTTAGTCACGAGATTTAAGCCGAAAGTCCCTCCAGAGCCCGGGTGGACTTGAAAGGGTCCGGGTCAATCGTCGTGTTCAGGAACGGACCGACCTGTCCCTGCGGGTTCGGCTGCTCCGAGCGGATGTCGTACGTCGGGTTCCGGTTGGTCTGCGCAATACCAATGATGTTGATGTTGGAGTGGTAACCCGACTGAAGGAAGTTCTGTCCCTTCAGGTCATCGCCGCTCGCGGGGTTCACGGCGGCCCACGAGGCGCCGATCTTTCCCTTGGGAAGCAGCTCATCCGAGTTGAGGGTCGTCTCCTGGTATGTCTGCTGGGAGGCCGGGGTGCGTCCCTGCATGCCGGCGGCGGAGGCGGCGTTGCCACCCATGCTAAAGGGTAGGCCCATGTTGGGGCCAGCCTCCGACAGGGGGGCAGTGGGTCCGGTGCCACCCAGCTCCTCGGCGCGGTCCAGCAGAGAGCCCTTGGCGCCACCATAGGACGTGAACAGCGTATAAAGAACGACGACGCCAGCAAGCACCAGGCCCAGGCG